TTTTAGTATAGTTGCATAACCAGCACGAAACAACACAATTGGAAAACACATAAGTTTTTGTAGGGTCTTTACGATCCAAATTATATGGACCAGACATACCATCCTTAGAACGTTCATTCCAAATAATTGTTGTTCCACAATAATGACATTTTCTTTCAGTTGTAAATGTCAAAAATTCATCAAACGTTAAATCACACTTTATGCCTCTATGTTTTGATGTTCTCTTCAAAGTTGTATAAAGATGAAAATATGGTTTCTTATGAAATCTATGAGCATTTGTAAGACATCCACAATGTTTCTTTCTTCCACTAATAAGATAATATGGACGAGTTGAAACTATTTTCCCACAATCACATTGACACTTCCATAAAGCATGTTTTTGATGACTTCCACTTAATCTCTTTATCGTCATCAAATGGCCGAATTTTTGATTTGGAATTACGTTCATACAATGATAAATATCTCCGTGGTGAGATAAAGACATATTTATATTTCACGTTGGATTCCCACCAGTTTTCATTCGTCGCTGTCGCTGTCGTTGAATCGGTCTTCGTCTTCGTCTTCTCGGTTGTTTCTGTGAAACTTCTCGAAGTCTCGCTCTGTGAGTCCGAGACCGTTGACGAGAGAATTGATGAAGTAACAGAGGGACATTTTGTCATATTTCTTCTCAGCCAGTTTATGAGCCAATAGCATAACCAACCGATTCAGTTCTGGTACTTTATCAACAACCGATTGGTCCAAACCTAACTGTTTGGCAATTTCCTGAGAACCTATTAGCCCCGGTATTTCATTTTTGATCAGGGCGTCCTGAATGTCATTCAAAATTTTCGCATGAAGCATGTCACCAATTTGTTTTTCAGACTTGCCAGTCTTTTTCTGTTTGTTGAAATACTTTTGGATGTCCTCTTCCGTGATTTTCTTCGCTACTGAAAATGAAGCTAGGACGCCAAGTTGATTTAGAATATGAATTGGTTTTGTCATAGTCAGACTCTCCAGTAATAAATATCACCACCGATTCTGTTTATCAATTTCATCTGTCTGTGCTCCCTGCATCCAATCAGGGTCAAACATATGATTGCCTCTACGTATGTATCCACGTCCACATTCAAATGTGCAGTTCAAGCATAGCAACTGCAAATTATCCAACTTGAAATTCGTTTTGTCTCCGTCTTTGTGATCCACCAATAAACAAATTTTGTGGTCCACGATTCGTCGTTTGTCGTAGCCGCACATATTGCATTTTGGTGGAAAAGTGCCGCTACGAATGAGTTTGTCCTTAACCATCCAGTCGGAAACATTAGGGTGTTTTCCTTCAAGAATTTCGGTGAGAGGATACTTTCCACGTTGAGGGTCAAACATGTTCCGCTTGCCCTTTTCATTGGGCTTTGGTTCATAAATGCCATACAGCCTTGCATACTTTTTGTAAGTGCTGATATGGACACCTAACCAACGGGCTTGTGCTGCGGCGAATGGAGATTGTTTCTTGGCGTCTTCTATCTCGCTCATTAGCAAAGGACGGAAGCCACGACCACGCTTCAGTTTCTTTGGTTGATGGGGGAGAAGACCGTTCTGCTCAAGAAGTTCGGGTGGGAGTTGAGTTTCATCAAGAATCTTCTTGGTCTCAAGCTCATTAACTTTTTGTTGAAGTTGTTCTACCGTGCGATAGAGGATGGCGATATGTCTATCGTCGCCTTGGGTCGAATAGTCAAGGCTTTTCGGTGCTTCGCAGGAACCGCTTGGCGAAGCATTATTTTGATCCAACGTCTCTGCCATGTAACGGTTCATTTTTGAGGTCCACGTCATGCTGCATCTTGATTTTTTCTCTGAGTTGCTCTGCCTTTGCATAGCAACCAGCGTTCACAAGAATCCAGTATGAGTTATACATCTGAACCTTCTTTGGAGTTTTCTTTTCCCAGCAAGTAGTAATGGGACGAACAATAGCTCCTTTTAGTTTGCGACACTTTTCTACCGCTCGTGTCGCCGCTTCCAAGAATGGATCATCGAAAACATCTGTGTTAATCTCGAACTCAGATACGTTATCGGCGGTTAAAGATACAACAACTGTTTTAATCGCTGATGATTTCATAGTTTTTCGCATAGGTGAGGTCTCCGTCATTAAGCATATCAAGATTGTCTAGTTTCAATTGTACGTTTCTACATACGTTCTCTTCTACTGTGTTGGCAACACAGACAATTTTCTGAATGCTCTTGGTTTTGGCGTCATCCCTCCATATCCTTCCTAATGCCTGTCTCATAAATACTGGTGAGTAGGTCGGAGAAATCAAAGACATGCGAGGAAATTTGCCGGTTAGGTCATGTAAATTCAATCCGGCACCCCCGGATTGAACGTTGACAAGGATAACCCTCTCCTTATCATCTTGAAAATCTTCTACATTTTGGTCTCGAACTTTGTCGGGAGTTTTACCATCAAAAATGCATTTTGTGCCGAGGCGGGTAGCCAAAGCAATAAGAGTATCTGTGAAATTGATGAATACCGCAATTGAAAATCCTTGCTCAAGAGCGTCTTCCACCATTTCTACAAACAATGGAACCTTGATAAGCTCAATTTGCTGTCTAGCACGCAGTTGAATGACCAATTCACTCTGCCCGTCGCCTTTCTTGATTTTCTCAAGACGCTTCAACTCGGCTTCCATCTCTTCATGGATTTCATTGATGCGTTTTGCATCCTCTTCATCCATGTTGTACACTTCAGAGATGATTTCACTGGCGGGAAAGTTTGGAATAGTATCACGGCGAAGACGAATGCCACGCTTTTCAAAGATGTCTTTGTGAAGCTTTTTGAGAACGGCGGGATCATTGTTAAACTCCAATCCCCACGTTCCATCATATGCTCCATGTGCTCTTGCCCAATCGTAGTAGGACTTGGCACTCCCCTTGAACATCTTCAATGCTTGACCAACTGCACGCATTTCAAGCGGATTGGTTGCATTGGTTGCCGAGCAGAACAGCATTGGATAGCCTTCTTTGATGGCTTGGACGCACATCTTGGCATTCTTTGTCTTGTAGTTCTTGAGTTTTTGAGATTCATCCCAAACAATCAATGTCTTCTTGGGAAGTTTCCACGTAAATACGTTTCGTTTGGAGGATCGGCTTAGGACATAAGATGCAATAGCATTATCCTTCTTACCTGTCTTGAGCTTTTCATAGTTAATGATGCCCAAGCATTTGTCACCCATCTTGAAATGCTTGCGAATGACTTTATTCCATGACTTTATGACTGCTTTTGGACATACGACCACAATGTTGTATCCCAAATCCCTTGCTACTGCACATGCGGTATAAGTATTATGCGTGATTGTGAAATCTCCCAACAAAAACCGGCGATTTCCCGAAATTTCAAATCCATAATAATTTCCGTACCCAATTCGTTCGACGGAGAATGACGAAACTAACACCGATTTAGGTTGTTTGCGTGGGGTTGATTTCTTACGTTCAAGTTTACATGGAATATCATGAGCACCAGAAATATAAATTCTCCAGTATTTTCCTTCAAACCCAAAATTATTATCTTCTTTCAAAATTTCTCGTTGAACATAAGAAACACCATATCCTAAAGAGCGACATAATTCAACAATATCTGTTTTCAACCTGTTCCATTTGGTTGTTACTTCATAACAACCATTACTACCCCATGATCCATCAGAATCTATGATACCAGCCAATAATAAAAGTCGAGTAGAACGGTCATTAAGTAAATATGCTTTTGGAATAAACTTTTCTCTTGAATTACCAAGTTGATAATGTTTGAAAAAATCCCATTGTTCATTTTTTCCATGAGTTAACCCACGAATATAAAATGTAATCGAATTGGAACCATCCCGCAGTTTACTCTCGGCAATTCGGGCGTTATGTTCTTTAGCATATGAGTATAGAAAATCAATAATCTCCTTTTCATATCGAGACGCAGTAATTGACAATGAATTCCAAGTTCCATCACCAATCCACAATCCCATTAAATATGGAGACACGTTTACATGATAAGATGGATATTCGACCGCAGTACGGATCAATTTCCATTCATTTTTGAAACGAGTTGATTTTTCTGCTTTTTTGAGATATTCTTTTACTGTAAATTCTCCAAGTTCTTTTATTCGAGTGTTGTACAATACCAAAATATGCTCGGAATTACATCCCCATTCTTCACCATATTGTGTTGGTTTAATTTTATACAATATATCTTGTCCTCTTGCTAAGGATAAGACTTCTCTATGAGTTGAATCATCTCCCATCAAACAATCGCCAACTACAATATCCTCTACATTTTTTGTCCGACCATCATACAGTTTAACAGGTGTTCCCGCAATTAGACATTTTCCAGTGCCCGTGTCAGAGCCATCAATAGCAGCGTTCCATGAGCGGATAGCAGAAACCAACTTGCCCGCCGCATCAACTTGCCACAGACGCAGACCACTTGAGTCTTGGATGGTGTATTCGGGAAGAACGAAGTTGTCTTCGGGTGCATTCGCCGGGGGAGCGTCGGAGAAATTCTTGAATAAAGCAGCGTGGTCTTTGGTTTCAAATAGATACCATTTACCCGTGCGTTCACTCTTACTTACGGAGAAGCCATCGGCTAGAAGTTTGAATCGGTTCTTTTTCCAGAAGACAAAGAAGCCATTAGCCATTTCCGGGGGAATGGACCACTCCCGACGCCATTTAGATTTGGCACCGTCTTTTACGACATAGGGTGAACTCCACCGGATATTCAACATAACTCTTTTCGTCTTTTCAACTACCGAATTCTTCCCGTTGGAAGAGGGCGACAGACGTAATGTCACATCGCATCCTTTCATTACGGAATACTCCATCACGGAGAACTCCCATATTGAATTTTTCAGCCATTGAACGAACGAAATTAACAGAGCTTGAGTCATCGTGTCCGTGACCAATCTCTTCAAGCATGATCATTCTCTGTTTACGAGATTGACCAAATGCTCTGACAGACATTTGTTCAAGGTATTGAACAACATGTCCATATTCAGTGAATCGCTTTTCTTGTGGCGGATTCAGGGTTGTATCTACAACGTAGTATTGCATAGGTTTCCTTCTTGTGTATGTGTTTTGTCGCTTCGACTCATAACACTCTATCACGTCAAGCATTATGAGACAAATTCAATGAAAATGCAACTTATTTTATCGAGTAATTATAACTTACGCTTGCGGAACTTCGGGGTCTCGGACGTTCTTTGGGTCATTGTCCAAGTCCTGAACCGTCTTTGCAGAGCGAGCCTGAACCTTGTGATTTTCGGTCACTTTGGGGTCGGACTGAACTTTGCGGGCGTGGTCATCTTTTTGAACTCGTGCCTGTCGAGCAGCGACAACTTTATAAGAAGCCTCATTGATTTCTGGTTCGGTTTGAATAGTCAGTGCCTTGTTGTCCATTTGGACTTCATAGGCGTGTGGTGCCACAACTTTGTACGAAGCCTCATTGACCGTTGGGTCTGTCTGAATCGTACGAGCCTTGTCTTCCTTGGCGGTGTCGGTTTGGTTTGGAGATACGACCTTATGGGCAGATTCTTTCATACTTTCATCTGCCAATACATCAATAATCTTTTTTATTTTCAACAAGACATATATTGCTTGCTCATGTGTAAACTTTTTAACTGCCTCTTCACTGTAAAGATTGGCTTGGATGTTTTTCAACATGGTTCGGATATTTGATAGCGGAGTAGATTGTTCCCCGTCTTCACTGGTTAATCCGGCCTCAGACAAATCCCCCCTCTTGAATCTCTGAGCGAGAGCTTTGCGGCGAGGAGTGCAAGTATCTTTTGTCATTGGAGTGCAATAACCCTTATGTTTTGGGTCCACCGCCTTCTGAATCCACTTGTCCTTGCGTTCTTTGATGGTTTCACGAACGACTGCACGGATGATTTCCAAAAGTTGTGATTTCTTGATGTTTTGCATATCTGTATAAATATGGGTTACTTCCAGTGAAGTGCCTTCTTAATTTCCTCAACGATAGCCTTTTCGTCTGAGTTCATTGACTTGGCAACTTCATCCAGAACTTCGTCTAGGTTAGGCTTCTCGCCACGGGCGGCGGCACGGTCCTTAACCACTTGAATGTTGTCCACGATTTTCCACAAAGTACTCTTATAGGCGTTGAGGACGTTATTTGCGGTGTGTCCTGCAAAGGCGATTGCCTTCGGGAAGAGAGTTTCAACCGCACGAATAACCCAGCTTGCCATAGTGCTGAACAAACTGAAGATTGCTGCACAAGCAGGATTTCCTGCCGAAGCAATGCGGAGAACAATGAAGAGAATACCACCGATTCCGAGAATCCACATAGAACTGATGATGAACTTCTTCAAGCCGTAAAATACTGCACCCAAACCAAACCAACGATTCATCTTATCAAGTTCTACTTTGTAAGCATCGGCTGCGGCTGCTGCTTCTTGAGCTACAGCCATATATTTGCGAATCTCGGTTTCCTTGGCTACAACAAGAGCCTTGGTTTCGTTTTGAAGATTGCTGATCGTTTGATCTTTTTCGGAAAGTTTCTGTTTACCTTCTTCACGCTCAGTTGCGAGCATAGAAGTAAGCTTATCAATGGTCGCCTGCATCTCTTTCATCTGGTCAAGCGTCGGACTGCCAGCCAAAGACTCTACACGTTTGTTAATATCACGAGCAACCTGAACTTCTCGTGTAGGTTCGTTGATTTTACTGAGGGCGTAATCGGTTCCGTACGCAAGGCTGGCAATGGCGTCCATCTTGTCGGCGAGATTGGAGTTGATTCGAGCATCAACGTTGTTGATTTTAGTACGACCAGCTTCTTCTGCCTTGGATGCACGACCTTTTTGAGTGAAAACAGCACAACTGGTCAGTAAGAGGACCATACTAAGTGCTGCGATGATGGCGATGATTCCTTTTTTCATACGTACAGAGTATTAGTACGTATAAATATTCGGCGGGATAGGGAAAGGCTTATTTATAACCAAATTAGCCGTGTAGAATCTGCTTCCTACGCATGGCTTCTTCGTAAGGATAATTTGGTCCGTAGGTGGACTTGGTGCCCATCTTCTCATATCCTTGTGGAACTCGCTCTTGAATAGGAACGTTAGAAAAATCTTCTCCAAACTTCTGTTTCAACATCGCAAGTGCCGCAATAGGACTCATGCGACCAGAGCTAAATCCAACAATTCCCATCTTTTGGCAATACTCCTGAAGTTTCTTAATATCTTCTTCCGGCCAAGTTTGAACAGTAGATGGATCAACTGGTTGTGTCTCTCCGCTTTTCTTTTTCAACATGGCTTGATATGGATCAAAGGTGCCGGGAGCAGGAGTTGCACCATTTCCATCGGCTTTCTTCATAGCAATCCTCTGTGCTAACATAGACGCCATGTCGGGTAGTTGACGAAATTCTTCACTCATGGGCGATGTCCTCTTCTTTAATCATGTCGCTCTGATTTTCCCAATTACCACGATTGTTGATAGTCTGAACCACATCATTCAAAGAGCTTGTAAGTTTGTTTGCCAAGTCTTCTACGAAGTCATTTGGATTCATAGGACCGGAACTCAGTGGGCGGTTGTATGAAATGATTGTGCCACTCTTCACCAAGTCATATAGCAAAGCTTTCAAAGCTTCTTTGACTTTGTTGGAATGAACAATGCGAAGATTTTCATTGATAGGCTGAGGCATCAATGGTTGCTTTTCTGGCGGACCATAGCGATTTTCATCTTGCCAGTCTCGAAATAGAATGTTGCCGAAGAGATATGCTTCCATTTCACGCTTGCGAAGATTTTCATCATTCTGTGCGTAATGAGCCTTGGTTTCTGGCTCGTTTCCATTTGCATGGAGAGTTCCATTCTCATTTTGCCAGTGATGAATCACTTCATGGGCAAACGAACGAAGAATATCCGTGTCATGTCGGTCGGTGACATAAAGACGAATTGTCTTTGAATCGGGGTCGTAGTATCCCGTCAATCCGAATGGATTTTCCGAGTTCTGTTTGTTCTTGGTTAGAACAACTTTAGGAACTTCCCGAATCTGAAGTTTAGAAGCAAGATATGAATAAAGAGAAGCAAGACGGACCCTAAGATCGTCTTTACGAACCATAAAAATCGGTTTATCTTTTTCATTCGAAAGGTCCATAACAACAGTTATGCTAAATCATCACGGCGAACGTCAGCCTCAAGCTTCTTCATAACTGACTTATGATCTCGCCTTGCTTTTTCGTCGTCCTTTTTATCCTTCAACTTAGCCAATTTGTCATCCATTTTTTCTTTTGAAGAAACACCGGCAGTTTCCAACATCGTCTTTTTTCCGAACATCTTTTGTTCAAGACCAAGACCACGTTTCTGAAGAACTTCAGTAATGCAACTGAAAACTTCACTTTCCTTTTTGGTCATGGTGCCCTTTTGTGCCTTCTCTTGGAGAGACTTACGCACAGCATAGAGGCGATTAGTCGGAATACCCTTAATTTCATTCATGGCGGCAGCGTGATCTTCTTTCGGTTCCTCTTCATGTTCACAACTACAATCTTCCGCAACATCAACATCAATTCCTTGAGGCAATGCTGCCTTTAACATAGAACTGTCAGTGTCATCTGTTGATGCACCAGTAACGGCTTGTGGAGGTTGGTCGGCATCGTTTTGGGTTTGATGAGGATGTTCCTCACCCGGAGTAGTTTCAACCCCTCCATCAGTGGCAATAGGTGCCGGATTTTCAATCACATTACTTTCAGGAGTCTTGTCAACCACCAACGAATTCTGTTTTGCTGTTGGAATTGGTTCATAGCCGCCAAGCTTGCCTCGGCTCATGTTATTTCCAGATGGAAGACCACCAGTATTACTTCCACGAACTGCGACAGCCAATACTTGTGGCATAACTGCGGTTGGTGAAAGGACACGATCACGAGGACTTGGCGAGACTGACTGGCTACTAAGACGGCTGTAGAACTTATCATCATCTTTCAGATGGCTCTGTGCAATCTTCTTGGCAAGTTCATCGTCGTCGCCCGTTTGTGAACGTTCATCTTCAATTCCCCGCCCCAATTCGTCGGGGTCAACGTCTTCGGAGATTTTGACTTTAATCTTCACTCCGAGTTCACGGGCGATATGGTTTTTGTAGTCACTCATAGGTTTGATTATAAATATAACCGACAATGTGGAAGAAGACAACTTACTTTTGTGATTGATATAGAAGACAATAATACCATTATCCTTTACAGTTTTCTTGAAAATCAATACTTCCATTCAAAATAATGTCCGATATTGAAGACAATGAAAATGTCTGATATATCAAAAAATAAATCTGTGATTTTAGGTTAATGTCAGATATGTATTGCATATGAAGATCGAAAAAGAAATAGGGATTGGTAATGAATATGTGTATGTTTATTACAATGAAAATGACAAGCGTCTTGCAGAGTTGGAAAACAAAAAAAGATGGGAATGTAAAATAGGATTCTCATCTACCGAGCCAATTCAACGTATAATATCCCAAGGAGTTCAGACTTCAATGGCCAAAGAACCAATCATAGGACTTTTGATTAAAACTCCATGTGGATATTATGTTGAATCCCAACTCCACAAAGCATTGTATCGGTTCAAACTTCCACGAACAACCAATGTTGTTGGTGATGAATGGTTTCTAACAACACCACAAGAAGTTGAAGACATAATAATAAACAATGTTTTCCCTTCTGAAAAAGAACGCCAAACTTATTGCGAATATCCTATTAAAACCTTAAAAGATATTGGGACGGTATTAAATTTACACCGTCAAAAGATAAATCTAAAAGAAGAACGGCTTTGTAAAGACGTAAACACAAGCAGAGATACTGTATGGAGACTTTTCAAAGGAAATCCAAACATTAGTCTTTCGACCGTTTTCAACATTATTGACAACCTTGGATTGGAGATAACACTCACATCGAAAGTTCCATCGAAAGACATTCCAAAATATAAGACAGCACGAAAACTACGAAGAAGCAAACTCTAATGGATGAGTTATTAAATGTGTTTACCGACTCATATATGAATCATCAAACGTTCTTCCAAGCGTTGCGAGCACGCTTTTGTGCCCACATCTCTTTCATCACGGCGGAAATTCCAGAGTTGACGACATACTTTTGGTCCTTCTCCGCAGCCAGTTCCTCAAAAATCTTCTTCGTCTCTTCGACATTGGCTTCAACTTTTTCTCGGAGAGGGTTATCGTTGGGGTGTTGTTTTGTTTCGCTCATATTGTTTACCATGCTTTCATCGTCTATGTTAAGCATCTTCAGCTTGCTATAGAAGTGTGGGTCTTTTTTCAAATTAGTGAGGACTGCTTGCTTTGCTACCTGTTTATCCTTTTTGATTTGCTGACCAAGTTCGTAATTGATGCCAGCTACAATTTCATCTGGAGAAGGAGTGTCTTTCTTGCAGAAAATAGCTTGAAAATCGTTTGCCATCGATCCAGAATCGGGATTCTCTTTGCGAGTATTGCTATGCGACCCAACTGACTTGTTGTTATCGCTATGTGCAAAGTTTGCACTGTTTTGTGAGACTTCGGGAGACGCAAATGTACCAATCCCCGGCTGACTTACGACGCTACCAAGTCCTCCCGGTGCGGGTGAGAACTCATTTTCTTGGATAGACGACTTATGCATGGATATAAATAGTAAAATAGCCGCCTTAAAAACAATTATCTATTACTATCCTTGGTTTTTATGAACTCCCCAAATTTATTTACCCATTCGCTTGAAGTTAATTTATCTTGATTGAAATTTTCGGTTAAAAACTTAAACGCAGTATCACAAAGATGTTTTTTTGCTAATTGAATATAAAAATGTTCAATGTTTTCTTCTGATGAACACCATTCTAAATTTTCAATATTATTATCGGTTTTTATTCCATTGATTTATACACGGCTTTCCTGTTGGATTATCAATAAAAGCTGCGGCAACTAGACGATGAACATAATATATGACTCCATCTCCTTCCTTGTACAATTCGACGGATGGATAGTCCCGTCTTAAAAATTGACGAAGAATTCTTCCGGTGCAACTATTTTTAACTTCTCCATCCGAAGATACTTCATATTTTTCATTTCCAATGATAAATTTCCACAATTTCATGTGAAATACATATCTATGAAAACACAAAAACCTCCGAATGGAGGTTTTCTTTTATTATGAAATCCTAAATTATGGGTCTATGAACTCAACGGGGATGCCAAGTTCCTCGGCAATCTTACGTTCCTCGGTAACGCCGGTGGAAGTCTCCCATCCCGGTAGTCTTAGGACCATAAGCTTCTTGCAAGAGGACAAAATACATCGATCATACCCCTCCCAATACTGCCAATCCCCCGGAAGTGACCCCGCCAAGGCAATTGGATGCGTATGACTGATGGGTGAGAAGATATAATTACCCTCTGCCATCAATTTGGCTGCAACTTTGTTGACCGCTTGAAATCGTTCCTCTTTGACCGCCATAACCTTTGCTGGATCGGAGTCTTTATAGGAATAGGGAACCGCCAAGTAAATCAGTTGATTCATTTCAAATCTCCATTCTCTTGAATCTTCTCGTCTTCATATGGAGCTACCTTGCGTCGGTAGAATTCTTTATCAACGCAAGACAACACTCCTGCAAGACTGTTTGCATTAGCATATTTCTTGTTGGAATCAAAAAGTTTCCATATGATGCTTGAAACTACGTAATTGACATGTCCAACGTCTGCGGGTTTGAACCCGTGGTCGGTTAGAGCATCAACAACATCTTCTACGAGAGAATCGTATTGACTTCGGTCTTCTTGTTTGATGTATGGCATAACTTACTTGTAGTCATCGCTACAATTGGAACAGATTCCGCCCTCGGCTATCTTTTCCTTTGGGATTGGGGTTAGTGATTCAACGGTGAATTTACGGGGACAATCAGTGCATTCTACAACGTACTCATAACGAACAGACAACTCGGTTTGTATCTGTTGGCGAAGATATTTGAAGCCGTCAGTCTTTGGAATCAGAGGGAGAAGGATTTCTGCTTCCTTGCGATCCAATCCTCCAAGTTCAATGTATTTATTGAATCTCTTTTTCATTAACTAACCATTCCACAGAAACCAATTTCATCGCCACAGCGAATGCACGCTGTTACTGTTCCTCGCCTTCCACATAAAGGTCCGATGTTATCTTCATGATATTCGGTCGGCTTTCCTTCAATCCATCCTTTACATTCTCGGCAGTAGTAATATGTTCGATGGTCAAGCTCTTTGCCTTGTTTATGGTCTTCAATTAACGACTCAACTGAGCGACGAGCCATCTTACACCCCCACCCTTCATATTGTTGGAAGTTATCAGGTGGATTTTTGTGGAGAGGAATGTTTTCGTCAGACGGGTTTGGCACCCAAACTTGTTCCCACGGCATAGTTACTCCTCGTTTTTGATTTCATTCAGTTCACGACGGAAGGTTTCAATACAATCCAAATCTTGGAGTGTTACCTTCAACGTTTTACCACTCTTGAGAGTTACGAGGACTTCTGCGGGTTTACCGATTGGTGCATCTACAACGTAGGACTTCACCAATTTCACGTCCAATGTTTTACCACTGGTGAGCGTGACTACAGAATTCATCGTAATTCCGGCAAGAGAAGTTTCCAACGGTCACTGCTCATGCGAACAATGCCATTATCAATACCTTTGATGGTCTGAATGGCTTCCTCAAGATTGTCATAGACATACTTGTGAGGAAGAACACCCAAAAGCCATAAAGGACAAGCTTTCTTTCCCTTTGGGTCGTCAATGACGAGAAAGAGAGGCTTCTTTTCACGAATGATGGTTGTGATTTCTTCGGCACTGCCCCACGATGCAACGGTTGGCTTAATTACAGCAATGAACCAGTCGCAAATGTCACAAAGACGAAGGTCGTACCCACGAACTTCTTTCATTCGTTGGGCAACGAGATCAAATTGTCCCGTTTCCATCCAATGAAGCATTTCTGCTCTGCTGTTTTCATCTTCTGGAATGTCATGGACAAACGGCTTGTGATATGGGTCGTAGAAAACGACGCCAGTATCTTTGAGTTCATCCTTTACGGTGTCACGCCATCCCCTACCATCGGCATACTGCATGTGTCCGATAAGGTAACAGCGAGTCTTCCGTAAGAGATTCTTATTGTCGGTGGACGGAGTTGTCACAGTTTTGGATTGTCGTTTCATCTTAGTCAACTGGCTTTCCGTCTTTGTCAACGACGGTGAAGCGTTCAGTCAAATTGAATCCTTGTGCGAAGTCCATAACGATCTTGCGTTCAAAGATGGGAACATAGTTCACTTTGAGTTCAAGAGTTGGGACTCCCGATGTTGGATGGCTGTTGTAAACAACAGCGTCACGAAACCATTCTTGGCGTCCGAAGCGGCGAACTGTTTCTGAGAGGATTTTGTTGCGGTCTTGTTCTGTCATAAGTTTCCTTGGTATGCGGTTATTATAGTATCTCTTTACGCAAAGTCAACATATTATAAATCTCCTCTGCGTCAGTGCCATTGAAGACAATGGGGTCTGTGGAACCAATATAGACGTTAAGCTCGCCGTTCTTGAATGTCCAGAAAGCTATCAAGGAGGTATTTAGGCAAGCGGTTTTGTCTTTGTTGAACCAAATCATATATTAGCTTTTAAGCACGGTTAAGAGCTTATGCATTGCTGCAACAAACGTGATTTCACGCTCAAAGACTAATGCAGATTGATATGTGGCATCAGCCAGATGAAGAATTACTTCAGCTTGTTTTCCATTGGAATACTCGTCAACATGATCGAAGAGAAACTTGTAAACCTCTTCGTAGTTGGAAAATGCTGCATCAGCAACAAGCTGACGAATATCATTGAAAACGCCGGGAGTCTTTGGCGTCTTGAGCAATCCAATAAGCTTCATCTTGAAGTCTTGGTCTGCTGTGTTAGCCTTAGCAATCTTCAATTCTCCAGTAATGGATGATTGTTGAGCAAAGTTGATAATCTTGCGAAGGTCGGGGAAATAGCTCGCTACGATGAAGGCAACGTCTTCGGGCTTGAACGTAACTTTCTCCTTCGTTAGAATGGTCACTAAATGTTTCATCGCTTCTGGCTTTGAAAGTGGCTTGATTTCAAAGCTTTGGCTACGAGACTTAATGGCGGGAATAATTTTCTCTTGGTAGTTGCAAGTGAGAATAAAGCGTGTGCTCTCCGAATAAGTCTCCATGAGATTGCGGAGAATACCCTGTGCGTCCGGCGTCAAACGGTCTGCTTCGTCCAAGAACATCACCTTGAGCGGTTGTGCTCCCATCGTCATACAAAAGTCTTGCACCTTGTTGCGAATGCTATCCACACCATTCTCGTCCGAGGCATTGATCAATAGGCTGTCACATGGAATGTGCTTAATCAGAATCTTACCAATTGAAGTCTTGCCCGTGCCCGGAGAACTGAAGAACAGCAAATGTGGAATGTCTTTATTCTTCAACCATAGTTGAAGGGTTTCTTTGACTGCGGGACTCGCAATCAATTCTTCAACAGTCTTTGGACGATACCGTTCAACCCACAAACTGTGGTCTGGAACTTCGTTGGGAGCATCCATCTCGAAAAACGTATTTGGGTCAAATGACATAATTATGACTTCTTGTTGGCGAACTGATAGTATGAACAAGCATACTTGTCGTTCTTGAAATAGACCCGAATGATGCCGTTGGAATTGATGGACAACACACCATCAGGAATGTCAGCATTCGCCTTGAATACTGCTGCAAGATTCTTGATTGGAAACGAAAGAGCCGCTTCAATCTTGTTCTTGTCGGGAGTTGTTTGTGGAGAAAAGCGAATGCGGTTGGAGTTTGCCGTTGTGTAACCAATCACAATCTCAAAGACTCCCTTCTTGTTCATTCCCACAGAAAAGGTTTCAACGTCATTCAGAGCATTGCGAGCCTTCAAAAACTTCTCAAGGAAATCTTCAGTAAGGGGAATGACAACATGATACTCTGGAACGTCTTGAAGGTTTTTGGGGACGGGATCGATTGCCGTGGGGTCGGCTGCTGTGCAATAACTTTCACAATCGGCATCCGAAACGGTAAATCCAAGAACACGATCCCCATTTTTGTTGATTGAAACTGCAATGTCATCGCCGAAAGGAGACATCATTGCTTTGACCTTTTCGGTGTCACCGATGCATACCACGGTGTCATTATCACCAAAATCGGTGAACTCGCTCATTACCACGTCGGCGACGAAACACCGATTGTCGGCAACCGCACGAGTATGCAAGGTCTTTTCCTTTGCAGTGTACTTCCACTTCACTTTGGGAATCAAATTCCCCAACGTGTAACGGCGGATAAATGTCTCAAGAGTCTCTTTTTTCATTCGTAACGTGCATTGTATCACAATGCGGCTTTTTGTCTAGTTATTTTAACTTACGGGCAGTCTTCAAATTACCACGCTTCCTCAAAGTTAAAGACCTTGGCTGCAAGCTGGGAGCCTCGGTTTGGATACTTCCAACCGACGCAGTGATAAATTTCCTCAAGCTTGCTATGAAGTTCACTGTTGTACATTCCTTTGCGGTCAACATGAGCCGCAACAAACTCCAAAAGTCGGTCGGGGTCGGTGTCATCGGCTTTCATAGCCAATTGTTCTACATAGAAATCGTTTGGAAGAAGATAAATCCACTTGATTTTGGAACCAGTCTTGATAGTCTCAACTTGCTTCTCCATCCCCCACGCCTTCAAAAAGTCATTGTATGCCAGTGCTGCTTTGACTGCGACAGGAGTTCCCTTAACGAATTGAAATGGCTTTCTTCCTGATGGATTGTAGTTTTCATTTCCACTTCTGGATATGAAATTAGCAGAACTCGTCTTGGACAAATCAATAATGCTATGCTTATCAATCTCTTCTTCAAATGCCATGATTTTTTCGTCCAAGATTTCACGAGACGTACCACGCAGAAGATTGTCAAGGATGTCACCGGCAAATTTGCGAAACGCTTGTGGGAAGCTTGAACGAACGGTATCAATACCCTTGACTTCAAGCTTTCCTTCACGACCATCCTTGTCCTTAACGTCTTTCATCTTTTCCATGTCAAACACCTTGAGCATGGCATAACGCTTCTTGGCAACCCACAGAGCTTTCTTGGCTACCACGTCGGGAACGATTTTGATACGGTTATTGGCGGGAGCTACATTGAAAATGCGAGGAACCATGTAGCTGTAGAACTTGTTGATGTAATCTGCCACTTCGGTCACGAGTTGAATTGTGAACTTCTTCATGTCCTCAACATTTCCTTCCAAATCTGCTAGTGGTTGTGCCGAGACATACAAGGAGTCGGTATCAATGTATTTAACAAAGTCGGGGACCGGAGCGGGAACGCCCTTGCTGTCGTATCGCTTCTTGTACATGTCATTCACCAACGACTCGGCGTTGCGAATGATGGTCTGACCAGAAATCGTCGTGGCTTCGGCGTTGTCTCGGTCGTAGAATCGGAAGATAGGCAACCCCAACACACCATAAACTGAGTTGAGGAAGATTTTCTGCCTCAATTGACGACGCTTGAAGAATCCTTCCTTCTCCTTATCTCCCGACTTGCTGTATTCCATTTCTTGCTTGCGGTATTCAACACGTTCGGCGAACCAAGTATCAAGAATCGTGGGAACGACACCCATCTTGTCTTGCCTATAGAGAACTCCGTTACTTGAAATGGAGAATGCATGGTTGGCAATTAGTTCTTGAAAATCACTCAACGAATATGCTTGGTCGCCCACACGAATGACACTCATTTCACCACGGTCATACTTGGCTCTATCCCATCCCTCAATCTTGCCAATCTTGGTTTCGGGAGAAATGTTCAACGACATGATCGTTGAAGGATACAGCGACGTAATGTCTGCGGAGTAAATCCAATCGTAGAGACCGGGAACAGGCTCTTTGACGAATGCACCTGTGAATCCGTCTTCGCCTGCCTCCTGCATTTCTTCGTACTCTTCACGACCACCAACGGGCTTGTTCGGAGCCACTTGGTCATGGCGACGGAGATACATCAAGATAGCTCCATCAATCCAACGACTTGACATTTGAAACCATTCGTATGGAACATGCCCTTTATGACAAACGGCTTGGGCGAGATTGATAAAGTCATACTTCTTGTCAAGCTCTACGACGACCTTAACGTCCGCCAAGTTATACTCAACAAAGCGATGGATGTCATTCTTATACAAGTCCATCAAGTTGCCTTTATAAGTGAGCTTCTGCTGCTTCAACTCTTCGTCCTTTGCAACGTTTGCCAAAGCATATGATGGCTTCATGACACCGAGGAACTTCTTGTATAGGTCAAGATAATCCAAGCACGCCACGCCCGCAATAATCATCCTTTTGTTGAACTTGTTCTGGTAGGCAGTTCCGATTGGAGAGAGCTTATAGCCCGCAGCCTTGCCGAGCACAGCACGAAGGCGATGGAAGATGTACGGCAAGTCAAAGTAATTGGTGTTCCAACCTGTCACAATGGTTGGCCGAATTTCTTCCCACTTGTTCAAGAACGTAGTGAGAAGGTTTTCTTCGCAACGGAAAGATTCGGTGACGACATTCCCGACATGACTGCAAGGGATTTTGCCATCAGCATCCAGAACATATGAGTAATACGTGTTGCCAGCTTGGTCATACAAGGCAATAGCCGTAATGGTCTTGTCGCCTTGAGTAATATCGGGGAATCCACCTTCCGTGCTCGTCTCAATGTCAATTACCAAGACCCGATGACCCTTTGAAGGTTCGTCCGAATCGTCATAGGCATCAATCAAGACACGCATTTCAGGACTAACGTCCGATTCAAACAGGTTTGGCTCACGTTCGTCGTAATTGAAAATTTTCTCAAGCTCGTCACCATACAATGACTTGAACTTGCCGCACGGCTTGCGACGGTATGCATATCTTGGATACGGAAACGAAGTGTATCCGTGTGTATCGTCCCACAGGTGAACTACCCACTCCTTTTTGTCAACGAATATGTTCTGATACATTGGAAGATGTTTGTTCGGTTGATGCACTTACGGGTGCAGTTGCCGGTTCTACGGGCTTGACTTCAACTTTGACTCCAAGCTTTGCCATCAACGAAATAAAGATTGGAATTCCTTGTTCGTTGAGCCGTGGTGCAGCATTCATCAATTTCTGAATCAGAACATCGTTTCTGAAAGAAATGAGTTGCTTTGGGTCGGTAATTTCTATCGGAGGAAACGTTACAGGATCAAGAACTCCAACAACATACAAGCAGATGGAAAGCTCTTCTTCGGTCAAACTGTGTAATTGCTGAAACGTCATTTCCAGCAATCATACACCAAAATCAAGCTTCCCACAACTTATTTTAACAGGACACCAATGACTCGTCCGTTGATTACCACGAAGCGAATGTTTTGAAGGCGTCTTTCTGCCAGAAGAATCGGCGAGCCGAACCTGTCAATCTCTTCTTGTTTCAAGTTCTTCATGCTCATAACCCATCGGTCATCCACTCCACTAAGAGGATCGGATAAAGGCACCGCAATGGAAAGTTTTCCCTTGTCCGTCTTCTCAACACGATTCTTATCGCCATGCACCATCATCATACCTTCCAAAACAAAAACGACAACGGACTTCTCGGTTACACGGAAGAAATATCGCCCAGCACCAAGTTGATACGTTGCATAGGGAGTACTGACGACCAAGGAGGAATCTGGACTTGCGTTTGGATAAATGACAACAAAGTCGCCCTTCGTGAATGTGATATTGATGTTGTGAATTCCAAAATCTGCTTGGCGGGGCTGAAGATCAAAATTCTTGACTTCTTGGTCAAAAACATTTACGCTGAAAGAGTAATGGGAGGAAGCTTCGACGATTGGTCCGCCCGAAAGGTAGAACATCGTCTTGTTGGTTGATTCAAACTCAACAATCACATCGTCAACCATGTAGGTCTTGCCTGCGATCAGATGATTGGTGCGGGCGGCACCATTCTGTGCAATCAGATGGGCTTCGGTGGGAGTGTCAAGATAGAAGACGCCATTCGTCAACTCTGCTCCGAACGCAAATGCGGACGAAACGACCAACAAGATAGATGCCAAAATTGCTTTCATTCTTATAATAAATGGACAGATGTCCCTCTTTCTGTTAAAGTATAGGGACAATGAGCGAAGAAGTCAAGAAAAAGAAGAAGATAGTAAGTTTTTCTCAATTCACCAATTGGTTCACTTGCTCCCACAAATGGTATAGAGATTACATTCTCCACGAAAAACAGTTTGAGGACAACCTCATTATGTCTTTCGGAACTGCCATCCACGAAACTGTCCAAAACTATCTGAAAGTCCTTTTTCATGAGAGTGAAGAGGCGGCTAAGAAGATTGACAACAAGGAGTTTTTCGTTGCTGCCTTCAAAAAGGAAGTTGAGAAGAAAAAGATTCCATTCACCCAACCAGAGTTTGATGGCTTCGTTGAAGATGGAGAAAACATCTTGAACGAGTTTCTTGACCCCGCCAACATTCTCATGCATTTCCCACGGGCGAAGTGGGAACTTCTGGCGATTGAAGATGAACTCAATGTTGAGATTCGTAACAATGTCATGCTCAATGGCAAGCTGGACTTGGTAATGCGTGAGAAAGCCACGGGCAACATTCGTATCATTGACTTCAAAACCAGTACTAACGGTTGGACGAATACTCAGAAGGAAGATTTCACCAAGACAAGCCAATTGGTTCTTTACAAGGCTTTGTATAGCAAACAAAACAACATTCCACTCACCAAGATCAACGTTGAATTTATCATCTTGAAGCGGAAGCTTTACGAGAACGCCCAATATGCTCAGTCTCGTCTCCAAGTTTTCAAGCCAAGCTCGTTTCAATCGGATGTTCTTCAAGTCATTCAAGAATTTGGCAAGTTTGTTGACACCTGTTTCACAACTGAAGGTCAGCATAACACAACCATTTCCTACCCCAAAATCCCCGGCAAAAACAAGAAGAACTGCAAGTATTGCCCATACCTGAAGAACAAAAAATGTGATGGTGTGGCGGACGCAGTTATCTTCTAAATAAAAAAACAAATCGCTCGACTTTTTCGGAAAAATCACTATATGTATTCCCGTAGATAAGCGGATACTTACATATATGAGCACGAAAAAAGTCGCAACAACAGTCAAAGTGGAGCACACTTTGTACGATCAGTTCAAGATTCTCGGCATTCGCCATAAGCTTACATTGCAAGGTCTTGTAGAAAAAACTGTCTATCGTTATGTCAACGAAGACACGTTCCGAGACGAAATCAACAGTTTCGTTCTTCCCGTTTCTGCAACATCTTCCTCGTTAGCTTAATCCCCACCCAAAGAAAGGTTACATCACTATGGCAAAGCCAAAAATTCTTCTTCTGTCGGATGATCTTCGTATGAATTCGGGCATCGCAACGATGTCCCGTGAGTTGGTTCTTAGCACGGTTCACAAGTATGACTGGTGTCAGCTTGCCGGTGCCATTAGCCATCCAGAAAAAGGAAAGGTATTCGATCTTTCTCAGTCCACCAATGAACTGAAAAAGATGAAGGATGCCTATGTCAAGCTGTATCCAATTGACGGATATGGCAATGAGCAGTTGCTCTTCCAAGTCATTGCTATGGAAAAGCCAAATGCCATTCTTCACTTTACCGACCCTCGCTTTTGGGGATGGCTCTATGCACTGGAAAAACAAGTGCGTTCTGCCATGCCACTGACTTACTTGAACATTTGGGATGACGTGCCATACCCAATGTACAATCGTCCGTTTTATGAAAGCTGCGACGCTCTCTTTTCAATCAGTAAGCAGACGATGAACATCAACAAATATGTCTTGTCTCCAAAGAACTGTGTCACCGTGAATGACGAAGGACCGATGAACGAACGTTCTTTGATACATTATGTTCCGCATGGAATTGATGCTGAGACATTCTTCCCGATTGCAAAAGACGACCCAAAATTGGTTGAATTCAAGAAGCGTCTATTCAATGGAAAGAAAGAAGCCAAGTTCGTCATCTTCTATAACAGCCGCAACGTTCATCGCAAACGCACGAGCAACATTATGTTGGCATATCGTCAGTTCTGCGACAACCTGCCAAAAGAAGAAGCTGCTCAATGCACTTTGGTTCTTCACACCGAAATCATGCACGAAGCTGGCACCAATCTATTGGCTGTCAAGGAAGCTCTTTGCCCCGAATATAACATCATCTTCTCACCGGGCAAGTTAATTCCTCAAGAAATGAATTTGATGTATAACGTTGCCGACGTAACAGTCAATCTTTCTTCCAACGAAGGATTTGGTCTTTCCATTGCGGAAAGTATCATGTGCGGCACGCCCATCATTGCTACGGTCACGGGTGGTCTTCAAGATCAAATTGGTCAGGTGGACGACGAAGGCAAGCCCGTGGAGTTCTCTGCTGACTTTGGCAGCAACAATGTTGGAAAGTATAAAACGTGTGGTGCATGGGCATATCCTGTGTGGCCGGTAACTCGTCTTATTCAAGGAAGCATTCCTACGCCTTACATCTTTGATGACTTGGCTAAGTGGGAAGATTGTGCTGAGGGATTCATGTATTGGTATCTTATGGGCGACGAAAAACGAACCAAGTGCGGTCAAGTAGGTCGTGATTGGGCACTTGGCGAAGGTGGATTGAATGCCAAGAACATGGGTGAGACTTTCATCACTGGCATGGAATACGTTTTCAAGAACTGGACGAAGCCCAAGAAGTTCAGTGTGTTCTCGGTCAAAGATTATGTCGGCAACACAATGAAAGATGGCATGGGCTTTGAAATTCCCAAGATTGACAAGGATGCTCTTCAAAAACGAGCGGATGCAGTCTTGGTATAAAAAAAGACTACAAAGTCGTATAAAAAGTTGCACTATTGGATAAGTTCTGATAGTATTGTGGGCAAACTTATGGTTACAATTCCGATCAAGAAAACGAATCCGTTAGCAAAGACTCCTACTCGTGGAAGTGACTTTGCGGCAGGCTATGACTTGTATTCAATTGAAGAATACACGTTGAAGCCGCTTGAACGAAAACTCTTCAAAACTGGAATCTCAGTCGCTATCCCTTCTGGTCTTTATGGACGCATTGCTCCTCGCAGTGGTCTAGCTTACAAAGACGGTCTTGATACAATGGCAGGAGTCATTGATGAAGATTATCGTGGCGACGTAGGTGTTATCCTTATCAATCTTGGCAATGTCGATAAGAAGATTGCCGTGGGAGATAAGATTGCTCAAATCATCTTTGAGAACTACACGGCGGCTGGTTTCCAAGATGCCGAAGAACTTCCCGCAAGTGTTCGTTCCGAAGGTGGATTTGGAAGCACCGATGTCAAGAAACCAGTTCCACAGGTTTCTACTGCTGATGGAGCACTGAATGCCTTCAAGACCATCGTGGAAGGAATTCCGGGAGCATCTATTACCGAACTTTACAACAAGGGCGGTGGGATTCCTATCAAGAAGCGTTACAGCGAAGAAATGAAGGAAAAGCAAGGACAATGAAGAAAGTGATCACACAAGGAGTTTTGGAAGATGCCAAGTATCTCTGTGATAAACATCCTGAAAGAGAATGCTTTTCCGAACTCAAAACAGCAAGTTGGTATGGAAGTTCCCACGACTTGACTGGTGTAGAAGTTCACTTGTGCGATGAATGCTTGACCAATGTGTTCAAGCTGTTGAAAGACAATTTTGGAGTTGAACCAAGAGAATTAGAAATATGAGCAAACCTATCTGTGTATTACAAAGTCCTATTTGGACCCGTTCTGGTTATGGCGATTGGGCACTATCTGTTGCCAAGAGTCTTTATCGTTACGACAAGTTTGACTTGCACATTGCCCCGACAGTTTGGGGTGCTTGCAGCAAGAAGAATTTGGACTCGGAAGTAAGAGACCCCGAAGGCAAGGCACTATTGGACAAGATTCTCAAAGGTCCATTGTCTCGTCAACCAGAAGTCTTCATTCAAATGACCATTCCGAATGAATATGCCAATCCCGCCAAGTTCAACATCGGAATGACTGCTGGTATTGAGACTACCGTTCCACGCCCAGAATGGATTGAGGGATTGAACCGCATGAATGTGAACTTTGTTCTATCCAAGCACGTCAAGGACGTGTTTGCTCACGCAAATTACAACAAACGACTTCCCAATGGTGCGGCAGAAGAATTGGTTGTTCGCACTCCTATGGAAATTGTTCCGTGGGGAGCCGACACTCGCATTTACAAAAAGACCGACGAAAAGGTTGCATCTGTGGAAGAAGCATTGCAATCCATTCCAGAGTCATTTGCCTTCTTGTTTGTCGGTCAATGGACGAACGGAAACATGCGTGCTGACCGAAAGGCTATCGGACATTTGATTGAAACCTTCTTGAAAGCATTTGCCAATGTTTCGAATCCTCCCTGCTTGGTTCTCAAGACGAGCGGAGCACAAATTTGCATTATGGACCGTTACGATTGCATCAACAAGATCAACGACGTAACGAACATGGTCAAATCACAACTTCCAAACGCAACCCTACCAAACGTCTATCTTCTCCACGGAGAGCTTGATGACGTGGAAATGAATGCCTTATTCAACCACGATAAGGTCAAGGTTCATGCCAGCTTTACTCACGGCGAAGGCTATGGGCATCCGCTGTTGCTTTCTACCTTGAGTGGTAAGCCGTTGCTTGCTCCAAATTGGAGCGGGCACTTGGATTTCTTGAATCCTAAGTATGCCAAGTTCTTTGAAGGTAACTTGGTTCCAATTCCAGATGAAGCGGTTAACGATTGGTTTGTGAAGGATGCTCGTTGGTTTGATGTGGATTATGCCGCTGCCCAATTGAAGATGAAGCATTACTTCAACAATTACAACGGCAAGATTCTGGAAGATGCTGAAAAGCTTCGTGCCGAAAACGCTGAGAAATTCAGCAACGAGGCAATGGACAAGATTTTTCATCCTCTTTTGGACAAGTATGTTCCAAAGTTCGCCACAGAACAAACCATAGTTCTTCCGAAATTGAAGAAGCTGAACTTGCCGGGAGCAACTGCTCCAAATGGACAGAATGTTCCTATCAAACAGGCCGAACCTGCTAAGGAAAAAGAAACTTCCCAAACAACCATTGTTGCTATTAACAAGTCTCCCGTAAATATAAAATTTGAAAATACAGGAGAAGAAAAGAAAAGTATCAAATTTGAAAATTTGAAGGATATAGCTTCACAATTGCGAGGGAAAACTATAATTATGAGCCGACTTGATTCAAATCTATCTAATGTGAAAGCATCTAAGATGATGTTTAATACAGAAATGCCCATAATTGATATTCAAAAAACATTGGAAGAGACATTCCAACTTCTGTAATTTCCTAACGTTTTATATCCTAACGAACTATTTATTACTATGGGACGAGAACGACTAAATCGAACCGAAGAAGAGCTTCGGGAACAAAGTCGAATTCGTCAGAGGAGATTTTATGACCGACATAGTAAAAAAATCAAGCGAGACAAACTTAAAAAATACTACAAACAAAAAGAGATGGAGCAGAAATTGTCCAGATTGTAATAGAGTTGTAGAATACTCTTCATCACAAAATTTGTGGAGAGCAAAACAATATAACCATCCATGTAAAAGTTGTGCTCATAGTGGTAATAGAAGTCATAGAAAAGGGAAACCATGTGCAAATTTGGAAACTCTCAAAAGAGTAAATACAGGAAACACTTATAATTTAGGAAGAGTGTGGTCTAATGCACGAAGAAAATCCCATTCAACTGCATTGATTAACTTTCACAAAACAGAACGAGGACAAGAATGTATCAGAAAAAGAACGGAGTCAATACGAAAGATGCGAATGTTGATGGGAAATGATGGAAAGTATAGACCAAACTACAACAAACTTGCCTGTCAGTTTTTTGATTATTTGAACTCGGAAATGGGATGGAATGGCGTTCATGCCTTAAATGGTGGTGAGTTCTACATATCTGAATATGGATATTGGGTAGATTACTACGAATCATCAAAAAACATGGTAATTGAGTGGGATGAAAGAACACACCATTTCAAAAACAAAGAGCGGGTAAAAAAAGACATTGTTCGTGAAGAAAACATAAAAGCCCTTCTCAAGTGTAAGTTCATACGAATACCGGACAAATCCAATTTTAGTTATGCCAAAAGTATCGTACTTAATAACTGTTAGTACAGAGACGGATACGCTGAGAAAACTTCTTAGCATCGTCGGCACGGTCGTCAAAAACTCTGACGACGAAGTGATTGTATTGATTGACAGTGAGGCGAAGGATAACCAAGAGACAAAGAACATTCTCTCAGAGTTTGCCGTCAAAATGGGCTATGAGATGATTGAAAAGAAAACCTGCAAGGTTCTCGAACATCCATTAGACCGCAATTACGGTGCCCACAAGAACTTTGGTATAGAAAGATCGTCGGGAGACTTCATTTTCCAGATAGATGGAGACGAATATCCTCCCGATGCCTTAATAGGAGAGAATCTCCACGCTCTTCTTGAGGCAAATCCAACGATGGAAGCCTATGCCGTTCCACGCATAAACGATTTCCGGGGAGTTACTCCACAACACGCAGCCCAATGGGGTTGGAAGCTGACTGTTTCTCCTACTTTCAAGCGTCCTGTGGTGAACTACCCGGATTTTCAATTTCGCATATTCAAACGAGAGTATCCTCGTATCAGTTTCAACCGAAGACTGCACGAGAAAATTGAAGGATACCTTACCTATGTCTGTTTGCCACAAGACGAAGAATATGCTCTCTATCATGACAAAACTATTGAGACTCAAGTCAAAACCAATTTGAGATACAATCAAGTTTTCACCCAAGCAGAAAATCAAGGACATTCGGTATTCAAATAAAATAAATGATTTTCTCAATTCTTAACTCTACTTATATCTAACACGATAGTAGCAGAGTATGATTAAAGCCATTTTATTCGACCTTGATGGAGTATTGATTTCTTCAACAAAAGAACTCCACTTTACAGCATTGAATTATGCACTATCAGAGTATTCCTCGTCATATGTCATCACTCCCTCAGAACAAACGAAAACCTACGAAGGATTATCCACGAAGAAAAAACTCGAATTTCTAAACTTATACAAAGGACTTCCATCAGAATGGAATTCTCAAATAGAACATAGAAAACAAGAACTAACTGAAAAATTACTTGCAAATATCAAATGTGACAGCCGAATAAAAAAGGTTATTTGTAATTTGCGTGATCGAGGATTGAAAGTTGGACTTTGCACAAATAGTATTCAAAAAACAACGAACATTCTTCTTGAAAAATTACACTGTGCAAATATATTTGACATTGTTTTAACAAACGAACAAGTCCAACAACCAAAACCAAATCCAGAGATTTATATTTCGGCTATTCGGACTTTGAACCTTCAACCATCTGAAGTTTTGATTTTGGAAGACTCTCCTAACGGTATCGCCGCAGCCACGAATAGTGGAGCGGAAGTAATGATTATACAGTCTCCCTCCGATGTCAATTTGACAAGAGTGGGGCGGTTTATTGAGGCTATCAATAAACTTTATGAATGTATGCAGAAGTATTCTCAATTTTCAGAATTGCTTCTTCAAAAAAATTCCAATCAAGCCAAAGGACATTACCAATCAACAGTTTTATGTCCATCCTGCAATACATCAAGATTCGTCAATAATCACAACATTATAACTCAAATTCAAAAAGGAGTATTCACGGGAAAATGTCAATCTTGTTGTCCGTCTGCATTCCAACATGGAAAAAAACACATTTTATACAACCCAAATAAACGTTCCACACATGGATACGTTGTATTAAATGTTTCCGAATTACCATACGAACAAAAAGAAATAGCCCACAAGATTTCGTGGAAAAGTGAAGGAAAACCCGAATATGTTTTTGAACATAGATTAGTTATGTCGCTTCATCTACGCCGAGCACTCGAAAAACATGAGATTGTCCACCATAAGAATGGAAAAAAAGATGACAATCGCCTAGAAAATCTAAAACTGTTGACCACAAAACAACATCATCCCGGACATGGTGACGACTTTTATCAATTGTGGCAAGAAACAAAAACTGAACTTGAACGACTAAAGAAACAAATATGCAAGTCTTAATACCATGTGCAGGAGCAGGCAGTAGGTTTGAAAAGGCAGGTTATTCTTTTCCAAAACCTTTGATTGCTGTTAAGAATTTTAATGATAAACCAATGATACAAGTTGTTGTTGAAAACCTTGGTATTCCCGCCATTCATACATTTATAGTCAGAAAAGAACATACTCAGCAATATCATTTCAAACAATTGCTAAACAGAATCGCTAAATGTAATATCGTTGAGGTTGACCATTTAACTGAGGGTGCTGCTTGCACAACCCTACTCGCCAAGAAATTCATCAATAATGATGAACCATTGTTAATTGCAAATTCAGACCAATATATTGAAAATTTCGATTGGAATAAGTTCATGTATTCCATGCAAGGAGACAAGATTGATGGTGGTATTCTTACCTTCAACAACAGCCATCCTAAGTGGAGCTATGTGAGATTGGATGACAATGGATTCGTGACAGAAGTGAAGGAAAAGGAAGTCATTAGTAACGAAGCCACAGTTGGAATTTATTATTGGAGCAAAGGTTCGGATTATGTCAAGTATGCCGAACAAATGATTGCCAAGAACGTGCGAGTTAACAACGAGTTCTATGTGGCTCCGGTGTATAATGAAGCAATCGGCGATGGAAAGAAAGTGAAGATATTCCACATCAATAAAATGTGGGGTCTTGGCACTCCTGAAGACTTGACGTATTTTCAAGACCATTTCAAATGAACTTTACCTTTGGAATCATAACTTCTCCCGGCAGTAGCGGGTTCTTACAACAGATTGTTGATATAATCTGTGACGAAAACATTCCAGAGTTTGAAATCATCATCGTTGGTGGAAACGAAGCCCACAAGAACGATGTAATGCAAGTTATTCCGTTTGATGAATCCAAAAAGCCGATGTGGATTACTCGGAAGAAGAACATCATCACGGAAACAGCCAAGTATGAGAACGTAGTATATTTCCATGACTATGTGACACTTGTCCCCGGATGGTATGATGGATTCAAAAAGTTTGGTAACGATTTTGACATTTGCATGACACCAATCTTGAATGCGGATGGGAGTCGCTTCCGTGATTGGACTATTTGGATTTCGGATGATGACCCCGACCGATACAACCGAGGCCGACTACTTCCATACACAGTCACCAATTTGACGAAGTGTATGTACATCTCAGGAGCATATTGGGTTGCAAAACGTGCTGTCATGCAAAGGTTTCCGTTGGATGAGCGTTTGTCTTGGGGTGAAAGCGAGGATGTTGTGTGGTCCCGTCAAGTTCGAGAGCATTACAACTTTTCTATCAATACGCATTCACAAGCAAAGCTTTTGAAACCAAAAGACCCTGTGTTTAGTGCCATTACACCTGAGAAGCTAAAGCAAATGCAAGATTATGTTAACCTACAATCTCAATAACTTTGTTGGTGGATGGGTTGTCGGAGACTTTGACCCGTCGCTTCTAAAAACCAAAGACTTTGAAGTAGCCGTTAAGCGTTACAAGGCCGGTGATGTAGATACAACTCACTATCACAAAGAAGCCGAAGAGATTACCATCGTGGTATCTGGAACAGTTGTATTGAATGGAATTGTACACAATGCTGACGATGTAATAAGAATCAAGCGGGGAGAAACTGCTAGTTTTTCGGCTCTTACGGATGCGGTTACATGTGTCATTAAAACTCCAAGTGTGAAAGGGGACAAGTATCTTGTATGAAAGATGTCTATGAGATAAAGGTTACGGCGTACACCATTTCTATCTTGATCAATGGAGTTCCACACGTCTCTATTAAGAAAGATGAACTGATTGGGATTCAATCATGGATAGAACACGAAACCTTGTATTTTATAGAATTTACTCTGAGGTCGGGACTCATAGAAACCGAGTATGATTCAAAAGAGAAGTGGCTTTCAGTCTTGAAATTGCTGGGTTCAAAAGATTTACACAAACGAACATTATGATTTACGTCTTTGGAAACAGCCATGCTCATTTCTTCACCGATTCTACACCCGCAAGGTTTGGAAAAGGAGAAAATGAAAATGAAAATGAGCACTTTCAATCTTTCTCACTTGGTCCGGTGATTGCATACAATTTCTTTGAGCATCACTATCCAACCATGATTGGAATGCTTAACGGACTTCCTGTTACTCCACGAGACTATGTAATGATTGCCGTGGGAGAAGTAGATTGCCGATGGCATTTGCCAAAGCAAGCAGATGCTCAAAAGCGTCCTGTAGAAACAGTTGTAGATGAATGCCTAGACCGTTTCTTTCGAGCACACAAACACTTGCAAGAAAATGGATACAATGTCCTTGCTTGGGGCGGGCATCCATCAACAACTCGTGGACACGATGACAACCCAAGCGAACCAGTATTTGGAGATTGCCTTACTCGCAATAAAATCTCATTGAGATGGAATGATTACTTGGAAACCCTGTGCAAGCAACATGGAATTGGCTTTACGTCAATTGTTCGTGATTTAATTGACGGGGATGGATTAACCAAAATGGAATACTACAAAGACTATTGTCATTTGGATTCCAAGAAGCTTTTACCATCGGTGACAGAACAATTTAGACAACTAGGACTATTATGAACTACGCCAATCAAATCGAATTCATCAAAGCCGAATTCAAAAACAACTACGTGGACAAAGGTCCAGAGAATGGCATCCTTCAAGGCACCAAGTATGCCGGTGCTGCAACTCATGCTCGCAACTGTCTGTACACTCTCGTTAAGATGCTGAAGCCCAAGAACTGCCTTGAAATCGGTTCCATGCATTATGAAAGCTCCGACTCAATGGGAAGAGCTATGGATGAAATCTATGGAGTGGATACTTCGGGGATTGTTGATTCATTCGACATCAAGCGTGGTGGTTATACCGGCGAAGTCAATCGTGTACCAACCAATAAGCGTGTTCGTCCCGGATATTGGTATTCCTTCCCAACCTACGCAGACCCTTGGAAGTACAACGACCCCTTGATTGTGTTTCCTGAGTTCAAGAACATGACTTATGAACAGGTGCGTGAAAAGAACTTTGAAATCCTCACCGAACGAGCCAAAGACTTCGGTGGGACGTATGACCTTATCTTCGTTGACGGCGATCATTCATTTGACGGTGCCAACGAAGACTTCAACATGGCACTCCGAGTTGCCCACAAAGACACTGTAATTGTTATTGACAACGTGTGGGATTCTCGTTTGAACGAAGTCCGTCAGTTCTTTGATAACCTCAAGACTGTTAAGTGGGACTTTGAAGAGTGGAACGACGCCAATTACCACAAAAACATGGTAATGGATAACGCAGTTAGCCTGACTTACTGATATGAGCAAAGAGACGACAAAATTCACCATTGAGTGCGAAATGAAATCCCGATGGGTGCCGCACTTTCTCGGTATGTTAAAGAAAATGGAACAGCTTGGTGGAATGGGGTCATCACGTCCCGTAGGTATATTTTCTGATGGTGATGGAGATTTCCGCCCTAAGTTCAAGTGGGAAGGAACCCTTCCAGACCCAACAAAACCGCTCAAAAGTGAGTCTCCCGGCGATTCCCCACGGGATTCGGGATACTTTTTTGACGCAGGTTGATTGTTTCACTTATAATAAGTTGATCTATGCCTTCCAATGTAGTATTATTGGAAAAATGATACTCATTTCACATAGAGGAAATCTCACCGGACCAAACCCAAAGCGGGAGAATCATCCTTCGTATATCCTTGAGGCGTTGAACAAAAAGTTCGCCGTGGAGATTGATGTGTGGTATGAGCGTGGATGGTGGTTGGGGCACGACAAGCCACAATACAAGATCGATCAAAGCTTCGTTTATCTTACTCCGAATTTGTGGGTGCATTGTAAGAATTCCACAGCAATGGTTACTCTGTCAGTCAATAAACTGAATTTTCTTCCCACTCCCACATTCTTTTGGCATGAAACGGATACTCATGCCATGACGAGTCACCCCGGAATCCTATGTACATTCCCCGGTAAACCATTAACAAGCATTTCAATCTGTGTGCTTCCTGAGAGAGCGAAATACACAAAGGCACAACTGAAGAAGTGCCTTGGAATCTGTTCCGATTACATCGTGAATTACAAATGAAGTCAGCGTTCCTTACAGAAATGCCATTCATGGGGAAAATTCCTCATGATCATACAAACATGCGAACGGAATTTGCGTGGATGAATACGCTTGACGCAGATCATTACAACATACATCAATTCGAGAAGGTTAAAGGCTACGACGCAGTATTCATCATATTCCCCAAGGCGACCGTAAAGCTCAATACGGTCGGAGTTGAAATGAGTACTCCCGGTGCCGATAAGGACATCAGCATCTATGCCAAACCAATAGTTGAAACCCTCAAGAAGAACAACCAAAAGGTATGCAATGTTCAAGAAGGTCCGTCTTGGTTCTTTAATGAGTACGATTTACCTACTCAGTTCAATTTCTATAACCATCTCTCGGAATGTGACGTACTGTTCGCCCATAACGAATATGATACTCATTTCTATAAGGGACTATTCCCGCAAACTAAAGTTGCAGTCATTCCTTCCTTGATGCTTTCAATCAATGTGCCTCCTGCCCCCGAAGAAAAGGCAATTGTAGGCGGGAACTTTGCCCGGTGGTATGGTGGGTTTCAGAGCTACGTCGTAGCAACAGAATTTCAAGTTCCTCTTTTTGTGCCTGCGTCTCATTGTAAACGTGCGGGTGAAGAACAAGTTCCCGGACTGACGCATTTGCCGTGGGTCATGTGGAATGATTGGATGACACAGCTTTCTACTTTCAAATATGCAGTCAATCTCATGCCCACCGTTGCCGCAGGCACTTTCAGCATGAACTGTGCATATTTCGGCATTCCATGCATAGGCAACGAAAAGGTTGACACCCAAGCATTCTTGTTCCCCGAACTGAGCGTTGACGTGAATGACATTCATATGGCTAGACACCTTGCGATTCAACTTCGCTCAGATAAGGGATTCTATGACCATGTTAGTGCTCATGCTAGACTAGGACTAAAGCAAAGCTTCTATTTGGACCAAGCCCGATGGCTTACTCATGTGAAAGGAGTATTAGGTGAATAACAGGTTCATAATACTCATAGGAAGTTATAACAATGAGCAATGGGCTGCTCAGAACGTTGAATCTGTGCTTACACAGACTCATAAGAACTTCAAGATCATTTACTACAACGCTTGCTCCACCGACAAAACGGGGGAGATTGTCCAAAAGTACGCTGATACTGACGCTCGTGTCTCTTTGCATACAAGTCCAGAACGTCATTTGAAGTCTTGGTTCTTGGCTGATGTGGAGAATTGGGAACAAATCAACGACAACGACATCGTGTGTGTTCTTGATGGTGATGATTTTCTCGCCAACGAAGAAGTCTTGAACTATCTCAACGAGGTTTACAACAAAACCGACTGTTGGATGACGTATGGCGGCATGATTGTGTGGAATGGAGGGGATAGCACCCAAGAAGCTTTCCCACAGAACTCCGAAGCCCCCGCAGAAGTCAAGTTGCACAAGCTCTATCGCCAAGACCTGTGGAGATATTCACACTTTCGCACTTGCCGTGGGTTCCTGTGGAAAAAGGTGAACAAGAAAGACCTTATTTCAACGACCGATGGTGAGTACATGACCTTGGAAGACTTGGTTTTGATGTACGCTTTTCTTGAGATGTGTCCTTCGGATAAGATTTTCCGAGTTGATCAACATATTTACATTTGGAACAACGCCAATGCTAACGCAAGCCGTGGCTGCATTGAGAACAAGGTGAACAATATCGGCGTGATTTATGAAAATGAAATTCGCCGCCGACCAAAATACAACGAACTAGCCATCGTATCACCTACCTTAGCCGGGGGCTTGGGGAATCAAATGTTTGAAGTTGCGGCTGCGGCTTCGTTAGCAAAGGATAACAATGCTCTATTGGTCGTTAATCCCAATGAGCATATTCTTCCAAATCAAGGTAGGAACGTAAACAACTACGTTGCCAACGTCTTTTCAAAGATTCATCTTGATAAGAACCCACCCCTAAAGACTCGTTACTCTTGGGATAAGATTGGATACAAAGAAATTCCATTCCAACCCAACGTCAAGCTGGGCGGACATTATCAATCCTACAAGTACTTCCATCACAATCAGGATTACATCCGTGATTTGTTTTGGGACAAGAACACCGTAGATACATTGGTTGATTCTCACTACCGAATGACGACCGAAGCAACGGCTATTCAGGTTCGTCGAGGGGATTACAAAAAGTTTCCAGATCACCACCCAATGCTCACTTCCGAATACTATAAAAAGGCGGTGGAATTGACGGATACTCCAAATATCTACATTTTCAGCGATGACATCGAGTGGTGTAAGGAAAATTTGAAATTTGACCGTAATGTCCAATACATAAAAGATGAGGACTATTGCGAACTGTACACAATTGCCAGTTGCAAGAACATCATTATCTCCAATAGTAGCTTCGGATGGTGGGCAGCATATCTGCACCGAATGCCCGATGCTAAGGTTATAGTTCCGTCCACATGGTTTGGACCGGCATTGATTGCGGATGGATTTCTTTACGAAGACTTAATTCTCGACAGTTGGATCAGAATATGAACACGGTTACAGCACACACAACCAAGAAGTTTGAGGACTACATCAATACGGTAGCCCCAACGCCAGAAGCATGGGCATGGTATTGTGGAAACCCCAATGGTGATCTTCATATTTTTGAAGACACACTTCTTACTACACATACTCAGGTCAGCGGAAAGAAGGTTGCTCTGGTGGTTGAAGTTCCTACCATCTATGACAATGCCAAGGCGTGCAATCCGCACTTGTTTCATCCATACGAATGGCTGAAAGACAATCACCAACACTTTGACCACATCATGAGTCCGTTCTTGTGCCTCAAAGATTTGGTTGGAGAATCCAAATTTACTTGGGTACCCGCTCAAGATTGTTTCATCGATCAAAAAGACTTTGGTCTGTACGAAAAAGAACGATTGCTGTCCGCCATCGCATCTTTCAAAAACTGGACCGAGGGTCATAGAATGCGTCATGAAATCATCAACCGATTTCAGGGAAAGATTGATGTCTATGGCAGTGGATACAACGACATCATCAACAAGCAAGGTGCATTTGGAAAAGTTATTGCCTTGGCACCCTATTGTTTTACCATTGTCGTTCCAAACACGAAGATAGACGACTTCTTTTCGGAACAACTGACCGATGCCTTAGTTCTTGGAACCATTCCAATCTATCGGGGCACAGATGGAGTGAAGAAACACTTCAACATGGATGGCATCATTCAATTTGAGACCGTGGATCAATTGGAAGGAATCATTAACGGATTGAGCCTTGAGCTTTACAACTCCAAGATGGAAGCGGTCATAGACAATCAAAAAAGAGCCGCAGAATATACCGGCACTGTAAATTGGTTGTTCAACCACAAGAAAGCATTTCTTGAAACTCTATGAAGAAAGCACTGATTACAGGAATCAATGGTAGCGGGGCAAGTTATCTTGCCGAGCACTTGGTTACGAAAGAAAACCTTGAAGTTCAAGGTATTACTCGATGGCACACCGACCGTTCATCCAATCTTGAGAAAGTCCAAGATAAGGTAAAGCTATTTGAGTGTGATTTGACCGATATGGGTGCGGTAATTCGGGCACTGGAAGAAGCACAGCCAGATTACATCTTCCACATGGCATCACATGCCAACGTGAGGCTTTGCTTTGTAAATCCTAGTTCCATTTTCAATAACAATGTCAATGGAACACTTAACTTGCTTGAAGCAGTTCGTATTCTGAAGATGAAGCCAGTGATTCAATTTTGTGGCACATCCGAAGTCTATGGACAAGTGCGAGTAGAGGATACTCCCATCAAGGAGAGCCAGAAGATTGACCCCGTGAATGTCTATGCGATTAGCAAGCTGGCTCAAGAGAAGCTATGCAAGTCCTATTGGCTTTCATATGGTATTCCCGTGGTCCTGACGAGGGCGTTCACTTACATCAATCCTCGCCGACCTGATATTTTCTCAAGTGCCTTTGCTCGTCAAGTCGTTGAGATTGAAAAAAGTAAGAGGAAAGTCATTACACATGGCAACTTGGACTCCACAAGAACCATCATTGATGTCAGAGACATTATGGAAGCCTATTGGCAAGCCGCAATCAATTGCGTGCATGGAGAAGAGTACAACATCGGTGGAACGGAGTATCTTACCGTTGGACAATTTTTGCAGAAGCTCGTTGACCACGCTAAGGTTCCTGTTCCAACTGAATTGGACAAGTCCTTACTGCGTCCCGTGGACGTAACTATGCAAATTCCTGACGTATCCAAGTTCAAGAACCAAACAGGATGGAAAGCTACTCGAACATTGGACGAGAGCATTGAATTTTTGTTGCAACACTACAGAGAGAAAATCGTATGAACGAAAAATTGAAAGAAATAGCAAAGTCTGTCAGACGCCGAATCTTTGATTTCAAAACATCATCGGGAGTCGGTCACTTAGCAAGTTCGTTGTCCACTGTGGATGTATTGGTGTCCTTGCATTATGACAAGACTGTCTTCAACCCCGACAGTGACATCCTAATCTTCAGCAAAGCACATGGGTCGCCCGCCATTTATCCTATCTTGGTGGACCGTGGCTTGGTGCCTGCGGAAGAACTGGACAAGTATTGCCGCAAGGGTGGAATCCTTCGTCTTCACTCTGACGCAAGCATCCCCGGATGTCATTTCGTAGGTGGTTCTCTCGGCAATGGTATTGGTTATGCCGCTGGACTCGCATATGATAATGACAAGAAGGTTTTCGTCATCCTCGGAGACGGAGAACTGTATGAAGGCTCTGTGTGGGAAACCCTCACATTCATCGCTCACCACAAGCTCAACAACATGAAGTTGATTGTGGACAGAAACCAACTGTGCATCCTTGGAGGAACGGAAGAATTGCTTCGCTTAGAACCATTGCGTGCCAAGTTTGAAAGCTTCGGGTTCAAAGTAACCGAAGTGGATGGACATGACTTTGATCAACTTCGGGCAGCGTTCTCTACGATGGACGACCAACCGGAAGTTGTGATTGCCAATACCGTTAAGGGCAAGGGCGTAAGCTATATGGAAGGAAAGTGGCAGTACCACACCATCATTCCAAAAACGGCAGACCTTATCAAGACTGGAAAGGAAGAATTAGCATGAACGCACCAAGAGATGAATTTCTGAGTGAGTTGCTTGTAGAAGCACGTAAGAACGACAAAGTTATCGTTTTGTCAGCAGACATGGGAGCACCTACGCTAGACCTCTGGCGTAAGGAAGTCCCCCGCCAAGTATTTCAAACGGGTATCGCCGAACAGAACACCATCAATTTTGGTGCTGGTCTTGCATCCCGTGGATACAAAGTCTATGTTTATACGATGGGTTCGTGGGCGGCACGATGCTTTGAGCAGATGCGTTACTCCTGTGCAATGGCAAACAATCCAATCACCTTCTTGGCATGTGGTGTCGGTCTCGGATATGTTCCGTCCGGTCCTGCCCATGAGCCAAACGAAGACATTGCTTACATGCGTTCGCTACTTGGTTTGGAGATTCACTCTCCCGCCAACAACAATCTCATTCGTCCGTTGGTCAAGTTGACCTTGGACAAGCCAAAGTTCCGCTATGTTCGTTTGGAGCGTGGCACCGACAAATCCTGTGTGGATTTCTACAAGGATGCCACGACAGACACGGTGGAACGTGGCATGTGTACCTTACATCAAGGTCACAAAGTATGTATTACGACCAGTGGACACCTATTGCCACGAGCCTTAAAGCTCCGTGACAGTTTGAAGGAAAGTCACAATTTAGACGTGGGTGTAGTTGACCTTTGGAAGATTAAACCCATCGATCTTCAGGTCTTTGTGAATACTTTTAATCCGTACTCACACGTCATAACCCTCGAAGAACAAACACTTTCCGGTGGATTTGGTTCTTCGGTTTGTGAGGTTGTATGTGACCTTGGACTGAACCACAAAATTTTGCGTTTGGGGCTTCCTGAACGATACATATTTGATAACGGCACACGAGAGGAAGTTCTTGATATGAACGGTCTTTCGGTGCCTCAGTTACACGAACGAATCGTTTCGTTCCTCAACCAATAAGTTATGGACGTTTTATTCATCGCTCCCGGCAATGCCTCCGAAATCTATCAAGATTTGGCAACCAGCTATTCATCCATCGAACCACCAACTTGGGCACTCTTACTAGCCGAATCTTGCCGCAGTAAAGGATTCAAAGTTGGATTGATTGACGTGAATGCTGAAAAGCTTCCAAATTCCAAAATCATTGAGCGGATCAACCAACTCAACCCACGCCTTTTGTGCTTTGTTGTTTATGGGCAGAACGTCAACGCTGGCTCTGTCAGTATGAGCGGTGCCGTAAAGCTTGCCAATGACATCAAGGGTGCAGGCGTAACCATCCCTCTTGGGTTCTTGGGGTCTTACATGCAAGCTCTCCCACTTCAAACATTGGAAGATGAAAAGAACGTGGACTTTGTATTTACCAATGAAGGTGTCTATGCTCTTCATAACTTGCTCAAGGAGCCATCCATTGATGTAACCAATATGGATAACATCAAGGGGATCGGCTTTCGCAAAAACGGTGTTCCTACGCTGACTCCCGCCGAGCGTTTGGTTCCTCAGATTCTTTTGGATAAGGATTTGCCGGGATATGCGTGGGACTTGCTTCCTCAGAAGGAACGTCCATTTGATTTGTACCGCTCTCCAATGTGGCACGCTAATTACGACCCTGCTAAACGCAGTCCGTATGCTACGCTCTATACATCGCTTGGATGTAAGTTCGGATGTGACTTCTGTATGATTAACATCCTAAACCGTACAGACAACGATCCAATCGGTGTCGCAAGCAATTATCGTGTGATGCGTCACTGGTCCACCGAATTTGTTGTCAATCAGATTGACAAGCTAGTCGCTGCGGGTGTTTACACCATTCGTATCACCGACGAAATGTTTTTGCTCAGTCCTGCGAACTACGTCCCAATCTGTGAAGCATTGGCAGCAAAACCATATGCCGACAAGGTTCTCATTTGGGCTTATTCTCGTGTTGACACGGTTGGTAAAAATCCAGAACTTTTGAAGCTCTTGCGTAGAGCAGGCTTCCGTTGGCTCTGCCTCGGAATTGAAAGCGGAGACCGTAATGTCCGTTTGGAAGTCTCCAAAGGAAAGTTTGAAGACACCGACATTCGCCGAGTAATTGAATCCGTTCAAGAGGCGGGTATTGAAGTCCTTGCCAACTATCTCTTCGGGCTTCCTGAAGACGATATGGCATCAATGCAGAAAACACTTGATCTTAGCCTTGAGCTTTGTACGTCGGGGTGGAATGCCTATGCAGTTATGCCATTCCCCGGTAGTAAGCTCTACAAGGATGCCTTGGAGAATGGATATGAATTGCCGAAGGAGTATTCAGGATACTCATTCCACTCCTATACAACGGTTCCGATGCCAACCAAGCACTTGACTGCTGCCGAGGTTCTAAAGTTCCGTGATGAAGCATTTGTGAAGTATCACACTGATCCGGCATTCTTGGCGAGGATTGAAAGAATCTTTGGTGCCGAGGAAGCAAAGAACATTTTGGAAATGACCAAAATCAAACTAAAGAGAAAGATTCTTGGAGATTGATATGAATTGGCCACTGATGCATAACAACATTGTAGAGTCGGATATGGATGTCCTTGTACAGTTCCTATCTCAACGCCCCATCCCCATTCTTACCAATGGTAAGAAGGTTCGGGAATTTGAGGAAGAATGGAGTAAATGGTTGGGCGTCAAGTATTCGGTGTTCGTTAACTCTGGAAGTTCTGCAAACATATTGACTCTCCTTGCCTTGAAGGAACTTTATGGTGATGGAGAAATTATTACCTCTCCTTTGGGATGGGTTTCCGACGTAGCGGCAATTCTTCATGCCCGATTTACGCCGGTGTTTGTGGACATTAACCAAAAGAACTTGGCGGCGGATGTGGACGAGATTATCAAGAAGATCACCCCAAGAACAAAGGCGATTTTGTTGACTCATATCCTCGGATACAATGGCTTGTCACAAAAGTTGTTGGATGTATGCGAAAATCAAGGCATCAAAATCATTGAAGACGTGTGTGAATCTCATGGAGCCACTTTCAATGGTCGGAAACTAGGTTCCTTTGGATATGCATCCAATTTCTCGTTCTATTACGCACATCATATGACTTCGATTGAAGGAGGAATGATTTGCACCAACGACCCATTGTTCTACGACTTTTGTCGTTCGCTTCGCTCTCATTCTATGGCACGGGAAATGGACGATGTAGTGATGAAAAACAACATCGTTGCTGCCAATCCCGAATTGAATAAGGATTTCATCTTCCTTGCTGCTTCCTATAACATGCGTTCTACAGAAATCAATGCAGTCATGGCACTGAATCAATTGAAACGCTTGGACGAAAATAACGTGAAGCGTAAGGAAAACTTGGATGTATTCTTGGACAACCTTGATAAGACCAAGTATTACACCGACTTTGATCGTGAAGGAAATAGCAACTATGCGTTCACCCTTTTGTTGGCTTCTCCCGACGTTGCAAAGAGAAACTACGTTGAAGAAGTTCTTTCACAAAACGTAATTGAATTCCGCCGTGGTATGTCTGGTGGAGGCAATCAACTTGCCCAACCCTATTTGCGAAAGCTTTATGGAAATGAATATCTGAGTTATCCAGTCTGCAATTTCGTCCATCATTTCGGATGGTATATTGGAAACTATCCAGAACTGGAACACAGTAAAATCTTGGAACTCTGTCAAATCTTGAACAGCATATGAATCCGAAAGTAGAGTATAAAAGCGAGAAGATACATGACTTTCTTCTCATTCGTACCGAAGCATTCTCCGATCATCGGGGCTACAACTACGAAGCCTACAACAAAGAGGTTTACAACCAACTGTTTGGGCGAGAAATTGATTTCCTAGTGGATTCGTATGCTCATTCTACTAAGAACGTTTTGCGGGGATTACATGGTGACTTCACCAATTGGAAACTCATCGAAGTGTTACATGGAGAAGTTTACTTTGTGGTGATAGACATGAACCCCAAGTCTTCAACATATAAGGGGAAAGAAGAAGTCGTGCTGACTGCCGGAAACCGATTTCAAGCCTTTCTTCCTCCCGGCTGTGTCAATGGTCATTGCGTAATGAGCGACGATGCTTTGTTTCACTATCGCCTGAGTCATGGATTCACTCCCCAATCGGACCAGTTGTCGGTTAAGTGGAACGACCCATTGTTCAATCTAATCTGGCCAACTCAAACTCCAATTCTTTCCAAACGTGACCAATGATAATCGCCAAGACGCCATTACGCATTTCCCTGTTTGGTGGGTCAACTGATTATGAATCGTTTTACAAAGAACACGGTTCGTTTTTGATTGGCACCACAATCGACAAGTATTCCTACTTGTCAATGCGGTTTCGTCCCAAGATTCTATCCAAAGAGACATTGGTCGTTTATTCCAAGATGGATTATGTCAAGGAATTTGATTCTATCCAAAACCCACTCATTCGTGAAACTTTGAAGTATGGTGATGTCAAAGATTTCGTGGAACTCTTCTCCTTTGCCGACATTCCATCAAGGACGGGTCTTGGTGGGTCTTCTTCCTACTGTGTTGGACTTCTCTATCTAATCAATCAACTCTATGGACGCCCCATAGACAAAAAGAAGTTGGTATATGATGCCATCAAGGTAGAAAGAGAAATCTTGAAAGAGGCGGGAGGTATTCAAGACTCAATTTGGCCAGCTTACGGTGGACTCAACTCAATTGAGATTCACTCCACGGGCGACTTTTCGGTCAAGCCGCTCCCCATCACCGAGGATTTCAAGCAAGAGCTTGAAGACTCAATGGTTCTAATTTACACCAACGAGCAAAGAAGCCAAGAAGAGATTGCCAAATCTCATAACCACAAAGATAAGATGCAAATCTTGTCGCTTGCTCGTGAAGCATATGACCGCTTCGTCGAAGAAGACATTGAGGGTATTGGGAACCTTCTATATGAAACGTGGAGACAGAAGAAAGACTTGTCACCATTGATTTCTACCCCAAAAGTTGACCATACTGTCAAGACTGTAATGGATAACGGTGCGTATGGTGCTAAGTTACTTGGCAGCGGAGGATGTGGATTTGTTTTGGCTATCTGCACCCCACACACCAAAGCCAAACTACTTGAAGTGTTTGGAGACGATGTTCTTCCGTTCAAGTTTGAATCCACCGGAGTATCCAGAATCCACTCATGAAAATTGGAATCGTATCGGGTTATTTCAATCCCTTGCACTACGGGCACATTCAGTACTTCCTAGCCGCCAAGGATCAATGCAATTACTTAATTGCTATCATAAATAATGACCATCAAGTAACGGTCAAGGGTTCCAGAGTGTTCATGGACCAAGATCACCGCCGAAACATCGTTGCGACCCTCAAACCGATTAGCGAGGCGTGGATTTCTGTGGACAAGGACAAAACGGTCTGTGAGAGTATAAAAAAGGTCAGGAAAGAGTTTCCTGATGACGAGATGTATTTTTTTAACAGCGGAGACCGTGTAGGAATCAACGCCGAGTCTGCTGAAGTCATATTGTGTAAAGAATTGGGAATAAAATATGTTGCAATTTCTCTTCCAAAGTTGTATGCTTCAAGCAAACTTTTAGAGAAACTATGAGAATACTGATCGCTGGTGGTGCTGGCTACATTGGAAACATATTGGCTCCCAATCTTCTTGACCAAGGTTATTCGGTCACGGTGTTGGACAATCTGATTCATCGTCAACATGGGATTTTGGAAAACTGTTCCAATCCTAACTTCAGATTTGTTTATGGCGATGTTCGTGATACAGCCCGCTATTCCTTTTTAATTTCCCAACACGATGCAATCATCAATCTCGCCGCCTACGTTGGAATGCCCCTTTGCAACCGATTCCCCATCGAAACCAAACAGGTAAACCAAGAGAGTTCGGAGTTTCTAGCCAGCAAGGTTAGCAAGGATCAAATCGTCATTTATGCCACAACCAATTCTGGATATGGATTGGGAGAGCATTCGGATGGAAAAGCCATCTTCTGCACGGAAGAGACTCCATTAAGACCAATTTCTCTTTATGGTGAAACCAAATGTGCGGCTGAAAAGGCTCTCATGCAAAATGGAAATGCAACGTCATTTCGTTTGGCTACAGTAATGGGAGTCTCCCGCAAAATGCGTATGGATTTGCTCGTCAATGATTTCACTTGGAGAGCATGGAACGACAAGTTCATTGTCTTATTTGAATCCCACTTCGCTAGAAACTTCGTACACATCCGAGACGTAGTAAGTGCTATGTCATTGGCTCTCAAAACTCCTTCAATGCAAGGACAAGTCTATAACGTCGGCAATACCAGTGCCAACGTAAACAAAATGGAACTCTGTCTCGCCATCAAGAAACAAGTACCCGACTTTTTCATCACTACATCGGAAATCAACAAAGACCCCGACCAAAGAAACTACATTGTCTCAAATGACAAGTTGGAATCGCTTGGGTGGAGACCCCAATTTTCATTGGATGATTCTATTCGTGAAGTTCTTGCGGCTTGCCCAATCATTAAGAACACCAATTGCCCGTTCTCCGACATTTGATATGCCAGTCAGCAAAGAAGACATCCTGAAGCTTGTCTCCGAATACATTGGGGAAAAGCACGCAGCAAAGACATGGACCCCCGGAAAAGATTGGGTTCAATATGCTGGTCCATACTTTGATTCGGCTGAGTTTGTGGCAGCTACAAATGCTTTGCTAAACGAATGGCTTGTCCTTGGGGAAGATGCCATGAAGTTTGAAAAGAACTTCCCACCCCTTCTTGGAAAACAATATGGAATAGTGACCAACAGCGGGTCAAGCTCCAATCTTTTAATGATGGAGACTGCCAAACGTCTCTATGGTCTGAAAGACGAAGAGAAAGTCATCGTTCCTGTTGCTGGCTTCCCAACAACAGTCAATCCGGTTCTTCAATGTGGACTTACGCCTGTCTTTGTTGACATTGAACTGGATTCTCTCAATTTGAATCTGGAGCAAGTTGCTACAGCCCTCAGAAACACCGATGCCCGTGTCATTACCTTTGCCCATGTTCTCGGAAACCCTCCGAACATGAAGAAGCTCAAAGAGATAATCAAAGAGCTTCGCCCAGACATCATTCTCTTGGAAGATTGTTGTGACGCCCTTGGTTCAACCTACGATGGAAAGCCTGTCGGAACCGATGGTGACATGGCAACGTGCTCTTTCTATCCCGCCCACCATATGACAATGGGTGAAGGCGGATTCGTGGCTTGCAAAACAGCCGAACAAGAAAAAGTAGCACGAAGCTTCCGTGAGTGGGGTCGTGGATGCTACTGCGTGGGACGAAAGGCAAATCTTTCAATCAAGGGTTCTTGTGGATGCCGCTTCAGCAATTGGCTCCCCGCCATTCCCGATGAAATTTTCGATCACAAGTATGTCTATGACAATGTGGGCTACAACTTGAAACCAATCGAGTTGCAATGCTCAATGGGAGTTGTTCAACTGAATAAGTTGGACGAGATTCATTCTCTCAGAAGGAGAAATCACAAGATACTGACAGAAATCTTCGCTCCCTATGAAGAGTTTTTCATTGTTCATAAAGCAACCGAGAACTCTGACCCTTCGTGGTTTGCGTTCCCCGTTACTGTAAAGAATCCATCTGTCTTCAAACGTTCCAAGTTCACTGCGTATCTTGAGGATCGTAAGATTCAGACTCGAAACTATTTCGGCGGCAATCTCTTATTGCAGCCAGCATACAATGACATCAAATGGATGGATATGTATGGCGAATTCCATAAATCACAACACGTTGCCAAACAATTGTTTAGTGCGGCGACCAAGGTCACAACAGACACCTTTTTCTTGGGCACAAGTCCAGTGATAACTCCCGTTCAATTGGACTATGTAAAGGAACAGGTTGACAACTTCTTCAAAACGTTATGAGCGAATACACACTTAAACGAGACATCACAAGTTACACATATCCAGCCTTCATGAAACGCCCCGAAGGGTTCTTCGGCTCAAATTTCTTTGAGAAGTGGATTCCCGACTGGCAAAACCATCTTGCCTTCATTGCAGGCAGACCAAACGTGGTTGGTGTTGAGATTGGAGTCTTGCATGGCGACTGTGCCGTGTTTTGTGCTCAGAGAATTGCCAATGGTCCGGGAAGCGTTCACTATGCCATTGACATCAATGATAACGAATGCCTTCGCCATAACATTGGTTCCTTCCCCAACATCCATTTCATCAAGGGAAGCTCCTACGATGTTCTCCGTTCGTTGACTCATAACGGTCAAACCAAAGGGTTCGCCGACTATGTTTACATTGATGGCTCTCACTTGGCAATTGATGTTATGCAAGATGCCGTGCTCGCTTGGTACATCCTCAAGGACAACGGCATCCTGATTTTTGATGATTATGGATGGGGTGCTCATACTACAGACGAAAAGCAGAAGCCGAAGCTCGCCGTGGACAGTTTTCTTACAGCGTATGACGGACACACTCAAGTTTTGCATGGTGGATGGCAAGTGTTTGTGAAGAAACTGCCTTATACTTATACGCAGGAAGAGCTGGAAGCCAACTACCAATAAGTTATGAAAAAAATCGTTTACGTTACGGGATGCCTTGGATTCATCGGAGCCTATGTGACCGAAGCCTGCCTTCGTCGTGGGTGGTATGTCATTGGCGTCGATAAAGTAACCTATGCGGCTCAACCACACCGATTGATTGACTTTCATTGCTACGGTCCAAACTTCAAGTTTATCAAGGAAGACATTTGCAATTTGGAAAGCCTCTATGATTGTGATTATGTCATCAATACTGCCGCCGAAAGCCACGTTGACAATTCCATAACCAACAGCGATGCCTTTCTTCACTCAAATGTCAATGGAGTAAAGCACCTTCTCGATCTTATCCGTACCAAACGGTTAAAGATGCCCACCCTGCTTCATTTCAGTACCGATGAAGTATATGGAGACATTGAATCGGGGTCTCATACGGAAACCGACTTGTTGAAGCCAAGCAATCCCTACTCGGCTACGAAAGCTGCGGCTGACATGTTGATTCTCGCTTGGGCACGGACTTTCAAGGTTCCGTATGTTATTGTCCGACCCACGAACAACTATGGTGTTGGACAATACGTCGAAAAACTCATTCCAAAAACATGCAAGTGCTTTCATTTGGAAAGCAAGGTTCCATTGCACAATGGAGGATCGCCAAGACGTGTATGGCTTCATGCTCAAGACACTGCCGATGCTGTCATGACCATCATTGATGCCGGTGTGACGAATGAAATTTACAACATTTCCGGTCCAGAAGAATGTTTCAACATTGACATTGTGAAGAAGGTCTATGCTCTCACGTTCCATCCGTCAACCGTTGATTTCAATCCCGACAACGACATGGACCGATTGTTGGAATTCTGTGACTTCACATATTCCCGTGACGGACAAGACGTACGTTATAGCTTGGATGATAGTAAGCTGAAAAAGCTTGGGTGGAAGAATCAATGTTCCCTAGATCAAAAACTTCCTGAGATTGTGGAATACTACAAGAAGAATTTCGTATGGTAAACAAAGACCTAAAGAAACGCATCATTGAGATTGCCTACAAGAACAAACTCTCTCACTTGGGGAGCTATTTGTCCTGTGTGGACATCATTGACTGGATTTTCAGAAACAAGCCTGTGGATGACATTTTCATCCTTTCTAACGGACATGCTTCTTTGGCACAATACGTCGTGCTGGAAAAACATCACGGACATAATGCTGAGGAGTTGTTCAAGAAGCATGGCGGGCACCCACATCTGGACGAAGCGAATCATCTTTGGTGTTCAACGGGAAGTTTGGGTATGGGATTAGCCGCCGCTGTAGGTCGGGCACTTGCAAACCCCAATCGTGGCGTGCATGTGATGGTAAGTGATGGCGAATGTGCCGAAGGAGTCATTTGGGAAGCCCTTCGATTCATTGCGGACCATCCCGTGAAGAACATCAAGGTTTACGTGGTTCATAATGGATATGGAGCATATTGCGAAATCCCATATGATAAGCTTCAAAAACGTTTGGCAGCATTTTCCATCGGAAACATTGCCTGCATTGGAGACACACAACAAGCTACTGAGGAATTTTCGTTTCTCAAAGGTCAAAATGCTCACTACAAAATAATGTGCCCGGAAGAATATGCAGTTGCACTTGAAATTCTGAAGTAAAATTATTCAAAGATAGTAAGGAAGTTTTCGTAAAAACTCACTTGGATAAATGGAACCATTGTAATGCCAAAGTTTTCTAACACAAAAGAATTTATCGAAAAAGCCATAAAAATTCATGGCAAAAAATATGATTATTCTCATGTGTTGTACAAATCAAGCAGAGAAAAAGTGGACATTAAATGTAATGCATGTCAACACATGTTTTCTCAAAGACCAAATGACCATTTAATGGGGAAAGGTTGTATCAAATGTTCCGGAAGATATTTGTATTCAAACTATGAATTTATAACTAAGGCAAACAAAGTTCATAAAAATGAATATAATTATTCTAAGGTCAACTATATTCATTCTCACCACAAGGTAAAAATAATCTGTCATAAACATGGCACGTTTATTCAAAGTCCATATCATCATTTGCGTGGTAGTAAGTGTCCTACTTGTTTACATAAAATTTCAAGACTTGAACGTGACTTTTTATTGTGGATGGGAATTAAAACTACAAACTACTCGCTTCCAAAATGGAAAAAGAAGAAAGTGGATGGATATGATCGGGAAAACAATACGGTTTATGAATTTCTTGGTGATTATTGGCACGGAAATCCCGAAATATACAAACAAACAGACCTAAATCCTGACACCAAATTGAAATATGGAATCTTGTTAAAGAAAACATACGAGAAACTAACCAAAATGAAATCTCTTGGGTACAAAGTAAAATATATTTGGGAGAATGATTGGAGAAAATTCAAACGAGGAGTTCATACCATTCCTTTAATATATCAAGTTTTATGAGACGTGCATTTGCTGACGCATTACTGACAAAGATGGGTGAGAACGATTCCATCGTGCTTATCACTGCCGACATGGGCTATGGTTTATGGGACAAAGTTCGTGATACCTATCCAAATCGCTTTTTTAACGTAGGTTCAGCCGAACAATTGATGATTGCTTGTGCAGCGGGTATGGCAATGGAAGGAAAACTTCCAGTTTGCTATTCCATTTCCTCATTTGCAGTCTTTCGTCCGTTTGAATTCATCCGAAACTTCATGCAATACGAGTCTTTGCCCATCAAAATTGCCGGTGGAGGGCGTGATCGTGACTACGGATACCTTGGATATACCCATTGGGCAGAAGAAGATATTTCGGTGTTGACTCCTTTTCAGAATTTGGTATTATTCAAGCCGACCACCGAGGTTGATATGCAAAATTTGCTGCACCATTACCTGTTCAACGGTCGTCCGTCTTACATGAACCTTGTAAAATGAGAACATTAGTCACTGGTGGGGGAGGATTTGTTGGTCGAAACGTCGCCCGTGCTCTTAGAAGTCTTGGGCATGATGTTCTGGCACCAACCCGTCAAGAATTGGACATGACCGACCTTGGGAAATGCATGATGTATCTCAATAAGCATTGCCCAACTGCTATCGTCCACACCGGATTCAAAGGTCATTTTGCATCCCAAAACCAACATCAAGATTTTGTGGACAACATCAAAATGTATGAAGTCCTCACTTGGATTGATGATTACAGACCAACCATCATTATTGGTTCGGGGGCAGAATTTGACAGACGCTTTGATATAGACCAAGTGGACGAAGAAGAACTTTACAAGTCTTGGCCGGTTGATTTATACGGACTCTCCAAAAACATAATAGCAAAGCGAGCCTTGGGCATGGGACAGTACAACGAAGATGAAGTGGAATTGTCCGAACCATATCTTCTTCGGTTGTTTGGATGTTTTGGTCCAGATGAACCCGACTTTCGATTTATCAAGCGATCAATCCTTCGCCTAAAGGAAGGACTTCCGATTGAGATTGAAAAAAACAAGAAGATGGATTTCTTTTTTGTGGATGATGTTGCTGTCGTCATAGATCACGTTTTGAAAACTCGCTCTAAAGAGCTTTGTCACATGAATCTGGTTTATGAACAAGACATGGGGCATAAAGAAACCCTTGCCGACGTTGGTGCGAAGATTTGCAAGGCAATGAACGTTCCAATCAATGTTGTTGTTAAGCAAGTGGAAAAAGACCATCCTTACACGGGTGACGGTGGAAGACTTAGAAGTCAAAACCTAAACCTGATTGGTATGGATGCCGGAATTAAGCGAATGGTGGAAGCATTGGCATGAACATCACATTTTGTATCAATACAGCAAGGAACGAACGGCATCACATAGAGTTGTTGTTTCGTTCTCTTTATAAAAACCTCTCCCACCGAAACCACCCCATCTTGGTTTATGTAGAAAACGACAATCAAGATACCGTTGGATTTCTCAAGACTCAAAAAGAGCACTTTCCTAACCTGAAGGTTATAATAAACCCGCTTCCGGTCCCTATTGGATATGCTCGAAACATCAATTTGATGTTTGAGATGGCTGAGACGGACTTTGTGTCGTATTTGCAGTCAGACATGGTTATAGGACCGCTTTATGATTTAGAATTGGGCAAGCATTTGGCTCCCGGACGAATCGTTTCCTCTACCCGCATTGAACCGCCGCTTCATCCTCCTTCTCCAGAGAAAATTACCCATGATTTCGGGCTAGACCCTCAAAAATTTGACTTGGATGCTTTTTCCAAGTTTGCCGAGCAGAAAAAGTCCGACCGAGTGACCCAATTTTGGTTTGCTCCCTTCAGTTTGTATAAAAAGGATTGGTTGGACATTGGGGGACATGACACTTTCTTTCGCCGGTCTCGTGAAGATTCAGACTTGTTATATCGCTTCACCATGAAGGGCGTGAAAATTGACCAAGTGTGGAATGCCATTGTATATCACTTCACTTGCACATCTTCTCGTGGCATTGAATGGTGGACTGAGAAGGCAAAAGCACGCACACAGCTTCAACAACAAGCCGATACGGTAGAAATGACTCGCTTTCTACGAAAGTGGCCACATTTCAAACACGACACCGCATTTGACGCCACAAAGGAATACAAATATCCCGTAGCAGCAAACCTCAAAAACGTGAAGTGGAATGATGCAAGCGGAATTTTTCAAAACCACTTTCGTTTCAGCCGGATTTTCGTTGATAATCCAGAAATACGACAGAATCTTCAAGCATCATTGAAGCAACTTCATGAGTTTGCAAATCAACTCTTGGATATTAACCAGCTACAATGGGAGCTTTACAAAAAGTATTACCGACTGGATGAAGATGTTTTTGTGGAGGCGGCAATTGACGATGAAATCGTATTGGACTTGGATTTTTCCAAAGCCGCTCCGAATGTTTTCACCGACCAAACAATTCTTCACCTGAATGACATAATTCACACTGCCGAACCGGGGCAGTATGAATGTGCCAACGGAGTTCTTACCATCAATCGCATTACAAACCACATTCAGGACAGCCTGATTGTAAAAAATCCTCCCATAGACGACATCAACTTTACTATCCTTTGAGGATATTTATTGTTGATGTTACTGTCTATCTCCATTATAGGTCTTCTCCTTCTGATTTGGTTCAGAACCGATGCTTGGGTGGAATACTGCCGCCTACTGAGACTCAATTTTATATCCTTTTACAAGGACTACGACGATAAGAAATACAACGATGTGTCGTTAACCTACCGTCTTTACCTTCTAAGGCACCGCAACTGCTTCTTCGTACGTTTGATTAGCTGTCCGATTTGTCTGTCTGTGTGGCTAGGCTTATTGGTGTGCTGTGTTCAAGGCTTCTTGGTTTCCATCGGGGTGTTTGCACAATTACCACTTGTGATCTTGGGAGGACTGTTCATCTACGCAGTCATAGACAAATTGTTGGGGTAACGCATGGAGTTCCGAAATCCAACTGAGTTTGCTCGGTTCTTGAGCACACATGAATTATCAAGGTTGGATAGCACCTTCACACAACTCATTAACTGCATCAATGACTATGCGGTTGATTGTAATTGCTTCCGAAAAGAAGACAAAGCCAAACTCTATGCTGTATGCTCCAAGCTTTACTTGGATGGAGCCAGACACATTGTCCCAAGACTAAAAAACGAGTTCCTATCTAAGACAACAGACAGGCAACTCATCTTTTACACCGAAGCTGGACAACTTATAGTGATAGTTTCCCGTTAAATGCTCCAGTAGAATTGAGAGCATTCAAAACTTGCTCTTGAAGATATGTGTCTTCGGTAACGCATCCACCGGCAGGAATCCCACGACTTTCCCAAGAAACGGAAACGTCTGCAACTGCTTGAACGAGTGGATCATTTTTGGATTCTTCTTCGTTTGGAGCGGGATCAAATGTCTTGATTGGTGCGGAGTTTCCAAAAGTCTTAGTCGCCGGATCAAATACCGGCGAAGCACTACAATGGACAGAATAGCGTTTCAAATGAATCACTTCTCCACCCCAACTCTTGTGAATCCACGCCGCCTCATTTGGGAACCGTACATCAGAAACCAAGACAATAACATCGTCTCTTGAATCGGTAGCACTCACCGACCGAAGTTGTTTGTCCACTACGTTTACCCAATACAGTCCATCTTCACTCAAATCTCGTCTCGCACAACCCCACCAAACAAGCAACGGACGAATTTTTGTCTTTTCCACTGTATCGGTGGTGTAAACATCGAGCGGAAAGTCGTTGACTTTCAACATGGCTTGAACTTCATTCTTCAAAGTATCAGCGAACGCCACACGAAGGGGTTCGTAATTGTTCTTTGTGAGAATCTTCTTCGCAATGCTAACGAAGGTATCCTTGCCACAACGGGCATATCCGCCAACTCCGATTACTTTCATAACTCTTTGATTTTGTCGATGAAGCGTCGATCAACTTCCTCGGTGCTTAGGTCAAGATTTTGTATTGGGGTTTCGAGAATCTTCAAAACTCGGTTTTTGCACGCATTCCATGCAAGCTCACAGGCTTCAATATCTTTTTCGGGGGTTGGGTCTTCCCAAGAAAAAAAGCTTGCTGCCCATTTGTTAAATTCTTTGCTCCTAGACGACGGATGATACTTTACATACGCCTCTTCCAATGCTTGTTTTGCTGCCGCCAAAGCGTCATCCTTAACCCGCTTTGCAGACTCAAACATTTCTTTCAAAGTCTCCGCAGTAAATCCAGAACTTACTGGTGTAGGCTTCTTTTGAAGATATGCTTTCAAATCCCCAAGGCGAATGTGTTTTGTTGTAAAGGGAAGAGGAGCATCGTCCTTTGATCGAATAACATGCTCCCTCAGATCGTATGCACTCTTATCCCAAATGATTAACAAATCATCATCTTCCAATGTGTTCGGGTCCATTGGAGGCAATTCGTTGGCAGTTTTTCCTCTCATTCGTCTTTCTTCTCCGCAAAAAGTTCTTCCACTTCTTTGTCCTCAAGTCCAAACGCCTTGCAAATGCTTACCAGTTCCGCTTGACCGTTCTCAGTGCGAAGCAAAAGATTGACGTAATCATTGGCTTGATAGCTTGGGACTTGAAATCGTTTTGCGACCAGAGCCAAAAGCTCTTTGTCGTGTTTCATCTTCTTGGATTTTATCCACGGATAGAATCTCATGCTTTTTGGAACGAGAGCAATGAGAAGCTTATAGAACTGAGCCGAGGGAATCTTGTCGAAAATCTGATAAAGCTGTGCCATCGTCTCAAGGATTTCTTCATCCATTGAGAGAGCACGGATGATCATGAAATGATTGAACGACTTGCGGTCGTCCTCAGACAAATTGTTGTAGTAATCCGGGTCTTGGACTTGCCGGATGTGCTTCACATGATCAAAGAGAGAACGTCTCTTTGGTCCGTCACTTGGCGACTGGCTTGACGACTTTCTTTTCGACACCTTTGAACTCATGCAGTAACATTTTTAAGTCATTTGCCAGAATGTCATCATTTTGACGAAGCGTTCGGCAGTTGTCCTCTATCAATTCAATCCGCTCCAATGTCTCGGAGAATGCTTTGAGCAATGATTGTTGTCTCTTCTCAAGGAAGAAAAACAAAACACCGAGCAAGATAACTAAAACGGAAAGAACGATAACGGCGTAAATCATAATCTCATGTCGTCCAGTATTTGAGCCTCTTCACGAGCGGAAAACTTCCATCGCTGTTTGTTTTCCTGAGAGTCTTGTTTGCCAGACGTTTTCTTCTGTGGTTTGGTAAAAGTCCTACCATCTTTGTTCAGATGGCGATCATTTCGTTTATAGGTCTTGCCCATACTACGGGTTTCCTTGTTCAACGGTCACATTACCACAGTATAGATAGTGGTTCAAGTTATTTTATCTCTATTTATGAGTATGCTCGCACAAAATGTTATCAATCCAGAAAAGAAGGGGAAAATTGCGGGGTCGGTGTTCCATTTATTTTATCCCGACTCGAACACGTCAATCCTTTTTGACAGGGATTTTGAGACACCTATCATTTGGGGATCGAAAAACGTCGTTATGACGCAAGTGAAAAAATTGGACGAGTTGATGGGAGTGAAACCCATCACCAAAGTTCGTATCTACTCCTACATTTTGACTCAAGAAGGTTTCCGCCGCATCGACACCTACAACGGTCCCATTGAAACGATTGGGAAATACATCCGACGCTACTAAATCAAGCGGATGTAGAACTCAACAATGTCATACCGCTCTTCGGAATATCCTTCCAACTCAAACTCCATTTCCACTTGGTCGTAATCCATGTGGACATATACAAGCGTCTGTTTCTCGAAATCAAAAATGCCGTATATCAGGTAATCTTTGGGTTTGATTTTGTCCAACAATTGTTGCTTGGTTCTCTTCTTCTTTGCCATAACTGTCCCTAGATTACGCCGATATACGGCTATTTGATTCTCAGACCTTACTTCACTGCGGGAGTCGCAGCGTCGGGCACTGTGGAAGCAGGCACCGTGGCAGGGGTCGGAGTGGAGACATTGATGACATTGACGAGCTTCTCGGCATTGTCAACCAAGTTGACGTTCTCAGACTTGGCTTTGTTGAGGGTTGTTTGTTGGACGGGGGTTAACGAGAAAACCTTTGGTGGACGACCCTTTCCTCCGGGCACCCAACCAATTTCGGCAACCTTGCCATCTTCAATCGCATTGGCGAGACGAACTCTCAAAGTGATGTTGACGAACTTTGGATTAAGCTTGTGCAAGTCGGCAATGGTGAAGTACGCAGTAGTTGGCCAAGTAACCGACTGATTGGTTTTGTTCTTACGAGTATTTTGTTTCATAATTTAACTAGGAAGTGAGATCACTCCTTGGTGAATCGAGGGCAAGGATACGCCATTTGGTATAAAATGTCAAGTCCTTTTTTCATTTTGCTTTGTTAAAAAAAGTCGGTTAATTGTACGAGCCAAGTCAACTATGCTTTCAACATTGATGAATTGTGCGTTCTTACCATACATTTTGCGGAAGTTTTTTCGTAGTGGCGTTTCGTCCAATTCCTTCTGAGTTTCTTTAGCCTTGGCAATGTCTGCGGGCTTTGTTTCTTTATTTACCTTGCCCAATGGACCTTCATAATCTTCATCAATGAAGTAACTCAGGATTTCAATTCCGTGGCGTCTTATTTTATCTACCTGCCCCTTGGTATGGGTTACGCCCACTTCATCTTGATATGAAATGTGCATTCCTGTCGATGCGACCTTGATAGCATAGCATGGCTCACCATCGGAGAGATTGAGGAAATAACGATCCGTTTCGTCGGGAGTAATGTTCTCAAACAGATTCATGATGGCACTGAATGCCAATCCTTCTGGCGTATAGCCGTTGGGACTGAGATATGGGAACAAGTTTCGGACTTTGGAGAACTTATCCACCTTTGAATCGTAGGCGAGAATGATATGCGGCAAACAAGTCATTCCAACATTCTGTGTGGACCGGAATGAAACCGTGACGTGAACATTGTCAATCATGGATGCCGCCTTGCAGATGGCAACCACGGCAATCATGGTTTGTGTCCACTTGTTGCCTCTTGACATAGACCCGCTGGCGTCAACTGTAATGTGGAGGGTTGCCTTCTGATGTTCGTCAATGGTGATTTTGTAAAACAAATCCTCCGCATCAAATGCTGCTTCATGAAGTTGACGACGATGAATCTTTCCCCACTTCTTTCGGATTGTCTTGGTGGGATTGATTTCGTTTCGGATTTGAAGTTTTCTACCGAGCTTGGTGCCAAGCACTATGCCCTTTTTGACTGCTTCGGCGTTTTCTTTGGGAGGGTCGGGCGTCTCATTTCCAAGCTTCATGACTCCACAGAGAGGGAATACTTCTTGTCCCGCCAATATGAGTTCTTTGGTCATCTTCTGAACCACAATACAATCCACTTTCAAGTTCTTGTCATCTCCTGCTAGGAGAGTGGGTGCATCAACTTTCACGAGTAATATGCCATGCTTTTCAATTAAGTCAAGTAGCTGTTTCTGTTCTGGCGTAACGACTTCCTTCGGCAATTCCCCAAGCAGAAACTTCCTCTGCTGTTCAACCATGTTCTTGATTTCTTTGACTTCTCCATCGGAAAGCTCGTCCTCGGACACCTTATTCACGACATCTTTGTTCTCCTTGAGAATCTCCGGTGTCTGGTCACGCCCGCTCATTACGTCGGAAATTTCCTCTACCATTTGCTTTCCAACATCAACATCCTTTGATTCATCCTTCGGATTATTCCCCACTTCCTTTTCCTCTTGTGGACTTTCGGATGGGGTGGACTCTTTGCCAGAACCATCGGACTCTTGGGGGTCTCCTTCGCCTTCTTCACCATCAAAGTCGAAAAAATCTTCGGGGCGAGCAAGGTTCTTTCCCTTTCCTTTGTTTGGAGTTCCTTTTCCTGCTTGTGGTGGATTTACGTCAAGACAGTTCAAGACAATCTCAACAACTTCAAACGCCGTCTTAACTCGGTCTTGAGTTGTCTTTAATCGGCTTATGTTCTCAATGTCAATCACGTCGGCAATTTCATCCAAGCGTGGAAGAGCAAGCAAATCCGTGTTATCATTGGTGAAGTTGATGATTCGGAACATGTAGGAATCCAAGCTAGGATACCTAAACTTATCACTCAAGAGATTTTCATCTACTTCTGGACAGTGCCAAAATCGGTCATAGAGCGAGACATAGTATCCACGGTAGCCCGGTGCCGAATTGAACACGTAGTCATCAATGTAGCGGTCTTCAATGACGTTCCAAGTGGTGTGAATGAATTTCTCCAATGATGCACGGCGGATTCCTTTTGAGTCGGACAGTTGAAATATCTTGTGTGGGATATTGGTCCATGCCAGCTTTACGGTATCAAAATCGGTCTTGAGGGTGTGGGCAGCTTCGTGGAGTGCTTGTCCAACTGCTACATCAAAGTCCTGCTTGTTCAATATCTTCGCCGAGATATAGATGATCTTCCCACCAAAGTTGACGTTGGCGTCCATGTCATTGAAATAGACCGGGATGTTTTTGCGGGTGAGAATGCGAACAAAGTTGGAGATTGCCTTTCTGATGGATGAAAGGCGAACCATATCTATGCTGAAGACCAGACCCTTATTTGGGTCTAGTTGCTCTTCAAAGAAGTTGGCATACTTATCAGTATCCAACCAGAAGTCAGCTTCGGCTGGTGATATACCTTTGCTCATTTACTTTCGGCGAGGGTCTTTGATTGGACTCTTTACATCTTTCGGAAAGTATTTCTGCAAGATGGATTTGACGAACGCTCGTTCGCTATCTGCCCCTCCTTCATCGCCATATTCGGGATAAATAGCCGCTTCTGCGATTTCTTCAAGGTCAAAATTATCCATGACAAGTTCAGCCATTTCCACCATGTTGGCTGGTGGGATAATCGTAGAAATTGACGCATCTTCTAACTGACACTGCTTGATGATGTCGTCATAAATCTCAACGAGAACATTCATCGTTGCTTTGTGTTGACTTGTGGCATCCTTAAAAAGAATACCAAAGAGATTTTTCAATTCGTCTGGCTCCAATGGATTCATTTCAAGTTTGACTGGAAACCGACGAGAATTTGCTTTGTCTAGCACCTTGGTTCCCGTGTACTCATTGCCGATATTGGCTGTGGCGATAAACGATACTCCTTCAGCAACATTGACTACTGTGCTATTTTCGTCTTCGTCTAATTGAAGACAACGCTGTGTGGGATCAGTAACCGGCATGAGAATGTTCCATGCGTCGTGTGTTCCACGGGTTAATTCGTCAAGAAGAACGATAGTGTTTGGAGTAGTGATTGCTTTAACAAACCCCGATTTATGAAACACGGTGCCCGACTCCTTGTTGTAGGTCGTGTTGCCAATCAAAGTTGCACGGGCATCTTGTGTAGAACCGATGTTGAACTTCTGAAAGGGACGTTTGAGAGCCGTTGCCACACACCTTGCCGCCATCGTTTTTGCACAGCCAGAAGGTCCAATAATCATGATGTTCTTGGCACGCATCACTGCTCGGACAAGGTACTTCCACTTCAAATCGCTAATGATTAGCTCTTTGGGTTTAAGGTCGGAAGCCTTGGAAAAGTCCATGTTGATCATTCTAGCATTATGGCACATGTGCCGTCCAAAGTCAATAAAAAAGGCGAGACTTGCGTCTCGCCTTCAGTGGAGAAAATCAAAATCAAGACTGCTTAATTGTCAACTTGGTGTCGGGGTTGCGACGGCGAAGCTTAACCGGGTCTTTAACTTTGTGATCAATTTGTTTCTCGAAATCCTTAACTTCCTTCATTGGTTTCTCAGGCAAATCATCGTCCTTCTTAACCGAGTCTTCCGTGTAATCCTTGTCTTTGTTCTTGTCCTTCTTTGGAGGTTCGTTGGTAAGCGGTAAAGTTTTTGGTTTGTCTTTCTGAGGTAAATCCTTGTCAGCTTTTGAAGTGGTGTCATTCTTGCCAGTGACATTTGCAATGGCTTTGTTGTAAGCAATCTCTTGAGAAGTCTTGTCATCCTTCAAGTTGACCTTGACGAATTCCTTGACTTGATCCCAATTTTGTCCAGTGATGAAAATGCGATCTTCGTTGCGGGTCATTGCTTCAATGCAGAAATTGTTTTCCCACTTGGGGATGATGCGAATCGTGAACAAGTCTTTGGCATGAATTGACATGTCGTCATGGTCATCCCATACGACCATGTACTCCTTGTTGATTGCTTTGACTACCTTGTCCATGTCCTCAAGCATCTCCTGCTTGGTCATAGTGTCCCGTGGCTGCGGAGAAATTTTTTTCTTCTGGTAATCTTCGCCATGAACCACTTCGGGGACACGACTATATGTTGGCTTGTTGGTATCGCTACGCTTCTCAACTTCTTCTTTGAGAATGCGGCGAATCAGACCTTGGAAATTTTCTGGGTTCATAGACGTATTTATAAATCGCTACCCTTATAAATATGGCTTCGATGAAGGAAAAGTGATTTTATAACAAGACCTTTGCGGTTGCTGCTTTGAGAGTTTGTTCGTCTTCACAACAGACCACTTTTAGAGCGGGATTGGCTCGTTGAAGAATCAATCTCTCTGCCATTTGTTCGGGGCTGACCACAGCCATATCAAAGGGCTTATTCTTGGCTTTGTTAAGACTTACGGCTTCAAACATGGAGTGAGTATCTCGGTATGTTTGAATCACAATTTTGTTACTGTACCACAGCTTTAAGGCTCCCACCACTTTTGTAACAAACCCATCATCGTTATCCAAAATGGCAATATGATACTTTTTCATCAGTAAACCAGTCATAGTTGTTTCAGCTTCCCTTTCGCAACCGTTCAATTTCTTCCTCGTACAAAGCCAAGGTTTTTTTGAGGGTTGACAATTCGGATTTGAGCGTTTCTATGAGTTCGTCACTTGCCAACAACTGTTCTTGGAGCGATTGAAGACGGGACTTGTTCTCCTCAATCTCTGATCTGAGTTTCTCATTCTCGGTTCTCATAACCGCCATCTCACGATGGAAATCGTCCCGCATGTCATTCATGACTTGTCGGACAATAACCAAGGCTTGTGTCTGGACATCGGCATCAACCTTAGCACGGCTAATCCGTTCAGCCACAATGTTTTTCTTGCGGGCAACTAGATAGGCAAAAATGCCCGTGACAATGGGTGGGACGACCGTAATGATTATACTTAAATCAAACATAGCAATACACGAACGCAGTGTTATGCCAATAAATATAAAATGAGATAAGTAAACTTAAAAAAAGTTCACTCTCAACTACATTTACTATGTCCGCATGAGGTACAGGTAGAGCATCCTTCAATGTAAACAAGCTCTTTTCCGCAACTTGGGCATTTCTGACTTGTAATCTTAGTGCCGTCTTGAATATACTTTTTCAGACAGCGTGACGCAGCGGATGCCATGCTTGTAATGTCGTTGGTTGCTTTTTGAAGTTGTTCCACAACGAATTGAATTGGAACACCATGCCGCAATGACATTGATGCCATTCGGAATAGAATTTGTTCGGTCGGAGTGAATTGCTTGGAGAAGTCTTCAATAGCAATATCATCAAACTCCAAGGAATACTGTCCTTGCTTGATCTTGATGATTTTGCCTTTCTTATGAGTGAACTTAAATCCAAACCCATTCAAATGTCCGCCAAAAATTTCGTACGGCTGTCCGTTTTGTAATCCAACGACAACGCAATACTTTTCTCCCTTGACGGACACAACGTAAATGTCTGCGTCCAACGTGGTAAGACGCTTTGGAATAGAATGTGAGTGCGGCTCAATGCTTTCACGAGAAAGGTTCAACACCTTCAATTCATCGTCCGAGAAATTTTGATGATGAATGGAGACGCCTTCATCCTTCAACTTGAATGCCAAGTCTTTGAAAGACAGGCTGGAGACAATTCCATACATTTTCTTGTCGGGGAATGCGGCGATGCTCTTCACTTCCTTGCGATGTGCTTCCATGATGAAGTTGTAAACGTCCTTCCACGAAGAGCCAATTGGCAACATGTAAGTGACTGAAATGGAACTGTCCACCCACTTCATGACCTGAGACATAAGCTCAAGCTTGCGGAGCGGATCAATTTCGGTTGAGTCTTTGAAATTGAACTTTGCCTTGTGTTGATCGATGAACGCAGCAATTGGTCTGCCATTCCTTCCATCCCAATCATCACGCATGGTATCTGATGCGATTGGAATCGGGTGTCCCGCTTCTTCAAACATTTCACGGACAACTCGTGGGACACAGAAGTAATACTCATACTTTCCTGCCATACGAGTGCGTTTCCAGTAATAGAGAAAGAACGCAGGTTCAATTCCATAGCTAAACACAAAGTCCCTGAACATCAACGACAAGGTGCCGGTTGGAGCAATAGAACTGACGGTCACATTTCGAGCATGGGTTCCTTTCAGGACGGGAACACCATGAGCGGCGTGAAGCTTCTCAGACTCCTTCATGATACGAGAAACAAACGGAGCATTCTGCCACTTCTCTTTGTTGAATAGACCGAAGTCTCCCTTTTCTTTACCAAGCTCTTCTGTAGAAACATAGAGCCAGTAGTTATACCATTTGGTGAACTCTTCAGTCGCATCGTTGGCATCTTTGCTTCCATACGAAAGCTTCTGACGAAACAACCATGCAGCTATATTAGTTAAACCTGCTCCAGTGCGACGGAGTTTACGAATTGCCAACTCTTGATGGGGTGTGGCGAAAGTTTGATATGCCAATTCACATTCGTTAACGTTGTCCAAGAATCGGTTAACCGACTTGGAAATCTTTTCAAGTTGATGAATGTAAGTCTCAACATTTGGGGAAAACTTGCCACAGTTGATGGAGGCTAGAACGCAAAGAGATTCACGAGAAAGATATTGCTCGGAGCAAGCATTGGTAGAAAGAATGCGAGAATCGTATTCGTCATTCGGGTCGTACAAAGCATCACTATTGCTGTACTTACGAGCAATGTCAATGTTCTGAATTCCCGGCTCGGCGTTGGTATGCATGTTCTTCGCAATCAATTCCATGAGCTTACGAGCCTTCACGGTCTTCGTAAATGCCTCTTTCTTGCGATCATGTGTGGCTACCTTATAATAACGACCAGTCTCTTTCTCCTTGGTGCAATTCATGTCAACGCTGTGAACGTCAACGTAGATTTTGTCGCCTTGTTTGATGGCAGGGATTTCAAAATACAATTCCCAATCAGCATCATTTTCCACCGCCTTGTAGAACTTTTCCGAACATTGCACGCTGATGTTGGCGTTTTGAATCTTGGTGTAATCACCCTTGACTTGGATAAACTCCTCAACGTCAGGGTGATCGCATGAGATACTAAATAACATGGCAGGAATACGTCCCTTTTGTCCCACGAAGTATCCAATCTTGTCTTGGAATTGCATCCAATGAACCGCTCCGGTACTCTGATTGGCACTGTTCAATACTTGAGTTCCGTTGGGTCGTAATCGTGAGAAGTCAACCCCCAACCCTTGACGATAGGCGGCACACTTTGCAATCGTATATGAGGCGTTTTTGATAATGGACTCAAGACTGTCCCACTCTTCGTCTTCACGACGAGCACCAAGAGAAATCGTAGTGCAATTTGCGAGAGAAATTTTTCGTCCAGAACCCGCTCCTTGCATGATTGAGCCAGCGGGATGCCACCAATCATTGAAGATTTCGTCAAACCACCTTGCACTCCAATACTGACGAAGCTCTTCTGTCTTTTCTACCGAAGCGATGAAATCACACACACGTTTGACCGCATGTACGTAAGTTTCAGTTGGAGTAAGTGAGTACTTCTTGTGAAATGCATCAACACTGAAATCGTTTCCTTGAAAGTATTCTTCAGTGGTTAATTTTTTGACATCTTCAAAACGTGTCGGGTTTGTTTCCATAATTACCAAAATTCTTTCGCTGCCTGTTTTTGCCGTAGGTATAAGTAGATATTTCTAATCTCGAACAGGAATGAAAATTTCCTGTCCGACAGATTTATGAATTGAGAAGTTTGTACTTACTCTGACGAATCTTCATTCCCATGCGTTTCTTTCCAACGCTTCTTGAGAATGTCTTTGATGTTTTCTTGTTCGGATTTCGCTTTGCTCAAAATCTCCATTCCTTCAACGGACTTTGAATCAAAGATGTTGATCTTTCCACAAGACGTATCAAACTCACAGACGTAAGTAATACCATCAGCACCGAAGCGGTTCTTCATAACGTGGATGCGTCCAGTCCCCGCAAGCTTGTCCTCCATCTTTCGGGACAACGACATGATGAAATCACCTGTCATGATCTTGCGATAACTGTCGGCGACGTTATGTGCCTCAATGATTTCCTCTTCGTGGGCACCACGATTTGATTGAGAAGCAGTCCATCCGGGGATTTGAAGTTCGCCCAATACACCACGGAGTTCTTCGTAAACGCCGCCTGCTTCAGTGTAAGAATTGCTGTTTTTGTCTGCGGCAAATGGACGTAGCAAATCGGCATAGTCAACGACCAACAAATCAATTTTTGTCCCCGTAATCAATTGGAGACGATCAATGTGCATCTTGATTGTTGCCGAAGAAGCGGTCTTGATCGGGAAATACTTAATGAAGAGCTTTCCACCACCCTGAGCCTTCATGTCATCAATGTGTTTCTTGACAACATCAGCGTTCTTTCGGACTTCTTGGAATGCAATGCCAGAGAAAATGGCGTCATAACGAAGACCGACATACTTTTCGTTCAACTCCAAAGTGATATGCATCACGTTTTTGCCCTGCTTCATCGCCTCGGCACCGAGACGAGCAAGCAACCAAGACTTTCCGCTACCTGCGGGGGCAACGATAAATCCAAGTTCACCCTTTCCAAGACCACCATCCAAGTGTGTGTCAATGATTGTCCAATTCGTCTTGATGGTGTCACGAGCCGCAGCCGTGTGACGGGATTCAATGTCATCAAAGTAATTGTGACCGAGATTTCTCTCAATACCGGCACGGGATGCTTCATTGATTACGTTCCAAATGTTGTCGTAATCACCTTGCTTCAAGTATTCATGTGCGTCCCAAATTGCGTTCTTCAATTTTTGGTTACGGCAGAATTCCAAGAAAGTTTCCTTAACGTATTCAGTGTCGGTAGAGGAAACATGTTTGTAAGCAGACTTGACTTGCTCAAAGACTGCCGCCTTCAAAACCTCGTCGGGAATTCCTTGAATCTCAACCTTGAACACTTCCATCGTAGGAATTTCACGATACTGAGGAAAGTATTCAGCAATCAATTTGATGATCCACTTGTGGGCATCAGTTTCAAAGTATTCAGGTGAGATAATGTCCGAAATTCGTTCAAGGAAAGCTCTGTCTGATATGAGGATTGCGATGCATTTGGCTTGGAACACGTTTCCAAACTTCTTTAGTGTGTTCACTTCGTTTTGACCATTTTCCATATTCTTTTCTTCGTTTTGTTGTGCAGTATCCTACTTCATTTTGTTCCGAGTGTAAACTTATAATATCGAAAACGGGATACTGCGGGTTTAAGTTTTTCGATATAAAAAGTTGACTTTATCTTCCAATATCATACTTCATAGCAACTCTATGAACCCATTGAAAAAAGGATTCGTCAGACAAATCCCACTTCATTTGATTGACCGTTTTATGAACCCATCTTACATTTCCAATGACATAACCTTTAGAAGAATCGATCCTGTCTAATGATGCCGTTTGCCCATTTCTATTCAACCCTTTTCCAAACCCTATTTCAGCATCACTCAACGCACATTGTCTGTTTTGTTTTAAGAACAACTCCCACATTTCTTGTTGCGTCACTTCAAACGCAAACTTTCGCTTTTGGGCATTTCGCTTTAACCCCCACCAGTAACTCCCCGATATTTCTTCATAGGACGCTCGCCTCCATTTACATCCACATGAGGTTGCGTTTTTCGTTGTCAAACTACTTCCTCGAATTATCTTTGTATTTCCACACGAACATTTGCATTCCCACATTGTTCCTTGGTTTGTTTCTACTTCTTCGGCTCGACGAATAACAAATAACTCTCCGATTTGTTTACCAATAAGATCGCTTGCTCCCGTTTGTTTTTTGTTTCTTCTGGGTATTCCATTTTTAACCATGAAATACCATACCGTTTTTTGACTCACGTTTAGTAAATTAGCAATCTCAGCCGTATCCATTTTTTCTTCCTGATACAATTTTTTGATTTTTGATTTTTCAAGTTTCATATAAAAAGTTGACTTTCAATGTAACATAGTATTTATTGTTAACAAGATGAAATCCGCAGTATGAGCGGCTAAATCTTTAACTCTAACTAAAGAAAGGTAAATACTATGTCCTACAAAATAAATATACTGGTTAATGGAAATCCCTGCAAAAAATACTTCTTTGAAGGTAAAACTTTCATCGAAGCCAAAGAAGGCTCTGAGTATGCCATTGAAATCAAAAACAACAATTGGAGCCGCATTCTCGCAGTCTGCTCTGTTGACGGGCTTGACATTCTGAATGGAAAGCTCGCCAAACAAGACGGTCCCGGTTATGTTGTCAGTGGAAACAACTCGGCTCGCTTTGATGGCTTCCGTGTTTCTGATGACAAAGTTGCCAAGTTCGTTTTTGACTACAAGAACCAATCCTACGCCGCTTCCAAGAGCGATGGCTCCGAGAAAAATGTTGGTGTAATTGGCGTTCGTCTCTTTGATGAGAAGATCGTCCTTCCTCCACCCCCGGTTGAAATTCATCACCATCACTATCCAAAATGACGCCCGACGTATCCACCCTACGATCCGTGGGATACGGGTAATCCACCTTGGGTATGGCCACACCAACCAACCATCTGGTGCGACACCACTTACAGCACAAGCTGCGACTCCCTTGGAGACCCCATTGGCTCTTCCTTGAGCGGACAAACTCTGTCCAATTCGGGTGGGGAAGCCTTGGGTGCCGGAAGTGCTCAATACAGTTGCGACAAAATTCCTACCAAGGGAATTACCAAGTCTGCAACCTCCAATGTCTTGAGAGCCATGAATTGCAGCACCAAGGTCGATGAAAAGCCTCGTGGCTTTGATATGGGAACCAAATGGGGTGAAGCAAAGGAAAGTCGGGTAGTCGAGGTCGAGTTTGAACGAGGAGTTGTCGTTCTGACCACGAACATCTATTACGCTAGTCGTCAATCGTTGTTAGAGATGGGAGTCCCTCTCGGCAATGAAAAGCAAGTGAGCTTTCCAGAGCCATTTGCAGACTCTAAGTATGCGAAACCACCGAAGGGTTGGAAACAATAAGCAGTAGGACTCACGAAGAAGCCTCGGAAGCACAACATGCTTCTGAGGCTTTTTCATGTACAGCACTTCGGACATGACGTTCCACGGGCTTGTAATTGAACAAGCAATTGCGGGAACCATATTTGCGGCGACGAGACAGCACAGATTCAATCATTGCTGCAATTGCCTCCGCTTCATCACGGGCAGGACATGTCATTCCATACGTAGCGTCTTCGCCACAATCCCAAGAACTCTCGCCCTTTCCGGGAAAGGGGATTCCTTCTTCCATGTCAATTTCTGCTCGTGAAATTCTCATTGTGCGGAAGCGATTCTTCCACGCACCTGTGTAGAGACGCAACTTGCCCTTGTATTTTCCTTCGGGCATAGTTATTTCAATAGGTTGCCATCCTTGGTCGTTCTCTTCCGAGTACTTGTTGCGTCCACAGATAAATTCTGCGGGGGAGAATGAATGAGACTTTCTCCACCACGGGTCACGGCTTGACCATGACATTGTTTTTGAAAACGGGTAAAACCAGAAACTTCCGTTGTGGAAGGCAATTCCTGTCTCACGGGTTTCAACATCTCCCCAAAAAAGTTTTCCAAATACACAATCCACAGAGAGGAAAATGGAAAAAAGATATGGAATGGCAACATGGAACATCAATCCATCGTCTCCATCACCACCACCAAATTCCATTTTCAAGGCAGGATGGCTACGACACTTATGAAAGAACGACCATTCGGCATTGATCGTCCTCTTTCCAATGTGGAGCCAGTTTCTTCCGGCAAATAGAATGGAACCAACTACCTTGTCTCTGAAGGTGTTCTCGTTGCAGCTATGATAACGAATGAATCTCATATCAGTATTTTGCAATCACAGGCAAATCGCTTGGAGAGTTTGGGTCGGGAAGTTTGACAACGTGTCCAGAATTATGAAGTGCTTGCACTACTTTGAACATGTGGGTGTCCACTTCAGTCCAGCTTCCGTCGTTGGGAACAATGCGGGACAAAAGTTGGAATTTGAACACTGGAAAGAATTTGTTGACAAAACTGCCCACGAACTGATAGCTCTGTGTTTTGAATCCGGGATTTTTGTGGGCTTTGACAAGTGCAACGACCATATCACCCTCACGGTTAAGGTAGCACTTTCCGATCCGCAATAGCTTGAACTTTTTCATATCATTCCGTTCTTGTTACCATATCAAGTGGAGAGAACACTTCGTTGATCCAGCTTGTATGGTTTGGCAAGTTTCCATCAATCAAATCTTCTCGGACGAGCTTGAAGAATGCTCCACGATCCAGTCGTGGAATTTTAGCCGTCTCCAAACAATCGTTGCAATGAAGTTGAGCCGTTGTGGTCAACATCGTTTCTTTCAATTGCATCAATGCGTAATTTCTCTCAAGAAGAGTCTTACCTTCTGCAATCCGATCACACACTTTGTATTTGTTTCTCAAATTCGTTGCGTGATTCACAATCTCGTCAATGGTATGAACCTTGTCTTCGTTCAACCACGGGAAGTGCTTGACGACCGTCTTTGGTCCTGCTCCTTCAATTCCATCAATGTTGTCTGAGTCGTCTCCGTCCATTGCACGAAACATCACAAAGTTATTGGGATGAATTTGATAGTCTGCCAAGACTTCTGCCGGTCCATAAATACGCTTCTTCGTAGGAGAATACACGGAAATCTTTTCGGTTGATAGCTGTAAAAAGTCCTTATCCGACGACATGATAAAAACTTTCCGAGAATCTTTGAAGTGTTCCGTTGCAAGATAAGCAATTACGTCATCTGCCTCAACGTGGTCTATAGAAAGAATGTTGACGGGAAGGACTTGAAGATATTTCGTAAGGCGAAGGTATTGCTTGATACAACTTTCCTCTTCAGTCGTCATGTCGGACATGTCTTCGTATGCACGATTGAGACGAATACGACCCTTACGCTTCTCTTTGTAATTGGGATAAATTTGGCGACGTTTGAAAGAGCCGCCGACACCATCAAAAATGATAACGCAGCGAGTGGGAGCCAAAAGTTTGATGGCGTAGCCGACTGATTTGAGAAAGCCGACTACGCCACCAGTGTGATTTCCATTTTCATCCATTGCCGGATTTGCCATAAAACATCTTAAAAATGTATTGGTTCCGTCCACTATCAAGATGTTACTATTCGTATTCCGACGATGGTCATCCATAGTTTTTGTTCCCATTTTTTTGAAAATGGAATACAAATTTGTCTTCTCGGTATTATTCAGATGTTGCATATCAATTCTTTCAGATATACTTCTTTATTCTGACATTCATCCCAATCCTTTTGCCATATAGTAATGACCTTATATCCATTCCTATGGGCTTCCATATTTTTAAGATTATCTTTTCGCCATATCTGGAATGCAAATTGTTTTCGAAACTTATCCCAATATCGTGGCTCATATATTCTTGGGTCTAAATGCCAGTAAGTTCCATTAAATTCAAAAAGTAATTTTTTTTTTTCGGTAAACAAGCATCAAACGGTTTACTGTTAACTCGAAATTCTTCAATAACATCTAATTCTAATTTTTGTAACAAAGAACACAATTCAAGTTGACCCTTACTCTTTATAGTCGGACGACGATTATCAAAACATCCATCTTTCCATTTTTGTTTCAAAACGGAAGAAATCTTTTGCCGAGTGGAATCCGAATGTTTATTCCATCCTACCCCGTCCTTACGAGATTGTATTCTCTTCTCATTAGTTTCTGTTGACCATGCTTTTGAATGGCAATAATTAACCATCAATTGTTGGGCTTGTTTTTTTCGTTCATTTGCATTTTTCCAACTTTGCCGTATTCCCTCAATCATTCTACAACGCTGATCGGCTAAAATTACATAGTCATCAGCAGTTCTGTTTTTATGAGCGGATTTTGCTAACCGACTACGATATATGGTAATGAGATTATCTTTACCATGTTTATCATATATTAACGCTCGAATTCTATTTTTTTTTTCTACCACTTTTAATTCCAAACTGTTGAAACAATCCTTCAAATCCAATGATAGATTCATCAGAAATAAATTTCCGATACATTTCATCCACTATTTTTTGTTCATCAATCATACACTAATAAATAGTGGATTAGCGGATTAGCGGATTAGCGGAGAAACATCGTAGAAAAGTGTAATTATTTCACTGCGATATGTTCAGACAAATCTTTGGTTTGAATAATTTTTTTCACCAATTTCCCGACACACTTTATTTAGATTTTCCTCTGTCCCGCCATAATCAGGGAGAACCGAATTATCTACAAATACATCCCCATTTTCACATATTTCAACAAGGACACCATTAACTACTCGCTTTATTGTTTTCATATTTTCTTCGATAAGTTTACACCAATTCAAAAAAGTATTCTGAGGCAAATCTTGCTTCATTTTATTAACATCTTTATGAACCCATTGAACATTTCCTTCAACATATCCTTTGGAAGAGTCTATGCGGTCCAATGATGCTGTCTGTCGTTTTCCTCGACAAAATTCTAATGATAGTTGAATTCCCGACAATGCACATCGTTCATTTTGAAATACAAACAAACCATATAGATATTCCTTACTTACATCATATTTTAACCCACGAGAAACCGCACCTTTTTTAATTTCCGTTATGTAATTGCCAGAAAGTTTTTTATATCCTTTCCACCCCGGATGATTGCTTTGTGTATGAGATTTAAGAACTTCTCGATTATAACAACCACAACTTATTGCTCGACCGCTGGTTAGAACATGAGCACTGCAAACATATTTTTTACCGCAGTCACATCTACACAGATATTGTGAATTTCGACCTTTTAATGTTCTGAATTCAGACTCGTTTTTTGTTATCCTACGAAGTATGGAAATTCGTCCAATTTTTGTGCCACTTAAATCTATAAGACCAAGAGTATTTCCTTGCATTCGTTCACTCAATTTCTGGCGAGCAAAACATCCACAAGAAACAGACTTGCCACTTCGTAGATTTGACCTACTTACTTGTTTTTCCGAACCACATTCACAAATACAATTCCACCGCTTACTATCGGACTTAGAAATAACCGTCCACCTTCCATATTTATATCCAGTTAAGTCTATAGACTTCATATCAGAATATCGGAGTTAGTCAAACGAGACCAATTCTTATGTGCATCTTGGAGTTGATTACCCTTGTTTTTTAGGATATTCGCAAGACGGCTTCTTTCTTCGGGACTAAGGTTCATGATTACGATTCCTTGACGGAATTTTTCGTAATGTCATCATTCTCACCCTCAACTTCTACCACGTCCTCAACAATCTTGCTGTTGGGGTCACGATACTTCATGACATAGTTGTTGCAAATGGCTTGATACACTTCCTCTTTGAACACAGGATCGGTATTTACCAATTCCACAAACTTGTCGGTCTTGAAGGTGATTTCACTGCCATCGGCACGTTTGTAGTCATATCCATGACCGTCGCCATTGACAAGTCCATGTTCTTTCATGTACTTAACCCAACTTGAAAGGTCTTGAATTCCTGAGTCGTAGTGAATCTCAAATGCCGCAGTCCTGTAGTTTGGACCGCAACGATTCTTGATGACTTGTGTTTGAGCCTTCATTCCGATCACTTCATCTCCCTTGGTAAGTTTACCAAGATTGGCGAGACGAATGCGAACGGAACAAGAAAATGGAAGTGCTTTTCCACCGGGAGTAATCCACTTATCGCCGAAAGGTCCGGCGTTCATGTTGTAGCGGAGTTGATTGGTGAACACCAACAGAATGCGTTGTTTGGCAATGAGATTGGTAATCTTTCTCATAGCCTTGCTGATGATAATGGACTTGCCCGTGTTGTATCCATCAACACCGTGCTCAGATTCCATTTCTTTTTCAACGGATGCTTGGGCAATGGAGTCAACGAAGATAGTCAAAAGACGATCTTTGGATGCTTTTCGGAATGCTCCGATACAAAGTTCCAATTTGTTGAACAACTCTTCAAGAGTTGTGAAAGGCACGCAGTTCACGCTGCGTACATCCACACCAAGAGCAGTCCAATATGCTTTGTCCACGGCGGATTCCGAATCAAAAAATACTGAAAGTCCACCCTTCTTTTGAGTTTCTGCAATCAAATGACCGCAGATAAGCGATTTTCCTGTGCCTTCAAGACCGCTCAATTCGATCATACGACCAACAGGAAGTCCTCCGTGCGGGCGATTAGAAACTGCTAAGTCCAAAAGCGTAGAACCTGTGGAAACCCACTCAAGGATGTCCCACGGATTTTCGCCTTCGTCCAAAAAGTAAGAGACTTTGCTGCCGTCTTTTTGGGATTTGTTGAGTTCTTTTTGGAGAAGCAATGCCAAGTCGTCACGTTCAACTTGGGCATCACTCTCTACGTGTTTAGATGTCTTTTTTGCCATAGGAGGAAAGGATTAAATTTTGGTTACACTTGGGGTACACCGGAATGTCCGGCATACCCCAAGCGTGTTTGAGTTCACCAATTACTTGGTTTGGAAGAACTTCTCGAACTCGTCGGCAAGATTGCCGCCTGCGGCAACTGGAGCACCAGCAGCCGAGGATTGAGTTGGAGGAGTTGCAGCCGCAGGAGCCGTGGTTTGGGCTGCGGTTGACTGAGCCTGATCTTCTGCGGGAGCTTCCACAGCAGCGTCTTCAGGGTTGAGCCACTTCTGAACGACTTCCTTCAATTCGTCATACGACTTGAGAGGGAAGATTTTCAGAATGTCCGTCTGTTCCTTGACCTTTTCCATCAAATCACGGCGAGTCGGATTGACGACTGGTGTCTTGGTTGGAATTGGAGTGATGATTGTCTCAGGGAAGGCTTGTCCCGTCTTGACATTTTTCTTTGCACTGACCTTCTTGAATTCGATTTCAATGTCGTGCCCTTCCGTAAAGGAAGTAATGTCGCCCCAATTTGCATTGGTCATCAGCTTCAAAAGCTGCTTATAGACTTGGACGCCGAAGCCCCAAAAGCGAACACCTTGTTCTTCTTCACCACGAACCAACACTGGAACGTAAGTGCGAGGGGTTGCTTGGAGTTTCTTGGCGATTTCCTTCTCTTCGTTGCTTCCGCTGGAACGCAAGGTCTCAATGACTTCTTGGATCGGGTCGGGCTTGCCGAAGGTCACGGGAGCCAAGTAATGCTTTCCACCGAGATTGTAGTAGAACTGCAATTCGATGAACGGGGAATCAGGATTGAACTTGTACGGAACAATTCTGACTGTTTGGGTGCCTTCTTTGGGTTTCCATAGGAGTTTGGAAAATTCTGAGGATTTTTGACCATCTTCGAATTCACGAAGGCGATCTGCGAGTTTTTGGACGTTAATTGCCATAATGGTTAAACTGTTAATTGATTAAATGGTTTAAGCGTTAATCGTTAATCGGAAGATCAAGTCTTAACTACTCTCACCATAATAAGTAGAAGTCTATCACACGAAAGATCAATTGTAAACTTATTTTATGAAATCAGGAATTATTTTAAGTGAACCGTAAAAGATACTCTCTTGCTGCATCAAAACGAATGGAAATTTCTTCAAAGCACCCAATACCACGGTTACATTTCACACAAAGCAATCCCCGAACTTGTCCTGTTGTATGATTGTGATCTACTGCCAACTTTCGTTTGAACTCACTTGCTTCTCTAAGACAAATAGCACAACGACCCGATTGTAATGTAAAAAGACGATTATATTCGGCCCCATCTATCCCATATTTCTTTTTCAATATCCACTCCGTTACGTAACCGGCATTTCTCTTAGCTAATTTTTCTTTGTTTTTAGAACACCACCGGCGATGATTCTCACGAAATCTTTCTTTATTTTGGAGATAGTATTCTCGCTGTTTCTTTTTACGTTCTTCGTTGGTCATAACTTATTTGAAGATTATCACTCAAAAACATTGAAGATTTTCAAGGGAATTACACGAATTGAAACTTCGCCGGTGATGATCAAAGAGTTTTCGTAGAGCTTCCAGTTTACGATGTACGTGTTGTCGGCTCGACCATTTTCTTCTTCAATCAAACGATTCATTGCGTTCAAAGTGTAGAGAGTATTCGTCTGCTTTTTGCGATGAATCAGAATGGTATTTGGAAACTTTGGGGCACCCCGCTGCATGTTCAAAACGTTGTAAGTGAGATAAACTTCTTTGGGGCTTTTTGCATTTGTGAATGCGAAAATTCTTTTGCTGTAAACTTCGTAAAACTTCAGAACATCAACCGCACACTGGCGAACGTCTTTGGAGTTGGTGAAAGTACACAATAGCTGGCGATTGTCAGAGGGATTCATAGCAGTTGATGTAACACGCACTTATTTCAAATGTGGTTTCAGGAACTTTTGCAATTCTCTGAATCCCCATTCATCACATTTTTGATACATAGAGGTTATCTGATGACGAAGCAATGCTTCATCAAGCTGTGGAGCAACGGGGTTGAGTGCGGTATCATCTGTCGCAAAAATTTGTTTCGCCACTTCTTTCTCGGCTGCGATTCGTTCAGGAGTTCTTGGTGCCGGTGGAGGCGTTGGAGATTGTGGTGGGGCAGGTTCTGGCTTTTCTGATCCACGAGGAGGCTCAACTTCCAATTCGGTATCTCCTTGAGTCACTTTATTTACCAAACCGCCTTCAGGCTCTTTGTCATCGACTGCGGGCACTTCCTTCGGAGCGGGTTCTTCTTGAGGAGGCAATTCCTTCTCTTTTGGTGGTGCGGGTGGAAGTTCTTTCTTTGGTTGTTCCCTTGGAGGAGTAGTATTTTGAGGAGCAGGATTCTTCTCAAAATGTGTCCCACGTTGAATAGCCTTGGCTTTGTGTTGAGGGGTAGGAAATGTTACCAAAATTCCATCCTTGTTATACGCCTGACGTTCCGGGAACCTTCCCTCTACCATTCGGTTCGTCACATGGACTGCGGCTTCTTGGGCGATTCCTTTCTTGACAAAGTAATCACGAAGAGCGTTCATATGCTCTTCCTCTTCCAGTTTGAAAATGCCGTCTTTGATACGTTCGTCTAAGCAGACTTCATTAAAAACTTTATCTAATATGTTAGAGATCATACTAATATATTTTTAGCTGTTTTTGTTTTTCCATCAATCCGCCAGAACTCGACTGGTTGTAAATATGCAATAATCTTTTCTTCCCTAAGACGATCTTTTCTCTGTTGAGTTTTGGAATGATGATACCGACTATCATATTCAATAACTACATTGGATGTTGGGTCGTAAAAATCAATTGAAACATGAAGAGTAGGAACAAAATATTGAAAATGGAATAAATAACCACGACTTTCAAGCCATTCTTTAAGACGTAATGATCCCTTATCAACCATTATTCCCTCACTTGTGAGCAAATCCCATTTACAGTGTGGACATCCCGCACCACGCAAATGACTTCCTGCTTGCTGCCAGAATGATGTATTATGTTTTTTACAAATCAATTCTATTTTATGCTTACTTCCTACATATACCGATCTGGAATAATCATATAAATCTCCGTGGATTTTTATGGCCTTGGAAATAAACACATTTAGATTTTCTCTAAATTGATTGCCGATGCCTTCTCCCATACATTTCGGGCATCCATGCCCTTTTAAGTGGTGACAAGGTTGTTGAAAAAACTCTCCATGTTTATAACAACAAAGTTTTACTTTTGTAAATCTGGTAGTATATTCTACATTGGAGTAATCATACTTCTCACCATGAATCTTTTTAGAAGCCGAAATAAACTCTGATGTTGTTCTGCGTAATGACATATCTTTGATTTATAAATATCAAAAGGATACCCAAAAACGATATTTTACACTGTGAACAGACGAACGTCTTGGTAGGAGTCCCCAATGTATGTTTTCATGGGAAATGTGCCATCAAAGCTCATTATTTTACACACTTCATTCAAGGTCTCCATACCATCGTCTTGGTGATAGTCATACAACACAGCATCATAGGTATAGAGGATTGCCCGTGTCTTTTTATCATCCAAGAACGACTGAACTTCCTTCAATTTGGGGATTGAAATCTCACCTTCTACTGCCTGAAGAATATAGTTGAAAATCTTGGTTGGGTTCGGGTCTTGAATGTGGTGAGTCGTGATTTTACGCTTGAAGAATGGGGTTACAATGTGCCCGTTCTTCTGAAAGAAATCCCACTGTTCATCAATGTAGGTCTTGAGATTAGCCAAGTATTTGATGTGAGCATACTTGTCCTCCACGCCTCCATATAGCTGCCGGAACGTCAATTGCTTGGCATTCTTGATGTCGGTTTCATCCACTTCCTTTTTCTTGAAGAAGAGCCGAGCCAGATACTCATAAATGTCCGTCTCAACCGATATTGGATACTTGGTGAGAGCACAAATGATGCGAGGATGAAATGCAGTGTAATCAATAACCACAATCTTTCCTTTGTCACCGTGCCGAGAACGGAAACAACCACGACTACCATCGGTCTGATTCAACGCCGCATAGTTTACGCCTCCAAACCGATTACTTGGTCTTCCCGTGGATGTGTAAACGTTGTACTGACTGTGAGTTATAGACTTCTCCCCCACGTCAATTTCAAAGTGTTTCTTAAACAACTCTCGATCAACATGGATTCCTTGACGTTCCATCTCCCCAAGAGTTCCTATAATCAAATCATTGAACCTGACAAATGGAATGTCGATTTCAGCCTTCTTGATGATCTTCTTAACATCGTCTGCCAATTCGTCAAATGCTTCAAGATGCTTCATCAGAGGCACCGCAAGCCCGACCTTTCCAAGACCAACCGAATGGCTGCGAACAAGAAAGTGAGATGTTGTGTCATACTCCGACAAGTCAACGGTGGTGTTGTCTTTCAAGTAGCTCACAAGATTCACGTCGTTGACCTTCGTTGCTCCGAGAAGTTGGATCGTTGCCTTCTTATCAATCGCCCACAAACGGTCAGACATGCAATCAAGCTCTTCAAAAAAGTCTTGCCGAGAAACTTCTGGAAGAGAATCTGGATGATTGAAGGAATAGTAGTAAGTCCTTCCAGTTGAGAGGTTTCGGATGAATACGACGGACGGAGAATTGGCAACTGGATGCTGTTGTTCCTCTGTGGGAACAACATGCACGAACAAATCGCCTTCGGCATTTTCTGTCTTGAAACGGCGAAAATCTGAATCTGTCTCTATCATCAACCATTCAGACTACCACAAGATATAGAAACTGTCAATTTGTTTTACTGTTGAAACCGAGGCGTTTCTTTATTTGCTCCCGTAGAGGAATGATGCCAGCCGTGACTGTCGTCGTCCAACGGCTTGCTTCAACCGTTTCCTGCACGTCAACAATACGAAAGACAATGTTTTGGTGAGAGTATGGTTCTGGAACATTGCGAACCAAAAACATCATGAATGTTCTCAGTCCACCGATTCCTTGAATAGTAATGCTTGCCTGAATACCCGGCATGATACCCGTGTATTTTGGATTATTATCTTCATCGTCGTCATCCAACAAAAGCGTCAACACGTCGGGAGAAGGAAGAACCAAGCGACGAACAAATGGCAGACCAATTTGGTTTTTGGATGTAATCTGATACACACCGGCGACCGGAGCAATCTGTTGTAACTCTCGCATCCTTTCATAAAATTGAGACGTGTCGGGCGTGGTGCTTGTAGTCACTTTACGGTCTTCATCCAAAAATAATCGGTCACGGAAATGATAGTCCAACAATTCATTTTCACCATTGGTCAACGCAGTCTTTTTATCTGGATTGTTGGTTTGAGCGTAAATTGTTCGGATTGCTTGGGCATTACTCAAGGTTGGCTTAAAACCAAATCCTTGAAGCAAGCTGTCTGCATCAAAGTAATCAAAGCTATAAGGAACACCACGGTTGGCAGTGCTCATGAATCGGTAGTCCACAATTTTCATTGTTGCCAATTCATTTCCATTCAAATCTTTCTTTCCAGTTCCAGATACCAGACGGAAATCCCAAAAATTTCCAGCCGAATCACTAATCTTCTCCATGATTTTCTCAATCAATTGTGGATATGTTTTGATGTCTGCATCTTTAGACAACATATCTTGTAAGCATCCAACATTGAAATACAAATGCTTCAGGAAGCCCGCATAACGACGTGGATAGTCTTTAGACCCCGGTACGCTTGGAACATCATTCAGAAACGGAAATTCAAACGTGCTCTTGGTTTTTGGGTTGTTCTCGTAACGAATGCGGTTTATTACTTCATCCAAATTATCACGACGAGCACCCCCACGCTGTTTGCAAATCATAAACACCCGATAATCTGCCAGCTTGTTTTGCTTCTGAGCTTCTTCTTTCTTGTCGGGAACTTTGACGAGTGGATTGTTGATGTTATCCAGAGCTTTGAAGTCGGCTTCTTTGTTGTTCTTGGCTTCGGCAGGAGTGAACCCAAAGCGTCCAGAGAAATACTTGGGAGCTTCGGCGTTTGGAATCAGCAACACACTTCCGTCAGTGGAAATCAAATTTGGATGCCCACTGATGACGCAATCATCAATATCAACCCTAAACATTGGATGATTCTTAAATGACTTGAGGGCATCAGTATTGAAATTGATTGCTTCCATCAAAAGACCAAGGTTGATCCATACTTCTTGGTTTGGAGCCTTTCGATCAAAGTCTTCTTTCTTGTTGTCGTATGGAATGACATCCTTTTTTGTGTCTTCGGGGTCACGTCCATAGAAGACACCATACCAATATTCTTTCCAATTGGTTGGATGGACTTTCTGCAAATACCTCAAAAACCCCCTCAGTTCGGAAGATGGTTCAGCCTTGTTCGTGTTGATTTCTTTCATTTTTGTCAACACTTTATCAACAAATTGAGTGAGGTTGTTGAGCGGTTTAACATCCGTCTTCTCTCCTTTGGAATTCTTAACCTGATCAACCGAATTGGAATCAACGACCAACCCCGCATAGATTCTGTCTTGCGATGTGATTTCGGTCTTGCATCGGATTTTGTTTCCATCCACCGACCATTCAAAATGAGTGATTTTTCCGAACAAAACGTCATAATTTCCTTTGGACCTAAGAATGTGATCTGTATAGAGTGGGTAGGGATTGTCATTCAATCTCTTTAGTTCATCAATCTTATCTAGGCGAAGAAGAGATGTTGCATCATAGTGGTTCCATCCCCATTCAAGTATGCATGTAAGACCGGGAATCAAGAAGTAGGGAGTCATGTACTCCAATTGTTTCTTAGAGAAACACACCCACTCAACCGATGCTCGGCGGAACAGTTCCTTCTGAATTGTGACGCTAATTTTCTCAATCTCAGGAGAAGGAACATGGATTGGATAATCACTCGTGCGAATGTCATTATCAATGATGTGAGGGGTTCCATCGGGCATGTAGCCAATGATGCTATCCATACTTCCACTAGCGTTTTGAACGAATCCATAACCATTATAGAAATTCTTTCCCCCGGAGAACACAAATCCTTGTTTGTCCTCACGACCATCTTTTCCAACTCTGCCCGCACCATTGGAACAAAAACGAATCCACGGCGTCATAGGACCACGATATTTGGTCCATTCACCAGTGTTTCCGTCCCACTCTCCCTTGGCACCATCAATATAATGAAAACTACGATTGATTTTGCGACGATTCAGTTCTGCCTGAATCTCTTCGGGGATGTTACATGGTTCCCACGGTATGATAGGTGCTGGCATAACTTATTAAACGTTCAGTCTGTTGAATTGGTCTATGATGTCATTGACATTTGTGGGGATTCTAAGAGTCAATCCTCCTTGAACACTTAGGCGTCCTTTTCCAATTTTGTTTACAATGGCAATGATCCAATAGAGAGTTGGGTCTCCATAGTATTTGTATGCCAAGGTGTCCAAGTAGTCTCCTTCATTTGATACTACTTGAAGGTCTGTGTCCGCAGGCAAAATGATTGGATAAACAGTTGTCTTATAGACTCGTTTTCCATCGTATCGGTTCTGCACCGGGATGTTTGCGTAGCGTTTCATAGATTATTCTACAGTGGTATTATCCTTGCTCACAACCCACGATTGATGAAGCTTAGATGGAGTTCCACCAGTCGGAATAGTTTCCGTATTCCATTTGGATTGGTCATCATCCATTCTCGGAGCATGTCCAAAGTTTGCACCACCAACAATTGCCCTCTCTTTCTCAAGAAGAACAAGACCCAAGGAAATCTCCACTTGTTTTGGAAGCTGTCCATAAAGAACTCCGGGGGCTTTGATGTATGACGCCAAATACTCCCATTCGTCAGTATTAAATTGGTTCTGTGTCTCCCACGTTGCATCATCGGGAACCGTGACTGCAATGGATTGTATAAGCACTGGTTGATCTTTATACATGTCTCCAAGAGTAAGCATAATCATCGGAGGAATCATGAAACGATTTGTAACCGACCGATTCAACCCGGCATCATTAAACTTAGCCACAGTATAGTTTGCTGGCTTTACCAACGTAGTCAAATAGTTAATTCTCTGCCACGATGGGGCAAGTTCCGCAATACTGTTGATACATATGCTGATTCCGAACGAAAGATTCCTATTGAATCCTCCATAGGCATACACTTTATCACCACGACCGATGAATTGGAGTTCTTCCCAATTTGCCGTGTCGGTTTCTGAAAGTCCCTTAATGGATGCACGGAATGGAATGTATTTCTCATTTACAACGTCATAGAAATACAATGCAATCTGATCGTCCACATAAGGTTGCCATTGGGTCCATCCCTTCAGTTTAGAGTTGGGTATTTTTTGATCCTTATTAAGAACCGTGAGCGTATTCAGTGCATCAAAATGTCCTGCTGTTGGAAGCTTCAAAGACTTCAACGCTGCATTTGTAGTCAACGTATTGTCAACCACACGACTCGTGCGATAATCCTGAAGAACACCAATAGGGTAGTTGATTGGTCCGACGCCTTTCTTATTCGTAGCAAAGAGACGATCATATCCATTCTTGTCCGCCTGTCCACTACTGATTACTTTGGCATTGTCAGGAACATCAACCGTATAAGTCCCACCACTAGCCGCTCGAATTCTATCAAGCGTCTTGATCAAGGCAATGTTGGTCTTAGCAACAAGGTCTTGATTGGTTTGCTTGGTTGGAAATTCATTTGCTTCCTTGACAAATTCTGAGTATTGAATCATCACGTCAGACGCCGCATAATCTCCATCTTTGTCTTTACCTAGACTATCACCATACCGAAATCCGGGGTTGTTGGCTTTAGTACTTTCCGCAACGGTATAACCAACCTCACCAATACCGGGAATGTCTTTGCTTTGAAGATTATCATTGAGAACTTCAACTGGTTCTCCAAATGGTCCAACGAATAGACGTGATGGACGTGATGGATATTGCCCCGCCTTACGAATCGTCTTTGATCCTGCAATCCATTGTTGAACGAATCCAAACGTGCTACCATCACGTCCAACATACGTAAACTTTGCCGAACCTGCTCCAACCATCATTCCATAAGTTCCTTCATCACTTCTTGCAACCATTCCATTTTGGTTTTGTGGGATGAAATTGGCGAACATGGAAGTAACCAGTCCCTTGACGGCTGCTCCGAAACTACTTGCGAGGCTTGACCCTTTGGTGTTTTGTGGCCAAGCCAAATTCAAATGGCTAAGTCCACGATTTGCCGTGCCTGCACGAAGCAATCCCTTTCCACCCGTATTCAGGGTTGCATCGGGTAATGCACCACTAACCGTTCCGCTAGGAGGACTTACTTTAGGTGCTCCAAACAGAGCATCTGGAATTTGATTACCAATCAATGTACGAGCAATGCCGCCCAAGCCCCCCGATGTATCAAAATTGCGTTGCGGGCGAACCGCTCCCAAAGCCAATCCCATACCCGCTGCCACAATTGGAGAGGTTGGGTTGTAAATACGAGTTTCGTTGTATGCATTTCCGGTTTGCAGCAAGAACTGCTTACCCAAGAAAATGATACCATTACCCGAAGCCAAGAATTTGGAGGTTCGGATTACATCAATTGGTGCCGATCCAATGGGAAAAAGTCGGGACTCATACTTCTTGAGTCCTGAAACTCCTTTACCAGCTTGGTCGATGAAAGTATAGAAAAATGGTTCTTGTGTTGCTCCACCAATCAAACTTTGATGATAGTCTGTGTAAGGAGACAGCCGACGATAAAGCTTAGTGCTATTGGCATCCCACAGGATTTGAATCTTTCCCGGCGTTGGAATGTTTGGGAAATTCGTCGGAATCGTTATTGGTTGAAATGCCATATTTTAGACCTTATTCACGCCGAAACCGCCTCGGAACTCGCTTTGACGAGCCAGAGTTGCAGACACTAACTGTCCATCCAAATAAATACCAATCTTTCCGCTTTGAAGATTAGCATTCAGTTCCTTTATTGAAGACAAGATGTCTTGAAACACCTTATCGGGGGACTCAATTGGAGGCATCTCGCCCGCAGGAGCAACCGCACCATTAGGCTTTTCATTTGTTCCGGGAACTTTCGCAGGTTCGGGAGCAATCTTTTGTGCCGGTACATTTGCTGCCTTGGTTTCGCTCTCAACTGACTTAGCGAGCAATCCACCAGCACCTTCACGCAATCCTTTGGCATACTTGCCCATACCGGGAATCTTGTCCAAGACCCAAGCCAAGAACTTTCTCCACGGATAAGTAAGAGCATCAAATACCATAGCTGCAACCGACATAATGCCCTTAACTATTCCAAGTCCAAGAGCCGAGGGAGACTTTCCAATGAAAATTCCCTTAATCCAGTTCCATGCATCCACAAATGGTTTGAGCAATGTATCATACAACGCCCCACCAATTGCTTTGATACCAAACCAGATACCATTCAAAATACCTTCCTTAAATGCATCGCCAATACCATGCAATCGTTTGAACAAGTTGACAACAAATTGAAATGCCGTGATGATAAGACCAATTGGTCCCAAGAATTTTCCGAACATTCCAAACAAACGTCCTACCCACGGGAAAAGCTCTGCCACGAATCCGAAAATTCTTCCAAAAAATCCACCAACCCGTGCAAATACCCCACCAACCGTAGTGCCAGCCACACCAATAGCTTTAACCCATTCAAATATCTTCGTCACGAAATTGACGATAGGTGCAAGGATTGGTCCGACAGTTTTCAATGCCAAATACCATCCTGCAATACCACGGGCGATGTCCATTACTGGAATAACCAAGTCAAGAGCAACATCAATGATTGGAAGAAGAATCTGTCCTGCCTGTGCAAGAATCTGACTCCATTTCTGGCTGATGGCGGTCAATCGTTCCTGATTAGAACTGGTCATAATCAAGAACTCCAAATTCTTTCCTGCGGCTTTTGCTGCGGCTTCGTTGGATTCTCTCAACTTTTCATAAGCAGCGACACGTCCCGCTAACGCAGGGTCTTTGCGGGCTGCTTGCCATTGCTTCTCGGATTGTACCAATGAAAGTAATTCGTCCACGCTCTTTCCCGTCGCACGAGCAAATGCTTCTTGTTGAGACACGTCTAGGTTTTCAAAACTGATACTCTTAGTAATTCTAAGAATCTCTTTAGTGGAACCTGCAATATCACGGCGATATGCCAATTCACGAGCACGTTGCAAGTTGATGGAATGTCCCAACAATACTGAGGCTTCCATTTCTGCATTCACGCTGTCCGTGAAGTTCAAAATTTCACGACTAGACTTTGCCGCCTTATCCAAGTCAGTTCCCATCTTGCGAAGTTCTAATGCCGTACGAATGACTTGAGTAGGAAGACGAGACATCATTGTCAACGTAGTATTGGACTTCGTTGCAATATCCTTCATAATGGCAGGGAGAGGAACACCAGCGGCATTAGACAAAGCCCCCGCCATGAATGCCATGTCCTTCTGAGCTTCCATAGAGCTTCCGGCAATCGCTGCCATATTTCTCAAGAAACCTGCCGAGGCGTCTTCCGAAACTCCCAACTGAGATTTTAATACTGCGGTCGTTTTAACCAAATCAGAAGATATTGCGTGAACACTTCCCATTTCTTTACCCAAAGCCAAAATGGAAGAATATGCAGTGTCAATGTTAACACCAACATGCATGAAATCAATTGCGGTCTGTTCGGCAACCTTTCTCAAATCAGATGCCGTGGCACGAACAAATCCCATCGTTTGTCTGAAATTCGCTGCCGCCTTGTCAAGACTCTTGAATAGTTCCCATGCTTGTCCCAAGAAGTAAAGCATAGGACCAATTGCTGCTCCGTTGACCTTGCGAAGTATTTCAAGTTCTTTACTGTATGCAGAGAGTTGTTGAGCAAGACCATCTTCAACAAGTTTTGATTCGGCACGTTTTGCCTCGTCGGTCAAAGTTGCCGTGTGTTTCTTTTGATCTTGAAGTTGCTTTTCAATGTTCTTAACTGTGCGACCCAATTCTACTTCACGGGTAAGACGTTGAACGAAGGAATTCTTCAGTGCGGAGGAAATACCGAGCATCTGCTCCAAGGCAGTTGTTTGATTGGCAAGGCTTTGCTCAAGCTGGCGTTGCACATTCAGAGCGTCCATACTCTCTTGGACAACATTCTGAATACTATTTGGCACGTTGATGTCGGGCATACTCTTATTATAAATAGCCTGTCATCAAGATTTTCTTGCGGATTTCAATTTGGCACTTGACTTTTTATAGAAGCATGGTAGATTGATGCCATGATGCTGGAAAATGAAAACACGTTCTTGGGTGGATTGGTCGCCGATTCAAAGCGAATTCTCTCCACGTTGGCGGGTGTGGCGTTTCTGACGCTGTTCATTGGTTTGCTCTTTGCTCCCGCATTGGAGCCACTTCTCTGCAAAGGGATGTACGACCGATGCTGGGGAAACGACGCAAACAAGATTCGTGTCGCACAGCGTCAACTTCGCCGGATGCGAATTGGACTTTGGATTGTCTGCATCGCCACTTGGATTGTGACTCTTGCAATCTTGGCGGGTATGAACAATTACTAACGGCGTTCAACGGCAGGACCACGAGCAAATCCTTGACTCGTGGTCTTTCCTTCTGCTGCTGCCTTCTCTTTCTCGTATCTCACCTTGTCCTTCTCTTGGTCCTTGATAAGTTTACGAATATAGAATGTCCTGTAATGGACGGGCATGGAATATGCAGCATCGTAACCTAAGTTACCGATTTTGCATAGATCAAAGAGAAGATCGTGAAGATTTACTTTGTACTCATCCGTTAGGCCAAAAAAAGGATACGCCCATCGGCGTCTCCTCCTTTCGCTCCAACCCACAATGTCCGCAAGCGAAATCGAAGGTGGAGTCAATATCGGGCATGGTTTCCCGAATGTGGCGACGTAGAGCCAAGCTGTCTTTGGAAGGAAGTTCTTCGTTGACAAATTTACGAATACGAGCAGTCTCGGTGTTACCATCAACACTCGTAATCAAATGTGCGAGGCGAGTAGTAACTTCCTTACTGACATCTTTGTAAACTTTTGTCAATCCTTGAAGTTCCAAGTCAATCGCCGATTCGTCTTTCTTGGACAGAAGTTTGAACGTGATTGTCTTCTTGGAAAATGGAAGATCAAATTTGAAGCTGTTCTCACCCTTGGTATGCTCTTCAAACTTGAATGGGCGGTTGTCAAGCTTTGCCAGATCGATAGAAATATCATTCTCCTTTGCACAGCGACCGCAAGTAATCTTGGCATCGTATTGATCACCATACGCAAGGCGGCGAATGGCAAAGAACACGGCGTTTCGGTCACAAATGAGCATGTCATCCAACTTAATGGTCTTGTCAATGACGATAGACTCAAGAAGCTTGTCAAGGACAATGTTCTTTTGGATAAGGTTGCGTGACGTGAGGATGTCTTCTTCTTTGGCAGTCATCATTTTCAGTTCAAGCGTGCCGTACGACAGTGGGTTGTCCGTTGGATAGAACCATCCCTTGCTTGGAAGACCGATGACTTCGGTTGGAAATTTAGACTCTACAGGCGTAACTGGCGGCACCGGATTGCTCACGGTTGGCCGGGTGATTGGAATCATTTGATCTGGCATAAACTTTCTATGGTTGTTACCTTTGAGAATACATAGACAAATTCTCAAAAAATTCATCATTTTTCTTCAAAAAAATATATTTATAATCACAAGATATATTATGACTCACAAACAATGTCCAAAATGTAAACAAGTTAAATCCTTAGACGAATTCTATTTGAACAAAAAGAAAAACGTCTATCTGTCTTGGTGTAAAACATGTGGAAAAGCTAGAGCAGTTAAAAGCAGACAAGAGTTACGTTCTAGTAATGACCCCAAACAATTACTAATGAAACGATTTTATGATTTCCTTTCAGTTTCACCACGACATAAAAAGAAAGGAATACCTCTTGAATTCACATTGACAATAAATGATCTCAAAAATCAGTATGAAAAACAAGGAGGAAAGTGTTATTATACCGGAGTTGAGATGAAAATAAAACGGTTGGAAGACCCGTCTAGGAGTCTATTTTCCATTTCTTTGGATAGAATAAATTCAGACATTGGATATTTACCAGAAAACATCGTATTCTGTTGTTGGGGAGTAAATGCGTTAAAAGGAACTAGTACTCCAGAAATAATGTACCAAGCTCTCAAAAGTTTCTACGAAACTGCAAAACAAAATAAAAAATTTTAGATTTTTGCTCCCTTGAGGCGTTGAAGGTCTTTCGTGGCGTTTGGAATGTCGAACCGCTTTTGTTGGTCAAGTTTCTTCTTGTTGAATTCCATTTCCTTCTTCTTTGCATCCAATTCCGTGCTCTTTTGACGAATGTCTTTTTGACGCTGAAGTTCTGCGTCACGCTCAATACGAGCCTTTTCCGCAGGAGTCATAGCATCTTCTGGAGCCGTGGACGAATCCAATTCAGGATTCTTGTCAACCATCGCCTGAATATCAGACGATGATAGAATCTCAGTCACAATTTGACGAATCAGAGACTCAAGTTGACTTCGTTTGATGTTTGACATAATTACTTAGAGTCCAAAAGTTCATTGACCATAGACTTGATTTTGGCTTTCAAATTTTCATTCACAGGAACGGGCACGGTGCGTCCGCCAGTTGCCATGTTCCTAGCAAGCTCTTGATCAGTTGGATTTTTGATGTGAGAAACATATGTTGGTCCCGATGCAATTTCATTGGGAGGAACACTTGAGTCTTTAGCTACTTGAAGACTCTTATCTGCCATCAAAAAGACTTCATCGGATTGTGGGTCGTATTTTCCGAGATAAAGATAGACAGATGCATTTGGATTACGAACGGCATCCTTTACCATTCGCATGGTAGAAATTGCAATCTTAACTTGTGAGCCTGCTAACGCAGCAGCTACACTATGGAGATTACGTTCCAAAGAAGCATCGTCTCCATCACGAAGAGGAACTTTTTGACGCTTGGCTTTGTCTCTTGGATTTACAAGAAAAATACCTTTTACATCTGGTGCCGGTGCCTCTGGTTCATCTTGTTTAGGCTCTTCAGTGGAAGTGTCGGCTGCGTCTGCTTTTGGAATTGGTGGTTGGTCTGCCGTTCCTTGACCGTCTGCGGGTGGAGCAGGAGCACCTTTCTCTTCTTCCTCTTTGAAGCGTCTTCCTATATGTGACGGTTGATCATCAAATTTAATCGGCTTTCCTTTTTGATTAGAACCATACATTTCCAAATAGTCTCTTACTGCCTCGGCATATGAAAGTCCATGCTTGGACATTAAATCTTGAACAAATGGCAAATCTTTTTCCGGAATCTTAAACGTATCTGCATAAGTTTTAGCGTCCATCTCAGATTCATTGACTTGAGTCAAAACTTCCTTTACGCAGGCACGGATGATGTATTCCAAGAGTTCTTGCTTCATATGGTTATAAATATCGCAAGGCACAAGTAAAGTACAACAAAAAAGCCCCACATCATGCGGGGCTTTCTTGAAAGAAACGAATCCTTAGTACTGGAGGATTGCGTAATCGTAGCTCAATTGGAGCGTGATGATTACGGGGTCTCCACTGTCCGTCCAGTTAAGTTCACCACCATCAAAGGAGGTAGGGAAGCAACCCTTGAGAGTCCATTCCTCAACCTTATCACCAACGGGACCAAGAACGTCGATGGTGACTTCCTTTTTATAGAAGTCTTGATAGCCGTCACGACCAGTGACAGATTCGTGAGAGAGACGGAACCATTCAAAAACGGTTTGAGCACCCGAAGGAACAACGGGGTCGTAAAGTTCCACGGTAATCTGATCCCATACCGTCTTTCCTTTGTAGAACCATTGGAGATTGATGTAATCAATGGTCTTACGCTCCTGCGTCCACTTTGGGCGGTCAGTCTTGCGAATGAGGTAGGTTGGAATGCCGTCAATATACATCAGGAAGCGATTCTTGGTCTTTGGCTCCCAGATCGTATAGAACATTTCATTATTTGTGAGAAGGTCTGCCATAATAGGTTCGTTTTGTTTTCGTCTCTAGGTTATAAATATATGCCTGTCACGAGAATAATTCAGAAAATTGTGTGTTATTCCTCCTCTTTCATTTTAGGAGTTTTTCGCTTGGAATACCACTTAATCCGCCATCTTTCGCCGGGAATGTGAAGTGGGTCTTTTTTGATGTCTTTCTGATGAACCCACCCAAATCCTTCTGTTACATCGTCGGGAGCGGTGTATCCTCCTTGACTTGCTACAGCGTTGAGGGTAGCTGTTCCACCTTCAATAAACATTGCCGCCAAGTCACTACGTCTATGAACGACATTCAATGCCTTGTCACATGCATAAAGTTTTTCTTCGGGAGTTTGGGCGTTGAAAATGTCAACGTAAATGTGCTTCAATGGCTCAAGTCCATAATCACTAAGTCTCCAACTTCCTTCTTCGTCTGCAAAATAACTGGTCATCCAATCTTCCCATTCTTCATCCGAAAACTCATATCCATTGTCAGCCAATTCTGGACGAACATCATGAGAAGTATGTCCCATCATTTCAGTAGATGCTTGAAGACGAGCAATGTTAGTCATAATCTGATCGGCAATCTTATCAAGATCATTTTCCTTGATGCGATGATATTTTCCAAATTGGAGCCATACACGTTTCAATAAAGAGGCGGGTACAGTCTTCCAAGGAACTCTGCCTTTTCCTTGGCTTTGTTTCAAAAGCCGTGCCAAGTCCTCTAACTCTCGGTCACGGCGTTCGTGAAAATCGACGGCAGCATCATAACCGGCGTCGTGTCCCTCCATGACCGGATCGTTGATGTATTTAAGTCTTCGCTTCAGTTCAGCAACATACAACTTTATCCTTGCTTCAAATGTTGGAATTTGTGCTGCCCATCGTTCATCCCGCCGAGCAATTTTTAGAAAACTTCTATCTTTTGCAATGAGCGACTTCAAATTTCCAAGAGTAAGCTTGGACATGTCATAGTCTGTTTTTGTCTGGATTCAGAGCAGTATGGTCGGGATGTTTAGCAGGAATCTCTTTCTGAGTAATTTCATCCACAGTCATTTCTTGATCGTATGTCGCCGTGATTGAATCCTTTAGTTGCTTGACAAGTCCCTTCGCTCGGAGGATTTTGTAAACAATGTTTTCAACACTCAATTCTCCACCTGTATCAAGTCCATATTGACGATAGTCATCCAAGAAGTCCTTGGTCTTTTTCATCTCTTCCCTATTACCGGATTTGAGTGCAAACTCAACATACTTCTTCATCTCTCCAAATTTTTGTTGAATAAGTGACTTGTCGATGTTGACGTTGATTCTTCGTGGTTGACGAATCCATTCATCCTTCACCAAAGAGTAGATACCCATCACATATGGCTTCTCAGCCTTTACACTTTGGATGTTGATTTCTACCTTGTGACCTTTGACAAAAATGTTGTGCTCTTTGTTCCAAGCAGCCCCGGCAGCTTTAGCAACTTTGGAAGCAGTTTCGGGCGGCATTTTTAATGCCGAAAAATCAATGATGATATGAACATCGGCATCGCTTTCAGGCGTCCAGTTGTAGTTGGCAATAGACCCCATCAACCAAACATCAATAATTGGTGCAGCGAATTTTGTCTTCTTGTAAAAATCATATGCGGCTCTAAGAAGATTCACACGAACTCGTGGGTCAAGATGTTGACATTCATCCCACAAATCGGGACATAGTGTTTCGTTGTAAATTCGGAATGCGGCTTCGTTGCAGTTCACAGCCGACATTTCACCACCCGGTTCTTGTTTGGAATACTTTTCCTCTCCACTTGGAATGTCAATCTTCTCAGTGAGATATTTACGAAGCCAAGGAGCAACCGTATTGGGATCAATTGGAGGGCGGTCAATCAGACCTTTGCACTCAGAATGTCTCCAAGTTTTTCCACCATCTTCGGTGTACTCATGACGCTCGTAGATTTCCTTTTTGCAATGTGGACAGACATCAAATTCCTCTACACGAGTGCCCTTCTCAACCATCTTAATAGGAGAGTTCTCAAAGAACTCAATGATGGTTTCGTTAATGACTCTCTGTAAATCCTTGTCCATACTTTATAAATATCACTTCTTGAAGCGTTTCACGATTTCTGAAAGCTTGATTGGTCCCGCAATATCCTCCAAATCTTCAATGGTCTTTTTATATTGACGGGAGTCGTGGAGAATGCCGTATCCACCTTGTTGATTCCATTGTTTGATGGTAACTGCTACGTCGTCCACCAAAATGGTATTTTTGGCAGCAAACTCTTGTTTACGGTGTTTACCGGGAACTATAAAAATTCGGTCAGAAGGAAGGGATGGAATATGCTTCTTTAACCATGCCCTTTTACCAGTGGCAACGACCGCAGCCTTCTCTTCGTTCGTTGTACCAGCCGAAGACAGGATACAGACCCTTTCGAATAAACGAGAAGAGGCTTCCCATAGTTCTTTTCCTCCATGAATCCAATCCAAACCTGCCCAAAACTTTGCTCCCGCTTGAAGGTATTGATCACGAGCGGCTGCATCTCCCTTATCCTGAGCAAATTGCTTCAAATCCATGCCATTTGAAAGCTTGGAGAATCCTCCATTGAAATCAACCAACACACCATCCATGTCTAGGTACAGGATGTAGTCATTATTTTTACTGGCGGGAGGAGCTATTGTTGCTGCGTCATTCATACTTGTTTATAAAAACTTGACAGGAAATTTTCATCCTGTTATAATTCGAAGTACTTCGATTCGAAAGAATAAGTACTAAGAAATAAAGAATGAAGATCAGGATATTCGATATACAGGGAGTTTTCAGAATCGTCGCCCATAGCTGCTCCCAAAACTTGCCGCCCACTGAGTCAATTTGTCATTGAACTTGGACCAAAATCCTTCCTGCCCTACCATTTTATACCCACGTACAAAATCCGAGGGGTATCCGCTCAAATTACGTTTTTTACCTTGTACCTTGTCATTAGTTGCTAACTTCAAGCCAGACATAAAGGCTACGTTCTGCCGATCTTCATCGGAAATGCTTCCTTTGAGTGCTTCTTGCAAAGCTCCCAATTTGAACTGATCAGTATCTCCACCAGTCTTTCCCTTGTCTTCGGGCTTCTTGGTAGATGGGTTTCCTTTACTGAAAGTTGGAATGTTTGTAGATTTTCCCATTGGGGTAGATGCATCAATTTTCTTTCCCTTGTTTCCATAGAAATCAAAATCTTCTTCCTCTTGCAGAGCACCCAATTTGAACTTGTCGTCCTGTTTATCATCGTCGGATGGTTTTCCAACGGGCTTTTTGATCAAAGGAATTCCGGTTTGTTTTCCATGTGGAGTAGATGCGTCAATCTTCTTACCCAAATTACCATAGAAATCAAAATCATCTTCTTCAGCAATTGGCAAGTCTTTCAAATTACCACCGGCGTCACGGTCGTCCGTTCCTTCTCCTTCGGGTGGTTGTATGAAGGCAGGCTTATCCGTTGCAAATGTAGATGCCGGGGCAGTTGGTACATCAAGTTGAGCCAACATGTGTGGAGACATCACAATTTTTTCAAGTCCCTCCGAAATAGTTCCCGTCCAAACCACAGTAGTTTTTCCAACGCCCTCTGTCATTTCGTGTTCTTGATCTCTCAAATCTCGGATGTCTTTATCAACAAATTGACGCAGAGCATCAGCATTCTTTGCCTTGTCAACAACCCCAAACGCTCGTGTGAGTTCACTGTGATAGTTTGGAAGCTTGTCCATCACTCGTGTTTGAGTGTTATGTACAGCGTTGTTAATTTGATTGATCCACAGAAATTTGTCTTTGGCTGAGTTGGCTTTTGCAAGGTTGATCAAAAATTCACCAACCATTTCCCACTTATCATTTCGGCGTTGCATGTCCGAGCGGAGGGTCTTTTTCATCAAACCCAATAGAGTTTCTGGATTTGCAGTATCGAGATTTTGTCCGCTTGGGAAGTCGGCATCCACACGTTTGCGGGCAACGTATTTGGCAATTTGCTTTGCCATTATTCGGGTGAAAAGCTTAACGTATTTTGCCTTAAACTGATCTAGATAGTAGTTGAGAATTTCTTTTCCATATTGAGTCTCAACCGATTGGGGATTGTTTACGGCGGTATGCCAAAGATAGTAGAAGTTGTAAACGTCCCGTGGGGTTAACGATTCAGCATCATGAATCTCTCTAAGTAGGTGTTTGAACTTGGTCATACGTTTATAAATATGATCAAACTGACCAAATATGGGGTTATAATTAGAGCAGATTGGCGGGATCAAACGGATTGACCGTTTCTTCGTCCAACCACTCTTTCATTGCCGCAGGAAACTTTTTGAAGTACCCCATCTTAGTCAAAAGAAGCTCAAGCCGAGGGCTTTTCATATTCTTCAACTGCTTAGGAGTCATTTTGACTGTTTTTCCATTTGGCTTTTCCCATGTGATAACTCCTGTGTCATCAAATGTTGCCTTGCCCAATTCTTGTTTTCCGGGTTTGGATGGAGCCTTTTCCGGTGTTGGTTTTTCAGTAGAAACTGGTGCAGTCACAGGTGCCGAAACGGGGGCGGACACCGGGGCAGTCACGGGTGCTGATACAGGAGCACTTACTGGTGTAGAAGATGTGGAAGTTGTTGCAGTAACTCCCGACGCTTTAGACAAAGCAAGCTTCAGATACTCCTCCGTTGATGCTTTTGGTCCAAGTTCATCTACGGCTGATTGAACTGCCTTCATAGAGGCAATGGACTTATGACCAAGAGTTCCAAGAGCTTTTACAGCATCCATTGCAGCAGGAATCTTGTCTATTGTAATCTCTTCTTTTGGAGTTGAATCCATTGGGAATTTTTTGAAGTATCCAATCTTCTCCAACGAAGAAGTCCATCGTTCACGTTCCGAAGCATCCTTACTTGTAAGGTGTGCTTTCAATTCTTCTTTTGATACTGCTACCGTTGTTCCATCACGTTTGACACGGAATACATTTCCATCGTCATCATGAGTGAGTTGGAATGGTTTTGGTTTGAATTCCATTCGTTTACGACTGACCGTAGCGTAAAGTGATCGTTGAAGTTGATCGGTCTTTTTCTCGGTGGAAGCAATCAGTTCGGGATTAGCTCCCGCAATCAATTTGTCAGCACCTTGATTAGCCTGTGTCAAGAGTGTTTTGATACTAAACTTGTTAGACTCTGGATTACGTGGATTGACTTGGTTGTCCCAAAACTTGAAGAGAAGAATTTGCCCACCTTTGGATTTCGTTGCGGGTTCGTTTTTCTTTTCTCCTCGTGGAGTGTACTTCACGTAAATGCTATTTTCATGACTTGCGTTGCTCCAAGTGACTTGAATATCACTCGTCGTTTTACTGCGACGATTTACGAAGGTAGCCTTGCTCTTGTCATGGATTGGAACATCAATGGCAAAATTACGTTGCTTTCGATAAAGAGAGTGAAAATTGTAAAGGAATTCGTGGTTTTCTCCACTTGCGTCATCTTCAACATCTCCTGTGGGATCGGACGCATCTTTTTCAGCCGCAGGTTCGGGTTCATCTGCTTCTTTGGTAATGGATGGTTCATTCCAATTTTGTGGCAATGGATCAAGTCCCGGTCCTCCATCTTTAGATGGTTTGAAAAATGCCGCAGCAAGTTTTTCATCACCCTTAACTGCTTCAATTAGAATGTCAATTACATTTGAAGTTAGAACAACAAAATCATCTTCCGCAGACTTTGCTTGAAGAGGCTCATTTTCAGGTTTCGCCGTTGCTGTAGCATCAGCAGGAGATGGTGCAGTGGGTGGTGCCGCAAGTGTTGGTGGTGGGGTAGTTGGAGCAGAAGGGGCAGGAACCGAGGGACCAACCGACTGTTCAACTTTGTTTATGACGTTTGCCCACTTTGTATTTAGATTACTAACAACTCTCTTGATGTAATCCTTTGGTGCTCCCGTAACTTTCATTGCATCCGTAATGAATGTATCGTAAGCACCTTTGATTTTGTTTGTGTAAGCATCAATAATTTTCTTTGGGTCGTTGGAATACAAAGCTTTGTTTAGAGCCATGTCTCTTGTGAAGAGACCTTCCTTTAACAATTCTCCAAGTTGAGAACGATTGCGAGGAGCCAAAACACTATTGGCTACTTGATGCTGACGAAATTGAGATGGAACCAATAAGTCATACAATCCCTGAAGCTTTTGGATTTCCGATTCGTGTTGAGGGGTAAGTCCGGGTCGCATTTGTCCAAGGCGATTGGCGACGCTGTGTGGACCTTCGGAAAAATCCTTCAGTACAGGAATTATTTTCTTGAGGAAAGTGTTGAAGAGAGACTCAACCTTTGTGTAGTTTGGGTCTGCAAATGAACCACCTGCGACGGAACCCAAACGTTGGAGGGCGGAACTTCCTCGTGAGAAAATTCTGTCGCCTAGACCTTCATCAATGTGAGGAGAACCCGCAATGTTTTGTAAATACTCTTGGTCTGCCATAACGTATAAATATAGCTGAACGTACTCTCAAAGTCAACATTCTATAAAACAAAAAGGCGGGCACTAAGCCCGCCTTTTTGGTGAGTTTTGCATTATGCCGTTGGGAAGGAAGCTCCCGTTGGAAGGACATTGAAGTCCAACACGATGAATTCCGCAGCCTTGGTTGGCTTGAGCCAGATTTGACCATAAAGGATGTTACGGTCGATCAAGTCTGCTGTGTTGTTACTTGCGTCCATCACGACTTGGAAGGCATACAGACCACTACGTTGCTGCACGCTTTCCAGATAAGGATTCACAATTGCCAAGAACTTGTTGCGGGTTGCCGCAGTGTTTTGTTCAAACACCAAGAACCTAGCCGTAGAAGCGAAGAACTTCTTGATTTCAATCAACAGCCTACGAACGTTGATACGGTCAAGTGCCGAAGATTCAACCTGCAAGGTCTTCTGTCCCCATGCCACAATTCCTTGTCCGGGGAATGCTGCGATTGGGTTAACACGACCTTCGTAGAGCGAATCACGCTCAACGTGAGTTGTGCGGTCAGTTACTTGAACTGCCTGTGGGATACCACCACGGTTCAAGCCTGCTGCTGCCCACCATTCACCCGCAACACGGTCGTTAGCGGCGTAAACTGCTGGCATCACAACGGATGGAGGAACGGTCACGATTTGGTTGATATTCGTGTCCTTGATCTTGATCCAAGGATAGTATGTTCCTGCATAGCTTGTGTCGAATTCCTTGGCAAGATTGACCACTTCATCGATCTGACCAGCCGTTGGATTACCATCGTCTTGATACAGATCGGGGATGTAGAAACAATCACCACGGCGTTCGCACATTTCCAGAGTGATGATAGTCACGTAGGAGTGCAACGAGTAGATGATACCCGGAGTCACAATGAGATTGATGTCAAACTCGTCTGCATTGCCGAGGGCACCAATACACTGATTGTAAGCAATCGATCCTGCCGTTGTGCTCGAAGCACAGTTCAAACCTTGGGTGTTGCCCGCAGTAATGTCTGCACCTGTGTTCAGCGGAATAGCTGGCGATTGACCGTCAAAACCACCTTGGAAGCCGAAGACGAACTTACGCATCTTGACGTAGGTGGTTTCTTTCGATGCATCGTATGTTGATGGAACCACATTGCTTGAAGCAATGAACGACCCCGTTCCAACACCGTTTGCACTGATTTCTTCGTCAAGAGCAAATACTACGTTGTTTCCGATAGTTGCATCCACTGGCAGTGGTGCGAAGTACTGGAGATTGTCTCTCCAATGCTCAACTCCTGCCGAAGAAGTTGGATACAGTGCGGATAGTTGAGCATCAGCACCAACCGGAGGACCATTGAAGTCCACACCAGATGGATACTTGCCGGGGAACAATCCATAGACAGATGCTTTTGTATATCCAACTGCGTGACATTGCTGTCCGAGTGCTCCGTTGACCGGAGTCACATAAGCTTCAAAGCCGTATGGGACCGAAGACTTTGGATATGGATTATCTGCTGCCTCAACACGAACATAGTTGCTGAGGTTGTCGTAAGTTCCGAATTCAATGATCTTTCCATCGAAACGGATGTAATTGTACCTGTCACCAATACGGCGAGCAACGAAGTTCGCAGAGGTTGGGTCAAGGTTAAGATTGTTGAATTGTTCCAAAATCTTTGGCTTCTTGTCGGTGTCGCTGTAGTCACGAACCGTCAGAGTGAAAGTTCCCCAATCGCTTCCTGCCACAGTTCCGGCAAGACGGACGTTGGAGATTTCAATCTTGTAGGACGTGTTCATGTTCGTACCGTCGCTCAGAGTCAACAAGCGGAACAGTGGGAAACGGGTTGGGTTTCCACCATTGAACGGTGCGATTTGCTGAGACACAACCCAAGGAGTTGCGGCGTTGGTCAAGCCAAACGAAGAATCTCCGTTGGTCAAATCCAGCGAGTACTGGTCAGTGAATTGGAGAGGTTCTCCGTTCCAAGAGCCAGAAGGCATTGCATCACCATGAATTCTCCATGAAGATGGATCATTTGCGATAGATGCGATGTCATCTTCAAAAATCTTGTAGAGATATGCAGCTTCAATCTTTGTTCCAGCGGCATGGGTTTCTGGGTCTCCTGCTCGTGGGTCGTGTCCGAATACATTCGTGATGTATTTGACGCTATCCGGGTCAAGCGAGAAATTGTAGATACCATATCCACCGTCTTCGGATTGGCTGAGTGCAAGGTCAAATGCCACTCCTACAGCATCGCTGCCAGAAGGAGATGGAGCATAGCTTTGAACAGACCCCAAGAAACCGGGAGCCTGAAGCTGTGCGTTGATCGTTGCGTTTTGAGTGTCGGAAAGGACTGCGAGAACCTTATACTCGGTTCCGCTGAAGGTCCATTGTCCGGTGCATGGGTCAAACGTTCCACTTCCGCTAGTGAAGTTTCCATCGTAGTTTCCAATGCTTCCCGTAAGAACACCACCAACATTGAGTTCAAGGTTTCCACAAGCATCCAATGATTGACTGACGAATCCACCAGTCCAGACAACCGTGTCAAATGGTTTCTGAGTGCTTGAGAACAGAGCTTGAGCTACGCTTCCAGTGAATAGACCTGCATCAAAGATTGCTTGGAGAATAGATGCAGAAGTTGCAGAAGCCGTGGAGAGGTTCAAAGAACCTGTGAAGTTGAATTTTCCGCTGATGTTTCCTTCAACGGTTGCACCATTATACAAAGTGCTACCGGAAAGAACCAACGTTACGGATTGGCTTACAAAATTGACCGAGCCAGTGTAAGTATGAACCGAAGCACTTGTGTTCTGCCCAGCGGTGGAGAAGGTGAGTCCATCTTGGGAGAGAATTGATTCGGAAGTTACAATGGAGGCGGAATCTGGTGCTCGGAGCCATGTGCCCTTTTCAGCCCAAATGACCCACGGATACTTCTGGTGATAACCAGTAAGAGCACCAACACGGCAAACAGTTACAAATCCTTTTTCTTGGAGGTACTGCTTGGACGTATATGGTCCATAGAGGGTTCCATCGGCGATGCCGAATTTGCTTTCGAGTTCAGCGACACTTCTGACCAGAGTAGGGGAAAATCCCGGACCTTTGGCAAATGGGGCTACAACAACGCCTCCAATGTCAGCAACGCCTTGAGCGATGCCTGAGAGGTCATTTTCACGAGTGAATACACCCGGACTTACAATGCGGTCGTTTGGAGTAAATCTTCCACCTTCTGTGATTGGCATATGCTTTATCCTTCTTTCAAAATGATTGTTCGTCTAATGAAAGTTCGTTTCAGTTATAAATATATGCCAAAAACTCAAGAAGCAAATATTTATAGCGAACTCAAACAACTTTTGGAACTGTGGCAGAAGGAATGAAAGTTCCATCCGCCATATTGAGATTTCCCTCTCCGTACCTCTGCACAATCTTGTCCATTAAACCCTGTTCGAGCTTTTGTAAAGAGGTCCACTCTTCCTTGAGCCGTTTCTCCCGTTCAACGAATTCTGTGACGAGTCGGTCAAGCTCCATTTTCTCAATTTGGAGATTTCCCAACTTATAAATACTTTCCTGAAACTTCGACTGAAGTAATTTTATTTCTGCAAGTTCTTCTGCCGAAATCTTTAATGGTTCGCTCATAACTTTCCTTTGGTTAAAATAAGTCCGCTCTGCGGCGTTCTGGATTCCACGTTTCGTCAATCTCTTCAACGGGATACCCTTGGGGTGCCCATACTTCAAACTCAAGATCGACGTTAATACATACTACCGGAGCACCGACATACCACACTAAAAATTCATGGGGGATAGGTTGGATGTTCATGTGACGACAATATGGTCAAAATATGCAGGATAACCATCTATAAATAGGTTGTTCCTAAGCTCAACGAACACTACATCTGTGCCCGTTGCCGTAAAAACATGTTGCATAATCACCCAGTCCACATTATCATTGGCTGTGATTACGGCATCAGAATTTAATCCAACGTTCGGATTTGCCTTGATTGTCATCGTAGGACGCCAACCCGGATAGTATCTGATTTGTTTTGTTCTAACGGAAATTCTACGTTGTCCCGGCTTAACAACCCATCTAAACTTCCACATGCTTACTTGAGTAAGTTGAAGGACGGGTGTCGCAGGATTACCTTCTGCAAGGGATTTAGTAACACCAAATTGAAGAGACCGAACATAAGAGTCATCTCCCCTTATACTTGTTGGACCACCGATAGACACCCCCTGATTCCAACTACTAATACTCGATGAGATATTCAAAGCACGACGTTCAATTGTGCCTTGATTGTATGCAGCAGTAGTACGATTTGTTTTGGCAATGGGCATATTATGGAACGTTGGTCTCCAACGTGTCACTCGTTTCTATTAAATACATAGCAGCATTCGCCGAACTTGCGACGACTTGGAAGCTTCTATTTTGATAATCCCCAAAGGTTGCTGAACCTGTAAATACTTGCCCATCACTAACACTTTCCGAAGCATGAAGAATGTGATAAAATCCTCTCATTCTACCACGAACAGTACCAAAAGCCGCATCCATCAAGAACAATGGACTTATGTGTAATGAATTGTCACAAGTGTTTAAGAAAGGAACAGAACCAACTAATATGCTATTATTTGCAGACTTATTCAAGTCTCCAAACTTTCCTACAAGAACGCTGCTTGATGTTCCGCCGAAAAAATTTGCCAAAAAATGTCCGGTTACACTGACATTCAATCCAAGAGCAACCGTATTCGTAACATCCATGCGATCATCTGCTACAGCCGATGAACTTGGATTGATTCGCCCAATAATCATACAACGAGACGAATCTACCGAACCACTTCTCAAAGAATAAATATCTCCAAAGAAAAATGCTGACCAACGATTATTTGCAAATGTAGCAGGGTCGGCGGGTTTAGTAAAAAAATAAAGCGATGCACTATCCGCAAAAGCAATCCACGATCTTGCAACGGCAGTAGTAACCGTACTTTTTCTCAGTACAACGGCTCCAGCCGCACCACCAGCACCGGGACCAATAGCAAGAGCTTGATAACTTGGAAATGGATTGCTTCCCGTCACAGCACCATTGGTAATCGCCGACATGTAACTCCATCCAGTCATCAAAGCTTCTGCCCCGGACGCACTTCCAGAACCAGCATCATTGACAAATAAAGAACCAGTGGAACCATTTCCAAGTCGAAATGTTCCATAGCTACTTGTATTAGGAAATGGCTTCGTCCATCCCGCAGCAATTTTGGCTCCGTAACCATTAACCAATACGGCATCAAGCACGGACAACAAAGACCCCGTTTGCCCATTCAATGTCGGGGCACCGGAATCTGTAGATGCATATACTGTGAATCCCATACGTTATTGACTATTTGTTTCTAAGGTATCACTAATTTCCATAGTGAAATTGGCTGTGTTTACAGAACCAGCCACGATTTGAAAAATTTTTCCTGCCGTATCTCCCGAACCAGAAAATGTTTGATAATCATACACACTTGCGGATGCATGAAGAATGTGCCAAAGCCCTCGCATTCTTCCACGGATTGTTCCAGTAGGAGATTCTACAATCCACAGTGGACTTAAATATACGGAATTATCTGCTCCATTTGGATATGGTAAAGACCCCAACAAAACGGAACTGTTGTTTGCCAAAAAGCTGTTGCCATGCTTGCTCATTGCCATACTCGTTCCACTTCCACTAAATCCATGAGCCGCATAATGTCCAAGGAGCGGAGTGACTAATGTGTTTCCTGCCGTAAGAACTTGATCCAAATAATCACTTGTCGCCACTGAACTACTAGAAACATTTCGTCCGATAATCATACACCTAGACGAATCAATTGAGCCGCTCCTCAAGGAATAAATATCTCCAAAGAAAAATGCAGAATATCTGGATGCAAAAGAAACATCTAGGGTTCTGGTGTACAAATACAACGATGCACTATCAGCAAAAGCAATCCATTGTCTTGGAGCCGAAGATGTTATGGAACTTTTTCTTACTGCAATAGCTCCCGCACTTCCCGCCGAACCCAATCCAAGGGAAACCTGAGCATATGTAGGAAAAGCATTGCTTCCAGTAACAGCACCGGCATCCATTGATGTAATAGAATCCCACCCCGTCATCAAAGCTTCACATCCCCCGGCACTTCCAGAACCAGCATCATATACAAACAATGACGCTGTAGTTCCATTCCCCAATTTGTACATTCCATAACTACCTGTATTTCCTAATGGCTTGGTCCATCCCGCACCGGGCTTAGTTCCATATCCAGTCACCAACACAGCGTCAAGAAGAGAAAGCAAAGAACCAGTTAACCCCGTCAGTGTCGGAGCACCAGTGTCAAACCAGTTGTAAATTGTGAATGCCATTTAATTTGTATCGACCGTGTTACTTATTTCAACGACCCAAGATGATAGAACGCCCGCATTGGTAAATGGTCCGGTTTTTATAACCTGAAATACCTTTCCTGCGTATTCATTCGATCCAGTCAAAACTTGACCGTCTGTAAATGAAGTTACGATGTGATTTGTGTGGTATAGACCACGCATTTTTCCTCTTAGATGCCCCGTTCCACCATCCGCCACAAATATAGGAGACAATAACAATCCATTGTCTGCTTGAAGAGGAATGAGTCCTCCCCATTCACATACCGCTTCAGAACTTCCTGCCGGGGTGGTTAACTCCAAAAATAGATTTTTCCCACGGTCTCCTACTTTATTACATGGAGCACTGCCGGGAATTCCATTGAATCCTCGCACCATAAAAAAACATGGCCAAGCCGTAGAAAGTGGTGACATCAGCAAATCACTTGCATCAAATCTATAAATGGAAGAGTTGTTCGTATCTGCCATTCTTCCATGAATCATACATCGGTATGGATCATTGGCTTTGAAAGAGTAAATATCCCCAAACCACATGACATAATAAACTCCATACGTATCTCCCGCTTGAACAAACAAGTAAAAGGTTGAAGAGTCTCCAAACATGGTCCAGTATCTACTCGAAGATTCATTGGTTGCACTCTTTCTCCACCACAAAGATGAAGAAGTAACTCCTCCGTTAGCAATAGATACAAACCCCGGAGTTATCTGGCTTCCTGTAGGAAATTGTCCTCCACCAGTACCCGTTGTTGGAAACACACTACTCGTCAATCCAAGTATGGATTCATATCCACATGCCCATGCTTCCCGTGTTCCGCCATTGATACTACCCGTTGGTGCAGCATCATTGATGTAGAGAATCATTCTCGACCCCGATGGCTGTTGCCAGCACCCCAAACTTCCCGTTGATGCATCATTTGCCAATGGCTTTGTCCATCCCAATGAGCTAGTTCCTCCATATCCATTCACCAGAACTGCATCGAATAAATCTACCAATGACCCGCTTATACCCCTCAATTGTGGAGCACCTGAGTCATATGATGAAAATACTCTGAGTTGTGATGTTGGCATATTTATGAATTCGTTTCAACCGTGTCGCTAATTTCCACTAACCACACAGTCGAATTTACAAATTGTGCGGGACCGCTTTTAATGCAGCGAAATCTTTTTCCGGCATATTCTCCTGTGCCCTCAAATTCCTGTCCATCTGTGAAACTTGCTCCCGGATGACATGCATGGTATAGTCCACGAAGCCTTCCTCTCAAAAGTCCACTTTGTTCTGTAACAAACAAAGGACTTAAAAAAATACTTCCATCCCAATTTGGATATGGAATTATTCCAGCCATTTCATTAGCGGTTTCCGCCCCTCCTAGTACAGTAGCAAGTGATTGTGGTGTATTCTTTCCTTGGTCGCCCACAACGTTAAGAAGACAACTAAATCCACCACCACCGGCGGGTCTTGCCGCAAAAAAATGTGGCCAGCCATTTGAAGTAGGTCTTAATAAAAGATCACCAGCATCAAACCTGTATGAACTAGCATTGTTTTGATTAGCCATCCTTCCTTTGATTATACATTTATGCACATCATCATTTCGCAATGAAAACAAATCGCCAAACCAATAGGTGTAATACACACCAGCCGCATCACCTGTGTTAACGAACAAATAAAAAGTATGTGCATCTCCAAACAAAACCCACGGACGATTTTCAAGGTTAGCATTGGCACTTTTTCTCCACCAAATCGAAGATGATGGCACAGTTCCGTTTGCAGTGGAAACGTAGAGCAAGCTATAGTGAGGGAATACTCCATATCCCGTTCCTGTGGTTGGATAAGTGCTTCCAGTTAATCCTATGATTTTTTCGTAGCCACATGCCCATGCTTCCCGTGTTCCTCCAATAATACTTCCCGTTGGAGCAGCATCATTCACGTAGAGAATCATTCTTGAACCTGATGGTTGTTGCCAACAACCCAAAC